AAGAACTCGGCTGCCAGCCGGTCGCCGCCCATCTCGTCGACGATGATCCCGATCTCCCAACGGACCTGCTCCTGGTGAGCGTCTCGCTCGGCCCTGTTGCGCAGCCATGACGGCAAGCGCTTGGTCAGTTTCGGGCGTCCGTCTGCGTGGGCTCCCGCGTAGAGCCGGTCGCACTTGTCTGGCAGATCGAGGTCGGCCTTGGGCATGGGCACCACGATGGCTACCGGCGTCGAGATCGAGTGCGATGGGTAGGCGACGGACAGTTGCTCAGGCTCATCGATGATGGCCACCGGTTCCGAGGGGCTGCATCCGGCGCATGCCTGCGACACCGCGATGGCCACGAGTAGTCCGACGGCGATCTTCGTGGCAAACCGATCCATGGATGGCGATCCTAACATGGCTGTGCCGAGTGCCTTTCGATGACGGCAAGCAGGGCCTCGCGGGATTCTTCCCTCACGAGCCACGCCGGCAGGCTGCTATTCCAGCTTCGGTTCTCCGCTGGGATCTCGGCTTTGAGATCCGCTTTGAATGCCTCGTCGAACGGGCCGATCACGACCAGCCCTCCCGGCGATCGTCGAGACGGCGTTACTTTCCAGGTCTGGCGCGTGTCCATCGACGCCCCTACCGCTGCCACCCTCGCCATCTTCCCGATAGACGAAGCGCTCAGCCGGCAGTTGTCCGCCACCATGCCGAGCGCCCCGGGTCCATCGGATGATGGTCCGAGGTCAACTTACCAGAGTTCGTCGACTCGAACAGGTGATCACGGGATCGAGAGCACCGCGAAGGCGATCGCCCCGGCGACGAGCACGGCCATGATCGCTGCGGGAAACCGCTCTCTGGTAGAGAGCGGAACCCTTGCGACCGGCGTGGCCAGGATCGCCCACGCGAGAGCCGTGGCGAGCAGGAGCACGAGCGCGCTGACGATCCACTTCATGCTGCGGGAACCGCAGCGGAGCCGGGTGCATTGCCTGCGTGGGAATGCCGGTCCGAACGCTGGGGTCGAGCCCGTCATGCGCCGAGGTCCGCCATGAGGTTCGAGTACGAGTCGTCAACCAAATCAGCCAACGCCCGACCTGATCCAGCCACGATCGCGGCGATGCAGGAACTTGACGGAATCGGGTCCATCGCCGAACTCATGCGTGCCAAGGGCTATCTCTCGGCGGCCGAGGCCCATCGTCTCTCTGGCGATGACCGACCGCCGCGGAGGCGAGCATCATGGTGAGCGACACCTACGTCCACATCCAGGTTGATGACGACTCCGACTTCGCGCGGATCAAGGCCGTGCTCGAGGCCGTTGGCTATACGGTGATCCGCGAGTTCACGGACAGCAAGTCTGCGCTGGCTCGGGCAGTGACTCGGCTCGCGCAGCAGCACGCGCTCACGCCGAACGAGCAGAGCGTGCTCAAGCTCGTGTTCGACGGCGAGGCGAACGACCAGATCAGCAAGACGCTCGGGCTGACCCGCGCGACCGTGAAGTGGCACATGCACAACATCTTCGCCAAGACCGACACGGCGACGCGCGAGGACTTGCTCCGGCTCGCGCTGCGGCTGCCGAGGCCAGCGACTGAGTGACCCAGACAGCCCGGATATCGAAGGCGGAGGCCAGCGCACGACCGCGCCAGCCTCCGAGGATCCGCTAGTCGGAGAGGTCGCCGTCGAACTCGATCGACACCGCGAACGTCGTGGTCGTGCTGTCGGCGTGTTCGACAACGAGCGTGAGTTCGCCTCCGGCCAGCAACTCGAGGCCATCGGTCCGCGGCATTCGGAGACGATCGCCATCGGTCAACCCGAGCCAATCGCAGAGCGCATCGGGCCCGCAGTAGGTGAGTTCACCCATCCCGATGTCGAACCGCTGGTCGTCGTTCCAGGCGGCCGGCACGAGCGAGAGCAGGAACGATGGGGTGATCCGAACACCGACCACGCCGCGCGGGCGCGCCGTCACCTCGATTCCTTCCTCCCAGGCGGAGAGGCCATAGACGATCGGGCCCTCGGGCGCGACGCCGTTGGCATCGCCTTCACCGAGATCCCACGTACAGATCGTCGGCTTCGGGATCGACAGCAAGCCGCCACTTCCGCGCCATCCAGCTTCACAGACGGCGCCCGGCTGGCATTGATCGTCGTCGCCATCGGGACACTTGCATGTCCAGTTGTTGCCCGGGAAGTGCGACCACGGGTCGTCCGCCATCCAGATCTGCACGTGGCCTTCGGCGCAATGCCAGTCCGCGGGGGCGACGTCGTTCGGGTTGCACGTCACGTCGTCGTCGAACTTGGAGAACGGATCCTCGCCCTCGTTTCGCCACGCGCCCATGAGCGCAGGACTCGACGCGCTTTGACACGTCGGCCATGTGTCCTCGCCCGATATCTGGTCAACCCCGCCCTCGAGGTCGCAGGCCACACAGCGGTTGTCCATCCAGTCGAAGGCCGGCGAACCATTCCAGTTCAGGCCACAAGCGTAGTACGGGTACTCGTACTCGCTGTCGAGAAACTGACCGTTGGCTCCGCACGCTGACTCGTCGCGTTCGATTTCAACGAGCCCGCCAGGCGTGGCGATGTTGTCCTTCACGCTCTGCCATGAAATCCCGTCGAACGCGTAGCGGTGATCTTCCGCTGCAACGGTGACCAGGATGCCGGGGTCATCGCCTGACTCGCCCCCTTCATCGGGGCACGGCGACATGTTGCATTGCTGGCAGTTGGCCGCGACCTTGGGATCCTGCTGCAACGGGTTGTTTTGACCGCATGGATCAATCGGGTTGGACAAGAAACACCCGCCGGTGAGGGCGGCTGCGAGGATAGGGACGATGCGTTTTTGCATGCTCGAACTGTGATCGGGTGGCATGCGTGGATCGGCACCCATGCGTGCGGACCGTCACGCTGCCATGATGCCGGGAATGAGCTGATGCCCGGCCCGGTCATCCTCCCGTGATCGAAGACGTCCAAGCTACCCGCGATGACCGTGAGATCCCCCTCGACCGCGCTGGGGTCTCTGGCCTCCGTCACCCGATCACCGTGCTCGACTGGGCCTCGGGCCTGACCCAAGACACCGTTGGCGTGTTCACGGTGTCGGTGTCGCTTCCGTGCGAGCAAAAAGGCACGCACATGAGCCGCTTCGTCGAGGTGCTCAACGATCACCACGGCGAGGTCACCATGCGGACGATCCCGGTGATCCTGCACGATCTGCGCAAGCGGCTGTACGCAAACCGCGTGGCACTCGAAGTGACGTTCCCCTACTTCATGGATCGCATCGCCCCGGTCAGCGGCGCGGCGGCGCTCATGGACTACGAGACCACGTTCACCGGTGCGACGGACGGGACCTGCGATGACTTCGTGCTACGCGTGAAGGTCCCGGTCACGAGCTTGTGCCCGTGCAGCAAGGCCATCTCCGAGCGTGGCGCCCACAATCAGCGCGGCTACATCGCCATCTCGGTCCGCTCGGTCGTCACGCTTCCGCCCGTCAACCCGGCGCTGATCTGGATCGAGGAACTCGTGGAGTACGCCGAGCGATCCGCCTCGGCTCCCGTCTACCCGCTGCTCAAGCGCGTCGACGAGAAGTTCGTCACCGAGCAGGCGTACGACAACCCCGTCTTCGTCGAGGACATGGTGCGCAACACCGCTCGGCGATTGATGGATGATCCGCGCGTTGCCTGGTTCGAGGTCCACGCCGAGAAGATGACCAACTGCTCCGAGTACTGCGCGCGGTGGACTCGGTTCGGCTGCCGTCGACCAGGCTGCATCTGCTCGGCGTCACGAGGCCAGGCAACTACGGCGAGTACGTCGCGCGCGGCGTGGCCTCGATCGACTCGACGTCTTCGCTGCGCCGGTCGTGGATGGATCGCAAGGCCAACTACTTCTACGGCGGCACCAGCTATTGCGCGCTTCGGATCCCACCGGCGAATTCGAAGCGGGTCCACGGGCGCATCGGCTCGGGCGAGATCAACGGCGACTCCGCCCGCGTGCTCGAGGAGGCCGCGCTCGCGGCCGTCGCCGCGTTCGACCGCGAGGAAATGAGCGCCGCCGAGACGCTCGACGTCTTGCTCGCCTACCAGGCCATCCACAGTCCTGACGATGACCGCCGATCCGACTATGCACGCACGCTGAGCGCCAAGCCTTGGGCCCGGTGCAAGTGCCGGATCTGCGCGCGGCTCGGACACCACGTGATCCTGCTCCGGGGTGCCGAGCGCAACCGGCTCCGCGGCTTTCACAACGTAGGCAGGTTCTACGGATCGATGCTGCGCGAGCTGGGCGAGCCGACCCTCGTGCTCGTCGGCTGCGGCGAGGCCAAGCGCAAAGACGCGGGCCCGGCCAAGGACATCTACACCGGCTCGCTCTACCGCGCGCACACCAAGTTCGCAAACCGGTACCGCGCGCCGGTTCGGATTTTGTCCGCATTGCACGGCGTGCTCGATCCCGCCAAGGTGATCGAGCCCTACAACAAGGTCGTGCCGAAGCATGGGCCCGAGCGCAGCGCGTGGGGATCGATGATCACCGAGCAGCTCGCCGAGATCGTCGAGCCCGGCTCCACGGTCGTGGCCCTCGCGGGAGAGCGGTACCTCGGGTGGATTGGCGACGCCACCGGGCTCACGGTCGAGCAGCCGCTCGCGGGGATGACCACCGGCAAGAGGCTCGAGTACGTGGCCGGCCAGCCAGCCGAGGAGGCGCGGCCGGTTCGGTCCGGCGCCCCGATCGCGTGGGACTTCTTTTGGACCACGTACCGCAGCAGCCTGCGCGGTGAAGCGATCGCGGAGTACTGGACCCGTAACCCCAGCCACACGGCTCGGCTCGATCTTCCCAGCGACACCCCACTTCACGAGGCGATCGCAGCCGCGCGCGATGCCGGCCTGTTCGGCAAGGGCTCTCCGCGAACCGGGGTGTTCGAGATCCAGAACGACCTCGGGATCTACTGGGCCCCGGCCGGGTTCCTCAACATCGGGCTCGCACGGCCTGACCGGGTTCGGTTCATCTCCTGGGATGACGCCGAGCAGGCCGAGGGCAGGGGCGAAGATCATCTCTCCAACCCGGGCCTCGGCGTCACGGTGGCGGAGATGGTTGCAGCATGAGTTGGTGCTGGTGCCGATACTGCCAGGCAGGCGTGGTTCCGGGCCCGCTTTGGAAGTGCTCGGAATGCGGCTGCGATCTGGCCGAGACCCACACGGACATCGACGATCTCGAGGTTCCCGATCTCCCTCGAGCGCCGGCCGACTCCGCATCGATCCGCCACCGCCGGACCCAGAATCCGGTTCGACCTTTCGAGCAGCGGCCACGGCCAGCCACGAACGTGAGCTGTGATCTCCGAGTGCCTGGCGCTCGCGAAGCTCACCGATGCGCCTCCGCTGCTCGATCGACTTGTCCTTCGCGCGGATCTGCTCGGTGGATAGAGGCCACCCGATTGCGCGCCGAACTGGCCGGCCTCGCAGGTTCCACCGCCAGAGCCGGAGCAGCCAGCCCAGCCGAACCCATGTCGAACGCGGCCTCCGTTCAACTCGTCTCGCTGCTATCCGCGAAACTCCGCGCCCGTAGCATAACGGTGGGGCGCCTGGACGCCACGGATACCGGCGAAGATCCGCCGGCACCCGCCCCACGCGAGCGGTTGGACTGACGGGAATCTCGGGCTCGCCAGCGAGGTAGGCCAACCATGTCCATCGAAGATGTTCGCACGCGGCTCTCCAGGCGTGCTCCCGAAGACGGCGCGGCCCTGCTCATGCACCACGCCACCAACATGATCCACGAGAGCAGCCGCTTGATCGGTGTCGCGCTTGCCCGCGAATCCGGCCATGTCTTCAACCGTGACCGGGTCTACGAGGCTGGCAGTCGCGAGGCCAAGTTGATGGCGCTGCAGGTCAAGGCCCGAGAGGTCGAGCAGGCTGCCGACGAACTCCAAGGCTTGCTCTCACCACAGGATGACGACTAGCCATGGACACCAAAGACAGCGACGCAGACTCCGCCCTATGCCACCAACGCATCGGTCGTTCCCTCCGGCAGATGGACCAGCGCGACAAACTCGGATGGCTGCTGACCGAGCAGGCCAATGTCGCCGTGCTCCGAAAGGCGTTGCACGATCTCATCCATGATGACTCCGGCCGGATCAGCAACGATGAGCACGCCCGCGCTCTCGCTATCTCGGCGACTCTCCAGCGTGCGACCGATTCGGCCGAGAAGATCGTTGTGTTCGGCGGCACCTTCGACCCACCGCACAACGGTCACATCGCGTCCGTCGATGCCCTTCGCGCTATCGGTCATCGCGTCGTGGTTGTCACGAGCGCCGGCCATGAGGGCAAGCCTGGCAGCGCCGCGACCTATCAATGGCGAAAGCATCTCGCCGGGCTTGCCTTCGGCGACTGCCACGATCCGATCGAGGATCACATTGATGTATCCGATCCGCGACGCGCCTTGCTCGTGCTACGTCGTGTCCGTCAGCAGAACCCACACGCCGAGATCCTCTTCGCCGTCGGGCCCGACATCGACCCAAGGGCTTGGACCGGGTACGAACAGATCATCGGCGACGGCTTCGACTTCCTGGTCGTGCCCGAGTACGGCACTGGATTGCACAGCACGAACGTCCGCGAGCATGTCGCCACCGGCAACTTCGACGCGCTGACGGGCATGGTCCCGCCAGCCGTGGTCGAGGCCATGGCCGCGTTGCACGACCAGCCGTTTGCGCACGTGCCGTCCTTCTCGGTGATCGAGCCGGCTCAGCGCCGCGCCGGCTGGACCGACCATGGGATCGAGTGGCCGTGACCGAGCGCCGCATCTCGCAGATGGCTCCGCTCGAGGCAGCCATACGCCCCGAGGTCACGCCGCGAGCCCAGTACACGGGGTTCCCTGGCATGCTCACCATGCGAGCGGTGGTGAACAACCGCGAGCGCGGCCGCTGGTCCCTCAGCGTCGACACGGCTGCCCCGATCGCCGACTGGCTCGAGTCGACGGGCCATCCTTCCGCTCCAGAATTCCGCGCAGCCTGGCAACGTGCCTCGCTGCTTCCCGTGAACGAAACACCAGCGAGTGCAACATGAACATCATGATCGATGAACCCATCCCTCAAACCACCCGCGACGCCTTCGACCCCTACGCCTTCGTCGGCTGGCTCTACACCTGTGTGACCTGGCAAGACGACGGCCCGCCCGATGAACACGACGGCAGCAGCCCGTGCATCATCGCGCTCGGGGCCACGCAGCTCGGCTGGCGGTTCGATGCCGCCTGCCGCGTTGGCTGGCGCCTGCTCTTGGAGAACGAAGACGCGGGCCAATGGGCTCGGACGTTCCTCCTCCCGCAGTGCAACAAGTTCATCACCGGGTGTCTGCTCGGCGAGACGCGGTCGCGGGCCCTGTGAAGCTCACCCCGCGTCCGTACCAGATCGAGTCGAAGCGATCGGTCTACCGCGCCTTCAAGGAGGGTGCTCGCCGCGTGCTGGTCGTCATGCCCACCGGCACCGGCAAGACCGTGACGTTCGCTTCGATCGTCGCTGACGCGGTGGCGCAGGGGAAGCGCGTGGCCATCCTTGCCCACCGCGAAGAGTTGCTCGACCAGGCCGCCGAAAAGATCGAGACGCTCGCCGGCATCCCCGTGGCGATCGAACAGGGGACGCGGAAACAGGCAGGCGATGACGCGCGGGTCGTCATCGCCTGCGTGTTCTCGTTGATCCGTCGGCTCGATCGGTTCCCAGCGGATCGGTTCGATCTCATCATCATCGACGAAGCCCACCGGTCGCTGGCGAACACGTATCGACAGCTACTTGCACACTTCTCCTCCGCCCGCGTGCTCGGAGTGACCGCGACGCCCAACCGCGGCGATGAACTGGCGCTGGTCCAGGTCTACTCGATCCTCGCATACGAGATGACGCCAGCAGACGCCGTGCTCAACGGCTGGCTCGTGCCGTATCGGACCGTGACGATCGAACTGCAGTCGCTCGATCTCACGACCGTGCGGCGGCGCAACGGAGAATTCCTGGCCGGCGAACTCGGGGCGGCCATGTCCGAGATGCGGGCACTACGAGAGGCGGTTGAGCCCGCGGTCGAACTCGCCGGCCACCTTCGCGCGATCGTGTTCACGTGCACGGTCGCACACATGCACATCGTCGCCGAGACCGTGCGGGCTGTGGCCAACGAGCGCCGCCTGAGTCTGACGGTGGCCACGGTCGATGGGTCGACCGCGAAGGATGAGCGCCGCCAGATCATGGCCGACTACAAGTCCGGCAAGATCCGCTGGCTGATCAACGTCGACATCGCGACCGAGGGCTTTGATGCACCCGAGACCGAGGCCATCATCGACATGCAGCCGAACGAGGCCCGCTCGCGGTTCACCCAAAAGAAAGGCCGCGGCGCTCGACCCCTGCCCGGGGTAGTCGATGGCGTCGATGCAGCCGAGATGGCGGTGCGGCTCGATCTGTTCATGGCCAACGGCCAGATCCCAACGGAGCCGGACCCTTGGCTGGTCGCGGCCATCATCGGGATCCACCGTGGCGACGATGCAGCAGCACGGAGGATGGCGATCATGATGTCGGCCAAGCCCGAGTGCCTCGTGCTCGACTTCACCGACAACTCCGGCAAGTTCGATTTGGCCACCGAGATCGACGCCTTGGGCGGGGACTACGAACTTCCGGTCCAGCGCGAGGCCCAACGACTCCTCGCCGACGGTGGCGCCCGCCACCTGCTCGACGCGCTCGAGCAAGCCCGTGCCGCTCGAGCAGCCAAGATCCGCGAGGCTCGGGCGAGGCAGGGCGACCCCTTCGCCATGTTCGACATTCCGTTCCGTCAGGAGAAGTACGGCCGGCCACCGACGGAGAAGCACCAGCGCATCGTCGCGCCGCTCAAGATCCCGATCGCCGAACTCGGGTGGCGCCAGGCCAACGACCTCTGCAACGAGTTGGCGCGGCGCGAGCACGCCGACCTTTCCATGTACGAGCAAGCCCGGCTTCTTGCGCAGCTCGGCTGCCCGGTCGCGTGGCTTCCAGACATGTCCCGGCGCGAGGCGTCGGAGATGCTGGGTGAACTGGCCAAGGACTACTGGGTCAGGCCCAAGGACTGGCACGGAATACGCGAGCGGTCCCGTCGGTCGGCTGCTGCATGAGCCACAAGCCCGACTACAGCGACCCTCCCTACTTCGGCGAGCCCGACGATGACGAGTTCGAGCCCATCCGCGATGCCGAGATGGAGGCGCTGCAGGCCGACTACCCCGGCGACTTCGTGAGCCGGGTTCGGATCCTGACGCCGTCCGGCAACTGGATCGAGGCCATCGCTCACCACGGCGATGAGGTCGGGACGCTGCTCGCCACACTGTGCTGCGTCACCGGCCCCAAGAACGAACTCGAGCGCGACGCCATGGCCGCCCTCCAGAAAGCGCTCACGTCATGATCGGCATGGGCTCCGTGACGATCCAGATCAACGGCGTGCCGCTGCTGCCCGCTGATCCGAAAGCAAGGCGCGCGGCCATTCAAGCAAGTGCCGAGACGTTCGGCCGCAACACCGTCGCCGCAGGCTTCAACAAGGCCAGCGACATGCCGAGCCCGGCGGCGTACCAACGCGCAGCCGCGGCCGCTGCCACGATGATGGAGCATCAAACCATCCATCTGGACCTGCTCGTGAACCTGATCGCGGAAGCTGTGGACACGCCATGACCACGCGCGAGTACATCTACATCCCGGCGCGCACGCCTGATGAACAGGCCGCCAATCCTCGCTACGATCCGATCTCCATGGAGCGCAAGCCGGATCGTCTCTGGTCATTGGCTGTCGGCCGGCATGATCCCGATGCGGTCATCGACCCCGAGATGCCGCTGATCCACGGCCAGACAGCCTGGGTCGAAGACGTCGGCCACGACTGGCGATGGCGCGATGGCCAGTTGTTCTACCACCCAGGCGGCGAGCGAGATGGCGGGCTCTGGCTTGCTCTCGTCTTCGCGGAGATGCCATGAGCAGGGGATCCAGCGGCTCGTCGTACGGGCACAAGTGCATGCGCCAGCCCATGGATCGGCACGCCTACGTCATCATGTGGGTCACCGATCACAAGCACGTGGGCAGCCGTCTCCGCCATCCTCGCGTGAGTCGACGGTACACCGATGAAGCTGGCGCCCGGCGGTTCTGTGCCAAGTGGGGTTGCAAGCTACCCGCCGGACTCGAGCGGGACGTGAAGGCGTGACGATGGCCAAGCATCTCCAACTTCCCAGCGCTGATCTTCCGCAGTCCGATCGCTATCAGATGCCGGACCCGGACGGTGAACTCGGCGAGGCGTACGAGAGGCTGTACCACCAAGCCTATCTCGACCAGCCGCTCAGCCGCGAAGACGTCAAGGACGTGCTCATGCTCGCCCACGGCTACCTCGATCTCACCACATACGATCTCGGGCAGGAATGCTGCGTCGGGAAGTTGCGAGACATCTGGCGAGCGCGTCGTCGCCGGGCTGCGGAAGGTGCCGGATGACCGTCATGGACGGCGGCGGGCCGAGCGAGCAGCCCTTCGAGCGCGTGCACCTGCCGATCCCGCCAGACTTCACGGGGCCGATCTGCGCCGACTGCAAGAGCGTCCGTGGCTCGGAGCGTGGAGATCGGTACGCGTTCGGTGTGCATCTCTCCCGCTGCCTTGCCCACGCCTACCGCGTGACCCAGCCCGCCCGGCGGTGCACGATCACAGGCGAGATCTATCAAGAGCAGATCGAATACCCGCTGTGTCGCGACCACAACGACCTCGGGCAGTGCGAGAGGTTCGAGCCCAAGCACGGCGTGGGGCTCGTCGCGCTCGAGGAATCTGCTCGAGCGGAGGCCGGCTCCGGCGATCCCTATCGGTCGCTGGTGCCTAGCCGCGGTGGTGACGTCGGACCCGGTGAACTGCGCGGCGGCGGCCCTGGCCCGTTGAAGCTGTTGGCAGGCAGCATCGGCCGCTGGCTCGTCATCTGGGGTTCGTCGTGACCGATCTTCGTCCGGCGCTCTCCGCCAAGCTCAAGATCCTGAGCGAAGGTCCGCAGTGGTTCACGTGGCCTGGCTTCGGTAACGAGACGCTGCAGCGGCTTCGGCTCGAAGCAGTGCCCGAGCAAGCGGCCTTTGATCCGCCCGGCGTGCTCGCCATCATCGTCAGCCGATCCAAGTTCGGGCTCGCCCGCGTCGTCTACAAGGACGGGCTGTGGGCGCACGATGTCCGATGGCTGCACGGCGGTGGCGTGGGCAGCCTTCCGATCTCGGCCTCGCTCCGAATCCACCGGCCGGACGTTCGCGCCGTGGCCACCGAGTCCCGCGACCGTGCTTCACCGGAGACACCCTCATGACCCTCGACGAAACCATCCGCGACTGCGTGCACTTCTACCCCTCGCTGTTCGAGAGCCGCATCTCTGCGCTCGACCATCTCTACTGCGTGCTCGGCAACGGCTACGACTGGCAGGACGGGGTGCTCGTGGAGCGCGGCACCTACAAGCCGTTTGAGCCCATGGTCCGGCTCGAGCACCAACGCCAAGCACGGGAGGAAGAGTTCTCGGATGCGCTCTCTGGTGTTCTCAGCGACTGGTACGTGAAGCGGGCAGCGGTCATCCGACGCGTGCACGAAAACGAGCAGGCGATCGTGACCGGCGCCATGAACTACACCCTCGTGGGCAAGCACGGATTCTACCCGCTGACCGCGATCTCGTGCCCTCGCCATCTGTCCGAGGTTCCCGACGATGTCCAACCCGACTGGCTTGCTGGCGCCGTCGAGGTCGCGGAGCTGATCATCGCGTTCGGCGAGCACTTTGACCGGGCCTTCGTGGTTGGCGAGTTCGAGGATGACACCGATCGGCGGCGAGAAAACGCTCAGGCCAACGCCGCGGTCGCCAAGGTCGTGCTCGCGGATCTGCGCGCCAGGTTCCCGGGATGCTCTGCGCCGCCCGGCCTGGGGCTCGCTGGGCTCACCTGGAATGCCGCGCCGTCCTCCCCGGTCGAGCCCAATCATGGGGTTCATCCACGACACTGACGACCCGTCCTTCAACGGGATCACCGTTGAGTCCCGCTCGAATGCCAAGACCTTCGTGCTCGGGCTCGACCTACTCGATCCCGACGACCCGCTCGACGTCGCCGATCAGCCCGAGACCGTGGCCTTCTCGTTCAACGGCGAGGCCATCCTGGTCGGCAGCGACTCATCCGAGAGCCGCGTCTGGCTCGAGATCAAACTCGACAACATCGACGCGATCCGCAAGGCGCTCGACCTAGCCGAAGAGTACGGGCTCGAGCACGGCTGGCAGCCCGCGTCCCTGCCGAAACTCCCTTGGTACTGGTCCTGGGAATGGGCCAACGGCAAGTGGCAGGCTCGCAGCACGAGCAACGTGCTCGTCGGCTACGACGCAGACGGCCAACTGCTCGCGCTCGATCCCGAAGGTGAGCCCGTCCGCGCGGGTGACATTGTCGATGCGGTGTTCACCGCGAACGGCGGTGCACCATGACCGCCCACAAGGACTACTACGCGCTGCTCGAGGTCGACCGCGAGGCCGACGTGCCCACGATCAAGGCCGCCTATCGCCGCAAGGCCCACGGCCACCATCCCGATCGCGGTGGCAACCCGGCCGACTTCGCTGCCGTTCGAGAAGCGCTCGACGTGCTCACCGATCCAGCCAAGCGAACGCGCTACGACCGGCTCGGAACCGCCGCCCCCGTCCAGATCCGCTCCAAGGACCACGTCTACACAGTCAGCGGTCCGGTCGCTACCGGCGACCTCGCCGAGTTGCTCGCGGCCGACGACGAGACCGGCGCGCCCGTCGTGCTCAAGAGCCTGCGCGATCCTGCGAACGCCGACCTATTCGCCAACGAGGCCGCGCGGCTGGCTCGGCTGACAGTGGTCAATGGCTCCTACTCCCGCTACTTCACGACCTTGCGCGAGTCGTTTCCGGTACGAGACTCCAACCGGGTGCGACGAGATGTCCACGTGTTCGACCGGCTCGACGGATGGTTCACGCTGTTGGCGGTTCAAGCCAAGCAACCGCGCCTGCAGTTCGAGCACGCCGTGTGGATGTTCAACCGCATGCTTGAGGCGCTCGGCCACGCGCACAGCCTCGGCATCGTACACGGCGCCATCGTGCCCGCGCACGTCATGGTCTACGCGACCACCGACGTCGACAGCGAGTGGGACCACGGGCTCAAGTTGCTCGACTGGTGCTACGCCGTCGACGTCGGCAAGCCGATCACCGCGATCGCTCCGGCCTGGCGGGAGTTCTACCCGCCCGAGGTCTTCGCCAAGCGAGCCGCTGGGCACTCGACCGACATCTACATGGCCGTCAAAACGATCATCTACCTGCTCGGTGGTGACGTGAAAACGGACGCGATGCCGAACTCGGTCCCCGGCTACCTCCAAAACTTTCTCCGCGGGTGCACATTGGGCAACCCCGCGTGTCGACCCTCGGACGCGTGGAAACTCCACAGGGATTTCACGGCATTCATGAAGGCCAATTACGGCCCCAGGAAGTACGTCCGATTCACATTGCCCACCAACTGACAGATGAAAGCGAGGCCCCACCATGGGCGGATCACGATGGTCTGAGGACCACTACCAACAGCAAGTCGACAACTCAGTGCGCTCGCACGGGTCGGCGTTCGTTTACCACACGCAAGTCAAGAGCGGCAAAGCAGAGGAGGGCGTCCACGCCGACCTCGATCCGCGCAAGCTCAAGAACGGCCAGCGCGAGGCCCGAGACTCCGACGCGCATCCCAACAGCACGGGGGTCCTGGTGTTCCTCGACGTCACCGGCACCATGGAGGCGGTGGTCAAGCGGATCCACGCGTCGCTGCCGTCGTTCATGGGGCTGCTCACCCGCAAGAACTACCTGGTCGATCCGCAAGTTCTCTTCGGGGCAGTCGGCGACGCGGTCTCCGATAAGGCTCCGCTGCAGGTCGGGCAGTTCGAGAGCGGCGCGGAGATGGAAGGTGACCTCTCGAAGTTCTGGATCGAAGGCCAGGGCGGCGGCCAGTCGATGGAGAGCTATGAACTCGCGGCCTACTTCGGAGCGCGCCACACCGTGCTCGACTGCGTCGAGAAGCGCAGCAAGAAGGGCTACGCGTTCTTCATCGGCGACGAGAAGCCGTGGCCCAAGGTGCACGCCGAGCACATCCGCGAGTGGTTCGGAACCTCCGAGGCCCGCGACATTCCGACGCCGCAGATCTTCAAAGAGCTGCAGGACATGTATCACGTATTCATCGTGCTCCCGATCGGCTCGAGCAATGGCGACCGATTCAAGCGCGAGTGGCAAGCGATCGTCGGACCCGAGAACGTGCTCGTGCTTTCCGAACCAGAAGCCGCGGCCGAATTGATCGCTGCGCAGATCGGCTTGTGCGAGCAAGCCGTCGACATGGGTCAGATGCAACGTGACCTGATCGACATCGGGACTTCGGCCGCACTCGTGCCCGGGGTCATGAGCGCCGTGAGCCAGGTGGCCGCGAGCAACCGTTCGAGCATCGCCCACACCGACGCGTTCGGAGGCGCTGGTTCGGACCGAGTCCAACGCTTGTAGCCGACGCGCGGATCCGAACGAGGCCGGCCGTGGGAATCCACCGCCGGCCTCGCTGTTTCTATGGGTATGACCAACGTGATCATGGTGGCCGGGCTCGGCTTCGGCGACGAAGGCAAAGGCACCGTCGTCGAGGCGCTCGTGGATCGGTGGAAAGCTCCGTTGGTGGTTCGCTTCAACGGTGGCGCGCAATGTGCCCACAACGTCGTGGACATCGACGGCCGACACCACACCTTCGCGCAGTTCGGATGCGGCACCCTGCTTGGGGCGCGGACGTTCCTCTCGCACAAGGTACTGGTCGACCCGCTCGCGCTCGTCAACGAAGCCACGCACCTTCACGAGATCGGTGTACGGGATCCGATGTCGATGCTCACCATCGACCGCGACGCCCCCGTGATCACGCCCTACCACAAGCTCGCCAACCGCAAGCGCGAGCAGGCGCGAGGCGGGCTCATCCACGGGAGTTGCGGCATGGGCATCGGCGAGACCAGGGTTGACGCGACGGAGAACCCAGCCGAGTACCTGCGCGTCGGCGACCTCTTCGATCGTGACCGGCTGCAGCGTGGCCTCGCCCGCGCTCGCGACCGCGTCTGTGCCGAGTTCGGCCCCGACGAGTCCTTCGACTGCGCCATGGAATTCGGCGAGGTCATGTGGCGCATTTGGGCCCTCGCCAACCGCCTGCGAGGACAAGTCGTCGACCGGACCTGGCTCGAGGGTGAACTCGAGCGCAACGACACGACCGTGTTCGAGGGTGCACAGGGCGTGCTCTTGGATCAGTCGTGGGGATTCCAGCCGCACACCACGTGGAGCGACACGACCTTCCGCTGGGCTGACGAGCTGATCGCGGGCACCGACGTCGAGGTCGAGCGCATCGGCGTCACCAGGGCCTACCTCACCCGGCACGGCGCGGGCCCGATGCCCACCGAGCGAGATATGGATCTCGCCGAGCCTCACAACGACGGTGGCTTCGCCGGGCACTTCCGCACGGGTATCCTCGACCTCAACCTGCTCGACTACGCCGTCAAGGTCTGCGATGGGATCGATGCGCTCGCCGTTACGCACCTGGACCGGCGGCCTGCCTGGGACGTGTGTACTTCGTGGGGTGCTCTCGCCGACGCCGTCTTCGGCCGGCACGAGATCGGGATCGCGGCATCCGAGGCCGACCTCTACGCAAGTCAGACGAATCTCACGTGGCTACTCAACAAACTCGACTCGAGGCTGTTCGAGATGGCCACGTTCTCACCGCACGACCTGTGCATGCATTTGGCGCAGGTCGTCAAGGCCAGCGTTTACATCCGCTCGTTCGGCCCAACACGGACGAACAAGGTCTGGGGATAACCGGTCCGCGCAACAACCGTGGAAAGTCAGCCGGATCGTTCGGTCTCGCAGCACCCGGATCTTGTAGACGAGCGCGCTCGCGATCGAGTACGTTGACGATCCGAAGATGAGCAGGCCCACAAAAGGGCCGAGCCCCAACACCGCGACAGGCAAGAAGCGGGGGAGGGGCTCAGAGCGGGAGAGGAGCCCGCCGACATGAGCGAAGATACCCACACAAGCGATCCACGTCAACCCGCCATAGTTGCGCCGCATCAACTCGATCTGCGGTTGAGCGAGCGGAGGTCGCCGTGACCCATGTGACAGACGTCGACTGGTTCAATATCAAGGCCGCGGCGTGGATTTACCGGCTGCCAGAGTCACGGAAGGGCCTATGCGCCGGGTGCAAGGTCATCATCCAAATCCTCTGGAACCGAGTCAACGGTTCGGTGGAGTCCGACACTACGCACGCCCAGTCCCCGTGGGTCTCCGTGGAGACGCTTGCCGAGCAATGCGGGGCCAAGCCGGACACCGTTCAGGCGAGGCTCGACAAGCTGACGGCTCTCGGTTGGATCCGTAGGCACAAGGGTCGGCGCCTGCTCGCGTGGGGGCGTCCGTTCCCCAAGCCAGAGGCCAGTCCGGGCCTGGCGGATTCACCAGAGGCAGCCAGTGTCAGCGAGACCGGGCCAGGATTCGAGTCCTCCACAAGTGAAGCCGGGCGCCGGGATTCGAGTCCTCCCGCGCCGGGATTCGAGTCCTCCCGCGCCGGGATTCGAGTCCTCCCGCGCCGGGATTCGAGTCCCGAGGATCAACCCAATAACCAAGCCATTGAACCAAGCCAAGACCAACCCAAGGTCGATGAGACTCTCGCCCCAGCGAGTAGGCCGAGTCTGCTGACGGACACTGCGCCACCCGCGAGGCGTCGGCGCAAGCGCGTCGACTCCACGCAAGAGTCTCTGCCCATACCCGGCACCGAACCGCCGGAGCAGGTCAAGGCCGACCAGGCCCAGCTTGTGGCGGATCGCCTGTGGTCTCGGCAGGCCGAGACCCGCGCGGCCCTCAAGATGCCGGTGACCGGTACGAAGTCGGTGCTCGATGCCAACCGCCGAGGGAAAATCAACACGCGGATCGCCGACTACGGTCTCGACGCCTGTTATCGTGTGATCGAGGTCGATGCTTCGGATTGCTTGAAGCAGGGTCGCGGTGGGTCGTCTTGGGGATACTGGAATCTCGACACCCCATTCAGGAACGCGACAAATTTTGAACAGCGGCTCAACCGCTGGCGAGATGACGGAAAGCACGTCCCGTGGGGTGCACCATCGCGACGAGACCAGTCTTGGTCGCAGGGCTCCGGGATCGGCTCCCGCGAAGCACACCGAGCCCAGCGCGAGAAGTTGGAGCGCGAGGCCACCGAGCGGGGCGAGACCATCCCGGACGAGGTCGGCTACTGCGACAACGACGATGACTGCAGCAACGATGAGCGCATGGAGGCGGTCCACCAATGACCAGCACAACGGCTACGGCCGCAGCCCTGCTCACGCTCACCAAGCACAAGCGTGAGCGCGCGGCCGGTCATGTTGCGAGCTTCAAGCGGATCCAGTCGCAGCTCGGAGACGACGTCGCTGCTTGGGCCTACGCGGACAAGGGCATCGGGCCCGGCTTGCGGGCCCCGTGTGCGACCGCGACTGAGTTGGCGAAATGGGATCCCAGCGCGGGCGATTGGTGCCGAGTGATCAGCGGCTCGCAGGGGACGGGAAAAAGCGTCACGGCTGCTCGGTATGTCGCAGAGCACGGCGGGATGATGGTCAGTGCCGTGTCGGCTGACGCATGGGGATTCGGCGGAGGTCGACCCCTACTCGCCGCGATGGAAGCACCGTGGCTGCTGATCGACGACCTCGGAGAGAGCAAGACCCGGCCGGGAGACGGGAACCTCGGCACGTTGATTGCCGAGCGCTACGCCAAACGATCTCGCTGCTACCTGGTGATCACGACCGTACTGACCCCGGAGCAGATCGAGCAGCGCTACGGCGAGAACGTCTCGTCGAGGTTGCGGCCTCACATCATTCAATTGTTCGCACGAGAGACGGCCGACCGGCGAGGCACTACACCGCCAGTGCTCACGGGGTTCAACCGGGAGATGGAGATCGCATGGTACGGCGAGCGAGTCGAATACGCTGCTGCAGGCGTGCTCGAACTCGGCGCAGCGACCGAGGCAATCACCCGACTGGCCGAGGTCACCGGGGTCGATCTCGCCGGGGAGAAGATGAACGCCGCCTTGGCTGGCGAGGCGGAGCGTCAAGAGACGCTCGCCCGGCTCGGCTCGGCGACGATCGCAGCGCTCGGGGCACCCGTGCTTCGGCTTGTGCCGCCACATGATCCACGCGGCGATGATCTGCTGGAGTGGATCGACTCGCTCGATTCGGGGGCCACCAAGTGAATCTGACGACGTCATCCGAACGAGCACTCATTGGCGGCACGCTGGACCGCGGCGCTGTCGAACTGTCATTGGTACGCAGCGAGGTCAAGCCGGACATGTTCTCGTGCGATCCGGTTCGCGCCGTGCTCGAGGCTGCATGCGCCGTAGTGGACGGTGGCCGCGAGCTGACGATCGTCGAAGTCGCCTCGGCGCTCGAGCAGGCGGGGAGCCTCGATGCGGTTGGTGGGCTGCGCGGGCTCGACGAACTTCGGAGCGAAGCCCGACCGATCGGCGAACGGGAGGCACTACTGCGTCACGTTCGAGATGCCGCGCAACTTCGCAAGGTCGGGGCCAAGGCGGCCAAACTCGGTGCTGCTGCTGCGCATCCGCTGGCGATCGCAAATCCAAGTCGGTACTTCGCCGCGATCACGGCGATGTCCAACGAAGTCCAGGGCTCGATCAGCACTGGGACCGCGAGCGCGGCTCAGGGTTGCCGGGCTTCGATGGAAGCCCTTCTCGCGCGAGGCAAGCGGGTCAGCGCATCGCCGACGGGTGTCTCCGCCTTGGATCGACTTCTCAATCCTGGGATCAAGCGCAAGAAGACGTACTTGGTCGCAGCCCGACCAGGCTGCGGCAAGTCTGCGCTCGCTGTTCAGGCCATCGGCGTCGGTGCGAGTGCTGGCCACCCGCAACTGTTCTTCTCGTGCGAGATGCCGCTGTCCGACGTCTTCGATCGCATCGTGGTCCAGCGGACGCGGATCGACTCGGAGCGCTACGAAGTGGGGACCGGCGCGAACGGGCTCAGCGAAGCCGAGTTTCGGCTGGTGATCTCGGAGATGGACCGCGTCTCGCAGTTGCCGATCTGGACGATCGACGACGAATCCGAACTCGGGTCGATGTTGGCCAAGAGCAAGGTCTGGCTGGATACGGTGGCCTGGCCCTGGATCGAGCAGCACCGAGGCGAACCCGGGCCCGACGGCCGGGAGATGGATCTCGTGCCCGTGGTCGGTATCGACTACTTCCAACGGTGCTGGCTCGACGGCAAGTGGGGCACGACCGAGGAGATGTTCGCTACCATGTCCAAGCGGATCGCCAACTTCGCGCGCAAGGAGAACTGCGCGATGAAGGTCATGGTCCAGGCCAACAAGGATAACGTGAAGGAGAACCGACCGCCCCGCGCCTCCGACATGAAGTACTGCGACGCGCTCGCGGCCGACGCCGACGTGGTGATCCTGCTGCATCGCAACCTCGGAGCGGACACGAGCGACCCCAGCGAGACCGCGATCGACGAGCGCGGCCGGTCCGTCGAGGAGCCGGCGATGATCATCGTGGACAAGCACCGAGGCGGCCGGGTCGGTGTTGCGTGGGCGACATGGCACGGTCCAACGGTCCGGTTCTCCGACCGCGAGCACGAGGGCCCGTGGGTCCCGAAGGCCGTGGCGGCCGGGAAGCCAGGCCGCCGATGAGCCCGGGAATGCCGGACCAGGCTGCGAGGTCAGGGGTCCGAAGCCTACCCATGGACCTGTCCAAGTATCCGATCGAGACTCGCGCACGAGCTGCGCTTCGGATCACCGCGGACCTGTACGCCAAGGCGCAGGCCGGGCCGAGCGAGACCCCAAAGTACGAGGCCCGGCGCATTGCGTTCTTGAAGGTTCGCCCTGCCGTCGTGCTGACGGCCGAGCGAGCCATCTTCCGGGCGTCCAGCGAAGCCCTCCTCGCCGCTGCCGAGTCCGCGAACGGCCAGGCGCCCGACGAAGCCGATCCGAGGCAAGCCCTCATCGACGCCCTGCTCCGCATCGCCAAGGTCCAGGACGATGAGTTCGCAGCCGAGTGCGCAGCCGTCGACGAAGGCGAGTTGGCCGTCCAACGGTTGCTCGAGCACGCCATCTCCAAGCTGAGCAGCAAGCCGGAGCGCAGGCCCGGTATCCGCCTGACCTCGGCCCCGTGCGACCACGGACTTGTCCAAGGGCGCATGCGATTCGACTCGTGTGCCGATGGACCCGACCCGTGCCTCGCCGCCGTTCGCTTGGTCGAAGCCGAAGTGCGAGCAGGGCTCAGCGGACCCAGGGCGCCATTGCCCGTACCTCGTGATACTCCAGAGACCGAAACCCTCGCCAAAGACATCCTCTCACACGACGAGCCCCACCATGAGCAGCCAACAAGCTACCGCCAACAACGTGATCAGCATGCCCACCCCTGACCCCCGAGACACCCATGTCCGCGCCTTCGCTGGCATGCGTGCTCTCTACATGATCAAAGAGAAGCTCATCGCCGCTCAGGCTGTGGCCAAGGCGGACTGGAAAGAGAAGAAGTCGGCCGCGACCAAGGAGTACCGCGAGCCGATCCGAGACCAGTTCGACGCGATCGTGGGCGTGAACATCGACCTGTCCGGCAAGGACAAGGGCACGCAGACGATGAAAACGAACTACGCGGAAGCGTTCATCGTGGTTGTCCGCGGTGTGAAAAATTACGACAACGTGAAGTCCGATGCCGATGCGGACAAAAAAGCACGCAAGGATCGCATCGACGCGATGGAGATGGCGATCAAGGAATGCGTCAGCGCGGCGACCGTGAATCCCAACCAGGGCAGCCTCTTTCCGCCTACCGGCGGCTCCGTCGATGGGCTGGCGTGGGCGAGCGCGGCGACCCGCGCCGCGATGTTCACGTCGCTCAAGGAACTCGATCGAGACAAGGTCACGCTCGATTGCTTCCAAGAGAGCCTCTTGCTCGATCTCGGCGGCGCGGGGATCGAGGAACTCGACCTCGGGCTGGATGCGTCCACGGCGGTCGAAGCCGATGGCGTCGAAGCCGAGCCACCCACGGAAGGTGAGGGCGCCAGCGATGATGACCTTGGGTTCGACTAGGTCGCGGTGGCCAGTCTACGCGGCCGTGTCCGGTTTCGTGGCGTTCATCCTTTCGCTCATCGTGAGGCTGATCGGATGACCGCCGCGATGACATGGCTCGAGATCACGGCCGCGGTATTCGAGGGGCTACTGCTTCCAGCCGAGCACGCGGATCCCTGGAAACTCGACCGCGTCAGCCCCGGGATCGAGGCAGCCGCGTTGCTGATCTGCGCGATCGGTCGCTGCGAGGCACACACCGGACTGCGCCCCAACCAGGTCACCACGTCGGTCCAGCCGACGTTCGTGGCCAGGTACCTCGGGGCCGATGACCGAAGCGCGGTGCTTGAGTCGTGGCCAGGCGAGGATGATCCCGCCGAGGTCGTGCTTGGGCTTTCATCCGAGACAGCAAACGAGGCGCGCACACTGGCGCGCGATGCCGCGACCGACGACGCGCCGTTCTTGCGCATGGCTGAGTTTCTACGAGGGGAGCCATGACAGATCACGACGAGCAGGCCGACCTCGGCCAAGCGGTCGCCGATGTCGATCGGCGGCTCCGCGTGTCGTGGCCATCGTCATACACGGCCAGCGGGCTCCTCTCGCACCTCCGGGGTGAGCTTCGCGAGATCGAGCAAGCCGTGCTCGATGCAGACGGCCGGCCGAGCATGAACGGTGAGGTCGTCGAGGAGTGCGGCGACGCGATGTTGCTGCTCGGGCGGCTGGCGATGATGTACGGCGCCAAGTCTGCACTCGAGCCCCTGGCCCTTGCGGTGCGCAAGACATGCCGGCGACTCGAGCACTTCGAGCAGTTGGTCAGGTCATCCCCACCTGCAGAGGCTTGGCGTGTGGCGAAGATATTAGCGAGGCGCAAATGAGCGTGGGGCCGACGGGCAATAAGGGTCAATCCATGTTATACTCGTTATGTTGATTCGGACGTACAAATACCCGCTGAGGCCAACTGCTGCCCAGCGGGCAGGGTTCGAGCGGTGGCTCGGCCAGAGCTGCGAACTCTACAATGCCGCGCTGGAGCAGCGTATTACTGGGTACCGACGTACGGGCAAGAGCGTCACATACAACGACCAAACGAGGCAACTGACCGAGTTGCGCAACGCTGAGCCGGAGTTCGGAGCGTTGCCGGTCCGGGTCCAACGCTCGGCCCTGCGTCGGCTCGACAAAGCATTTCAGGCGTTCTTTGGTCGAGTGAAGTCCAAGGCATCGAAGGCAGGCTTCCCACGTTTTCGGGCGCGGGCGCGCTACGACACATTTGGCATAGGCCGGGTGGGGCCCCGGCTGGACCAGGCCGATTCGAGCACCGGCCACCTACGTGTGGCCGCTCTTGGCCTGGTCCGGTTTCGCATGCGCCACGAAATGATCGGAGACGTCCGAGACGTCACGATCACGAAAGACAGCCGGGGTCGGTGGTTCGTGTGCTTCGCCTGCGATGTGGGCGAAGCGCCGCCGAAACGAACGGTGACCACCGCGGTGGGCATCGACCTCGGGCTGTCGTCGTTCGCTACGCTCACCGACGGGTCCGAGATCGCAAACCCACGCCACACCCGGACCGCCGCCGAGTCGCTGGCTCGTGCGCAACGCGTACTCTCGCGCAAGTCGAGGGGCAGCCGCTCGCGGGCGAAAGCGAAGGCTGCGGTCGCCCGCGTGCACGAGCGCATCCGCAACGCGCGACGCGACTTCCACTACAAGACGGCGCGAGCGCTGGTCGAACGCTACGACCTCATCGCGCATGAAGATCTGTCGATCGCCAGGAACATCGAGTCCATCCACAACCACTCGGCCTTCGCCCAGGTTACGTGGTCGCGCGAGCACGGCTTCGTGGGGACCAGGCCATGAAGAACTCGGCTGCCAGCCGGTCGCCGCCCATCTCGTCGACGATGATCCCGATCTCCCAACGGACCTGCTCCTGGTGAGCGTCTCGCTCGGCCCTGTTGCGCAGCCATGACGGCAAGCGCTTGGTCAAGTTCTTCCTGCCCGATAGCCGCGACTCGGTCGACACCACGTTCGACTTCACCAAGGAGACCCGCTCGCCGGACCGGATCCCGCGCGATGAACTCTACATCCACGAGATGCTCGACCGATCCGTGGATGGGCTGCTCGTCTCCTACGCGGGGCTCCGCGATGGCAGGTACTCGGCCGCGGCTCGACGTCGGTTCATGCGTGAAGGCGCCCGTGGGTTCTTCCGCGCGGCTCCGTGGATGAGTTTCATGGGGGACCCCGGCGCGTTCTCCTACATCAAGGAGTCCGAGCCCCCGGTCACCGTCTCCGAGGTCGCCGAATTCTACGGGTCCGTGGGGATCGATCTCGGCATGGCCGTCGACCACATCGTGAGCGGGTACTCCGACGAGCTGTTCGAGGATCCCGATCCCGAGCAGCAGCGACGCTATGATCTGACGCTCGCGCTCGCCAGCGACTTTCTCGCGGCCGCGAAGCCCCACGCGTTCGAGCCCGTCGGCGTCGTCCAGGGTTGGAGCCCTGCCTCCTACGCTCGCGCCGCTGCCGAACTCCAGCGCATGGGCTACGGCTACCTCGCGCTCGGCGGCCTGGTCAGGCTCAATGGTTCATGGAAACCTGGCAAAGAGCATCCACGACGTGGGTTGGGCTCAGTTCATCACGATCCTGCACTGCAAAGCGGAAGAAGCTGGCGTGCATGTGGTCGCGGTGGACCCCAGGAATACCACGCGTGAGTGCTCGAACTGTGGTGCGATCGTCCCCAAAGGACTGGGCGATCGCATCCATTCCTGTGACTGCGGCCTGACGTTGGGGCGCGATCACAACGCTGCAATTAATGTCCTTGCCCGTGGCTTACGGGCGGTACCCGGCGGTGACGTCGGACCAGGGCCGCATCTGCGGCAGAGCCCGTGAGTCGCATGATCCCGATCGGCGTTGAGATCCCAGCCGAGCAACTCCCCAACCTCGTGTTCGTGCGGGTGCTCGAGCAGTGGGAGGGCGAGCTACTCGGCACCCTGCGCGAGCCCACGACCGGCGCGGTGTGGCTGCGCAGTTGGGTCTCGTGCGACGCGACCGCGCATCGCTGGCTTTACTGGCGGGTCACCCCATCGTCGCTGGTCGAGTACCTGGACATGCGGCTGACGTTCCTCGCGCTGATCAAGTCGGCCGTGGGGGCGATGTACCTACGCGACGTCGAGGATGGGGCCGTGCACCGGACGGCGACAGTCGAGTTCGACGAGCTTCCGGGAGGGTACCTGCCCAAGCCTGAGTGCTTGCCCGGCCCCATCCTGACGGACTGGCCAGCCGAGTAGAGCGGGCTGCTGAAATGCAACCCGCGGATGGTCGGTAGGTGGGAGCATGAGCAACGAGATCCAGGAGCGTGTCGACACGTGGCTGCTCGAGCGCGAGCAAGCCAACTGGTTCGCCCTTCCCGAGCGTAGCGTGAGGCGATCGGTTTTGCGGAAGCTGTGGCGCGATGTCTCCGCGCAGCATGGGGCTGAGTCCTTGCCCGCTGCCGGCGTGCTGCTCGGGCTCGCACGTGAAGCATGCCGCCGCGACGTCTTCGCCGAACACCACGGCGACGGCATCTGGCGCGTGCACCAGGCTCACCGCGAGTACGTGCTCGGCATGGGCCGAACCGAGATCGCGGCGCTCGTGAGTTGCTTGGAGCTGTCCGACCCATGACCGATCCAGCCAATGCCTACCACGCGTATATGCGGGGCTGGTCCGCGGGCGCGAGCATGAAGGCCATGGACCCGGCGTTCACGAAGCACAGCCAAGCGTACATGCGGGAGAACTACGAGGCCGGCTACAAGGATGGTCGTGTCGCTCGATCCGCGGCGTCGGAATCCGCAAGCGAGACGACCGGTTACAAGCCATCGATTCTCCGTGTCTGCGAGGGCGACTCGTCATGAGGCGCCTCGCCGACCTCGCAGCAGCCTTGCTGATCGCCAGCGCGCTCACGCAGCTCGCTGTCGCGCACATGATCTACAGGGCGATCGAACGCCCAGCACCAGGACTTGATTGATGGACACCACCCAAGCCGAACGACGTCAACAGCTACGAGACCAACAGCGAGTTCGCAAGGAGCAGGTGGCACAAGCCATCGCCCAAGGCAAGATCGACTCGGCCTTGGAGGATCTTGTCGGGCTCCGCGAGAAGACGACCCGCGCAGAGCAGAGGCTCGACCGCGCCGTGCTCGCCAAGGTCGCCGCCGCGAAGGACGGGATCCAGGCCAACACGCTGCCGATGGAGTCGCTCGACCGGCTTGGCGAACAATTGGAGATCATCGACGGCGGGCTCGTGCGCGTTCGCAAGCAAGCGCCGGCCGAGACGGAGGCAGCCGAGTGAACGCCGTCGCCACGCTCGGCACGGCCGACCAGATCGCAGACCTCGAACAACGGTTCGGGGATCTCGGCTTCCCCGGGCTCGACCTCTCCAGCATCGAACCCGGCGAAGCGCGGCTCGTGCCATGGACCGCCGAGGAGTACTTCGCGGACACCCTGTGCACGTCGCGATCGCAACTGGACATCTTGCGAGTGCGAGGCCCACAAGCCTATGCGAACCGCCACGCCGCCGGCGATCGATCCACACCCGCCAAGCGGCTGGGCCGACTGCTCCACATGCGCGTGCTCGAGCCCCAGAGGTGGGCATCGCTGCTCGCACCGCCGAGGCCGTACCTGCCCATGGGTCCCACCCGTCCTGCACACGCCTATGGCAAGGCCAAGAAAGGTACGCCCGCCAAGATCGCGTTCGACCAGTGGAAGGCCGAAGACGAAGCGTGGAAGGCCGAGTGCGCCGAGCTGATGGCCGAGTGGGAGGGCAGCATCGGCCCCGACTCGATCATCATGACCGACGGCGAGGCCGCCAAGGTCGAGGGCATGGCGACCGCGATCGAAGGCCACGACTTCGCCCGCGGCATCCTCCACGAATTCCCCGACGGCGTGAACGAACAGGCGATCGTGTGGCGGCACCCCGGAACGGGTGTGCTGATCCGTGTACTCGCCGATCGACTGGTCCCCTACGCCGATATCCGCGATCGGCCGTGCTGGTTCGTACCCGATCTCAAAACGACCAATGACCCGAGCGAAGACGCCTTCATGCGCTCGATCGTCAAGTTCGGGTACCACCGCCAAGGGGCCCTCTACCACGACGCCGTGCAGGCGCTGTACCCCGGCGAGATCGTGACCTTCGTGTTCGTGGCGGTCCGCAACGAGCCCGACTACGAGGCGGCCACCTACCATCTCGGCATCGACGAACTCGCGTGCGGGCGCCGGCAGTACGAGAACACGCTACGAGAATTGGTGAGTCGGAAGGAATCCGGCAACTGGCGCGCCGGTTGGCAGAACGGGTTGCGCATGATGACGCTGCCCTCCTACGAGTACGAAAAGCCATGAGTGAATCCATCGCAACCCAACAGCACCAACATCCACCGACCCCACTCGAGACCTTCAAGCTCGAGATCAAGGGGCTGAGCAAACTCGTGCAGGCGCTGCTCAAGGCCGACGACGCAGGCCGCGGGCGCTGGCTCGCGGAGGTGTTCGCGGCCGTGCGAGCGAACCCGAAGTTGCTGCAGGCCGACCGGCCCTCGCTCCTGGACTCGATCATCCAAGCGGCATCGCTGGGGCTGAGCGTCAACCCTCTCCTCGGCGAAGCGTGGCTCATCCCACGCAAGAAGAACTTCAAGGACCGGAACGACCAGTGGCAGTCGCTCGTGCTGGTCAGCAACCAGACGGGCAAGAACGGCCTGATCAAGATGGGCTGGCGGTCCAAAATGCTCGACGCCATCCACACCGACACGGTCTACGACGGCGAGATGTTCGACTACGAATCTGGGTCGAACCCCTACGTCAAGCACCGGCCGGACGTGTACGGGAAACTCCGAACCGGACTCACCAAAGACATCATCGCTGCCTATGCCTCCGTCTATGTGATCGGATCCACACGGCCAATCATCAAGGTTCTCGGGGCCGAGGAGTTGTACCGGATCGCGGCGATGTCCGGCAATCCGAACGACAACGAATGGTCCGACGTGTGGACCGACCACTTCGCCGAAATGGCAGAGGGCGCAGCGCTCAAGCGCGTGTGCAAGAAGCTGCCGCGCTCCGACGAGCTTCGCGACATGCACCTGTCCGTCGAGCGCGAGACGATGATCGACGTGGGCAAGGAGCCGCCACAGAGCGAGTACACGGAGCAGATTGCCGCCGCGATAGAGGCATCTGCCGCTCAACTGGTCCCCGAACCCGAGCAAGATGGCCAGTCGCCTGCAGCGAGCGCAAGGCCAAGGCCACAACCTCGCCGAACCGAGCCCACGCCACCGCCCGCACAGGAGTAGCCTGCGCCGATGAAGCGAACGGAGCTGAAACGAAAGACCGCGCTGCGATCGACAAAGCCGATCGCTCGCGGTCGCGCCAAGGCGCTCGACCGCACCGTGATGCCGGAGCCAAAGCCTCGGACTCGGGTGAAGCCGAAGAACGACGAGCGCCGAGCAATCGCATACGCTCGAAACTACGGAGGTCCTGATGGCCGGCACGCCGACGTTATCCGATCGATGCCGTGTGCGTGCACCGGTCGGTCTCCACTCCCCGAGCACGACTGCTGGGGCCGGACCGTGGCGGCTCACGAGGATCCACGCGGCATGGGCGGGCGCAACGGAGGCTGGGCCGACCTCGTGAATCTCTGCCACCGTCACCATCTCGAGGCTGGCGAGCGCCGGACCAGCGAGCGCGACGTGTTCAAGGCCCGCTACAAGATCGATCTGCGGCAGCTCGCCGACGACCTCGCCAAGCGGTACATGCCGGATCTCATCACCGCTTGGGCCGCGCTCTCGCTCGGCGGCTACGATCTAGACGCCCTGCTTGGCTGGATCCACCGACGGATGCAGCGCGAGGTCGAGCACCGCGCCTACGTCCGCAAGGCACATTCGACTGCGCGAAGGACCGAGGAAAGCTGCGGAGCCGCACCCGGACGGTTTGGCTGCGTGTGGGATGGCTTGCCCGATCTCGACCGCGGCGCCCTCTCATGGGCTGTCTTTGGCGACCTCGGCGTGCCGTACACGAGCGGGCCCGGTCATCTTGCGTGGGAACTCTGCGAGGCGGCTGGATGGCCATCATGATCAGCGCCGACGTGGTCGAGGAGTACGCCGAGCGCTGGGCTCAGGCGGACAACCCCACGACCGCCGCCGAGCATGGGCTCGGTTCTGGTGCCGCGAAGCTGACCGATCAGCAGCGCGAGTGGCTGTTTCGATGGGCGCGCCATTGGGCTCGAAACCCGCCGGATCCAGGCCGACCGCAAGCCTGCGACCGGGTCGATCTCGCAGCCGCGTTTGGGCTGGCTGTCGGCTTCACGTGCGGCCGCGGTGTGGCGATCATCCCGGCGATCCGGTTGCTCAAGGCGGCGCTCGGTGGGAAGTGGCCTCGGGAATGACGGCGCCTGCACCAGGGTCTTGCGGGAGAATGGCCCCTCCATCGGACGCCCAAACCCGCATGCTCACCTCCACGGCCGACATCGCGCTGTGGATCAGCCGAGACGCTGCCAGGTCAGCCGGCTTGCTCGCGGACTGGGAAGCCGTGGCGGCTCAACCTGGCGCACAAGGGCTGTTCCTGCGAGCGTCGTACAGCGATGCCCGCGGAGAGAGCCGAGAGGCGCTGCAGCGATTCGGCGACAGCGTTGTGACCAAGGTCTGCGGCGGCATCAACGGCTTCGCTTGGCCCTCGGGAGCGAGCCTCGAGTTCGAGCACTTCGATACGCGCGACACGTTCGGCGGGCTGACCTGGTCCTGGATCGGGATCGCCGAGTGCCAGCAGCTCGACTGGGCCGACGTTCTGTTCATGTGGACGAAGCTCCGCTCGAACCTCGAAGTCAGGCCGTTCGGTGCACCACGGTTCCTCCTCACGGGAACCGAGGCACCACGAGGTCTGAACGGCCCGCTGATCGAGGCGCTCGCCCGCGCCGGTACACCTGAGACCGGCTACCTCGGTCGTAGCGAAGGCAATCAGTTCACCGCCAAAAACATCTTCGCCGCGACCCGAGAGGCTGCGGCGGAGATGGCCGGAGTCCAGCCAGAGAACGTCCTGTCCTTCGACCTGGTCGTGAGTCCATGATCATCTCGATCGATGGCGGCGATAACACGGCCGCGGCGATCTTCTCGTGGCCGAACCCAGCGGTGACATCGATCAAGGAGCCGACCCCAGCGATCGCCGATGCGCTGCTCGGCTGGTGCCAAGACGCCGCGGCGGCTCGAGGCGAAACGCTTACCCTCGTGGTCGAAGATCAGTACGCGAAGATCCGATGGGCGATGATCGGCGGAAAGATGCAGCCGACGATCGATCTGCCCGCGCTGCTGAGCGTCGCTCGCTCGACTGAGATCTGGGTGGTGCTCGCCGGGCTGCGCGGGATTCCGTGGGTCCGCGTGCTCGCGTCCAAGTGGCAGGGGAAGATGCTGCCGGGCAAGAAAGCGCTCGGCACCAAGGCCGCAGCCCGTGAGGCATTCGCCGAGATCTGGCCGACGGTCTGGCGGTTCGAGGGCCTACCGACACCCGACAAGCTCAAAGAAGTGAAGGCCACCCGCGTCAACGAGCACATTCGCGACGCATCGCTGCAGGGGCGTTGGTTTTTTCTGTTCGGGGATCAGCCGTGAGCGTGGATACCCATCGCATCGCCGAGCGGCTCTCGCAGGCCGCTGTGCTCTCCACTCGCCGCGGAAACGCAGTGCAGGCGCGGCGGCTCTACGCTCAGGCCGCCGAGTACGAAGCCGTGGCGCTGGCCACCGTCGACGGTGAGCAAAAGCCACGCACCCACAGCATCCTCGCTGTCAGCCTGGTCGCGCTGCTGTACAAAGCCGGCGCGCTCGAGCGGGCCGAGCAACGCGCGGGGCTGCTCTTGGATGACCCGCATGTGACCGACTGGGGCCGCGGACAACTGCTCGATCTCCTCGCTGCCATTGCCAACGAACGCGACCATGAAGACTCCGATGCTCTCCTTTGAAACACGGGTTCGCATCCACAAGGCGCTGGACGTTTTCAGCTCCGAAGCTGACGAGAGCCTCGATCTCGTTCGCGGCCTCGGGATCCAGAACAAGGCCGTCACCACGATCGCTGGGATGACGGCGGTCGCAGCGATGGCCTCGCGCCTGCTCATGCGCAGGATCACGCCGCACGACGGGGTGCTGAGCGTTGGGAACCGGACCCTCATCCGCCTCGCGCATGCGGTCTTTCAACCCCCGCGCTGCGGCTGGAATCGATGCGGGGACACATGGGCATGGTTCGACGGTCGGCCCGAAGGTGATGTGCTGCCCTCGACGGAGGGGCAGATAAGCATCTTCGGCGGAGACGCGACTCTATGGGAGTGCGTCCGGCGGGAGTTCACGCGCAGCATCCCCTATGCCGTGATGGCCGAGACCGGCAACGATGCCCTGAACGTGGTCGCCGATCGGGCCGTGAACGTCCGGCCGCTGACCTCATCGGAGCGCCCGATCGCGGAGCGGGTCCATCGCTACATCAACACGGGCACGCCGCTCGGGATGCTTCTCTACGGGCCACAGGGCAGCGCCAAGACGACGCTCGCCTGCTCGCTCGCGGCCGAGTGCACCGGAAGCTACTTTCGGTTGAGCGCGATGTTCCTGGGGCGCGACGTCACCAACGCGCTCGTCAGCCTCCGCCCGAGCGCTGTGATCATCGACGACATTGACCGTGTCGACGACGCGATGATGCTCGAGACCCTCGACGCTCTCTCAGCCGCCAATGTCCTAGTGATCTGCACGAGCAACACAGCGCCAGACAATCGGCACGGCGAGGGCGCTGAGGAGTTGATGGACGCAGCCCTCGTGCGGAGCGGCCGGCTGGACATTCACATACACGTCAGCGGACTCGATCCCGACTCGCACGCGGACATCTGTCGCGCCGTCAAGCTCACCGCCGATCTCGGGCCCCGCGGGTCCGAACTATTGGCCTCGGACCTGGTCTGCCTCGGCCGCCGGCAACGAGCTGGCGATCTCCCCGAGCCGCACGCCGCCGTGGAGGACCTGCTCCAGCGACGGACAAACACGGTCCATCGTCTGCGCTCGCGGACCCTGTCGGCAACGAAGGTGGTTTCAAGTGGCGCTTGATCTCCGAGACGGCACCGAACTCGTGTTGCGGGTCAAGCAGAGCCCCAAGGGGAAGGGCTTCACGCTCGCGGTCGAGAAGCAGATCGGCACCCGGACGAAGGTGGTCGGGGAGCGGGCTGCGACCAGCGAGGAGGAGTTGTGGCTGCAGATTGCCCGATGGGCAGACCAGAAACTCGCGCAGCTCGGGCTCGAGAAGATAGCGAAATAGCCGCGGGAATCCGGCGTGGCCGGGCGCAGTCGTGACAACGATGATGCTGGTCGAAGACAACCTACCCAACGTACCGACCCTGGCTGACCTCGGAGCCGACGCCACACCGACTGCGCTCGCGCTCGGGTTCCTGGACCTGATCACGGCTGGCGAAGCGAAGCCACCGTACAAGCCAGGGAGCCCGCTGTGGCAACGGACGTGGATCCCGATCATGGGCGAGGCCGACGAACTCCTGTTCGTCCAAGAGCCGCGACCAGGTGAGACCGAGGAACTGGCGATGGCTCGGGCAATCGCATGGTGCGAGTCGGTCGGGGTGGCCTACACGATCGCCTGCAAGATCTGGCCGGGGCATCCCGCCGTAGCAGCCGTAGCAGGAATCGCCGCGCCCTGACGGCGGTCGTTCGAGATAGGAGACTCTGACCATGAGCAGCACAGCCACCAACGAAGACACCCCATTGTCCACGGCCGAGCGCCAGTTGATCACCATCATCGCCATCCGCGATCGGACGCTTCACAAACTCGGCGTCGGCCCCGACGAGCACATGGACTCGAGCCGCCCGATCGAGGCTGCGGTCGCACAACGACGTGGCTTCGCCGAACACTCGGTGGTCCGGCTGGATGCAGCGCTCGCGATCGCCACCGCGATCCAGGCATATCTCGACGAGCCCACGACCACGACGTTCGGCCGGGTCGCTTGGGCCTACGAGGTATTCAGCGGGATGACGGATGATGCTGACGGCCATGCGCCCGAGGTCCTACATTGATGGCCGCCCGGGTTTCCATGGCAGGCTCCGAAGAACTGACGCTGTTCGATCGGCTGCTCTACGAAGTGCTGCCGGCGCTCTTGCATGAGCACGTGTGCCGGAAACAGGCGCTCTCGCTGCAGACCCTCCTCATCGACAAGCGAGCAGAGGCCGAGGAGATCATCGACGAACTCGACAACTGCGCAGAGGCGGCGTGCGACTTCATCCTCACCAGCGACGGTGAGATCGACGAAGCCGCGGCCGAGCAAGCCGAGCGGGTGGGAACGATGGCACGCCATCTCGCGCAGCATCTCGCTCGCCTCGAGTTGGCGCCGAAGTCCGCCTATCGGCACCTTGCCCGAGCTGCTCAGATCGCAGCCGGCTTCGCCCGATACGCGGATGACAGCGGGGTCCTGCATTGACCGCCGGGGATACCGTCCCGTCCCGACTGGACGTGTTCGCCGATGGTCTCCACTTCGTCGTGGCGTGGGATGACGAAGGGTACCCTGGGCTCCGTCTGGGCGAACGCTGGAAGCGCGGCGTTGACCACACGGCAGCCTCCGAAGCTGCTCGCGAGCTGAATATCCACGTCTTCCATGCACGCGGCACCCTGCGCTTCGGCACCATCTCTGACGCGCGCAAGGCCCTGCGAGCTGCCCGTGCGGCCATCCGAGCATTGAAGCCGGCCAAGCCTCCGCGGCGGAAGAAGACGCCTGCCTGGCCATCGTGGGCGATCCAGGCGAAGTCCGCGGGATGGAAGCCGCCGAAGGGATGGAGGCCATGAGTCTCGACTTGTTCGCCGGCCTCCATCGCGGGGCGGCGGCCGACACGGATGGCCGTGCCGTCTTCTCTCCGTGCGGCCTCTACCGCTACGAGATCGAGCGCCACTACCCGACTGGCACCCGCACCGCCATGGGCATGATGCTCAATCCCAGCTACGCCGACGCCAAGAAGAACGACCCAACCATGGGCAAGGTCGCGGGCTTCTCGTCGCGCCTCGACATCTGCCGCTGGATCCAGACCAACCTCTCCGCCTTCATCTCGACCGACGCGAATGGCCTGCGCGCTGCGGCCGACCCGATCGGGCCCAAGAACGACCAGCACATTGTCGGGGCTGCGCTCGAGGCCGACATCATCGTGGTCGGATGGGGCGGCAGCGTCACCAACCTGCCCGACTACAAGGCCAGGATCGAACGCGTGCTCGTGCTGCTGCGATCGACCGGCAAGCCGATCCTGTGCTGGGGCAGGACCGCCGCCGGGCACCCTCGCCACCCCTTGATGCTGCGATACTCGACCCCGTTGGAGGCGTTCACGTGAGCAGCCTGATCAACACGGCCGTCATGATGAGCGGTGCATGCGGCACCAGCATCGGCGCTGCCCAAGGTGGCGCGCGGATCGTTTGGGCAGCCAATCACATGCCCCGGTGCATGGAGATGCACGAGGACAACTTCCCGTTCCCCGACTGCGAGAACGTCTGCCAGGATCTTCACCTGTTCAACCACGCGAAGATGCCCTTGCATGACCTGCTCCTGGCCTCGCCGGTGTGCCGAGTGAACTCGCCAGCATCCCGGCCTGCTCGAGCGAAGGCGGCCGAGTCGGCGAAGGCCAAGGATCCAGCCAAGCGCCGGCAAGGTGCACCGCTGGCCTCCTCGCACAACTCCATGGGAGCGCTCCCGTGGGCGGTCATGGACGCGCTCGAGGTCAACCGGCCGAGGTACTTCGTGATCGAGAACGTGTGGGAGTGGGCCTCGGAGTGGCCGCTCTATGATCTGTTCCTCCGCATGCTCCGACGGCTGGGCTACAAGATCACGCAGCAAGTGCTCGACGCCGCTGACTTTGGCCTCGGCGATGGGCGATCGGTTCCGCAACACCGCGAGCGCCTGTTCGTGATCGGCACGCTCGCTCGCAAGCCGATCCGGGTTCGAGCCCCGAAGCGCCCGGCAGCGTGGAAGCCCACGCCGATCCTGAACTTCATCGACTGGGACGACGGCGAGTGGATGCCGTTCTCGCAGGCCGGCGGCGACAAGTTCCGTGAGCAGCTCAGGCGTGCGCATCGCGAGTTCAAGGGCGGTCCAGCGTTCGTCAACACCGTCGAGCACCGCCCGATCTACGACGCCACGACCGAGCCGCTGCGCACGATGACGACGCAGGACCAGTACCGCTGGGTCCGCCGAGGGCGATTCAAGTACCCGACGGCCCGCGAGGGCTTCAACCTCATGGGGTTCCCGCGCAGCTTCAAGATCCCCCCGAACATCGAGCGCCACCGCACGATCGCGTGGGCGATGGCGGGTGACGCCGTGAGCCCGCCGGTGATGCGTGTGATCGTCGAGACCATCCGAGATTCCGAGTAGGAGAGCAGCATGAGCACAACCATCGAATGGACAGACCGCTGCGACAACCCGATGACGGGGTGCTCGAAGAAATCAGAGGGCTGCGAGCATTGCTACGCGATCAGTGTCGCCGGCCGGCAGATGTCACCGCAACATGTCGGTCTCGTCAAAAAGCTACAGGTCATCGACAAGAACGGCGAGCCCGTCCTCGACGGGCGTGGCCGCCCGAAAATGCGCAAGCAGAACTGGACCGGTGAGATCCGCCAGGTGCCGCGAGTACTTGCGAAGCGGATACCGCGACGGAAGGATCGGCGCACTCGGGTATTCGTGAACTCGATGTCGGACTGGTTCCACGAGAACCTGATCCGCACCGAGACCGGCCGGCGATACGTCGCGCTCTGCTTCGCCTGGATGCTCGACCAGCCGCACGTCGACTTCCAACTGCTGACCAAGCGACCCGAGGGCTTGAAGGATTGGATCGTGTGGCTGTTCGCCCAAGCGCGCGACCTGGCGACCGTCTATCGGAGGCACAGCAGCGGGCCAACCCTGGGTCCCATCGGCGATGTACTCGTTGACGTCATGTGGTGGTCAGACGTGCCCGAGCTGCGCGAGGTAGCCCGTCGCTGGCTCGAGGGCGAAGCACCCGTAGCGATCATCGACTCGAAGAGGCAGGTCACATGGCCGCCCAAGCACGTGTTCTTCGGAGCAACCTGCGAGAACCAGCAGCGCGCCGACGAGCGGATGCCGATCATGGAGGCCCTGCGCGTCGTTGGTGGTGTTGGCCGCGTGTTCGTGAGCCAGGAGCCCGCGCTCGGACCCGTCGACTACTCCCGATGGCTCGATCGCATCGACCATTGCCGATCCTGTGGAGCCGAGCACGAAGCGCAAGAGGAAGACGTATGTCCTGAGTGCAAGCAACCAGGCACGCTGGTCAGCACATGGGGTGAGACCCAGGCCGAGCGCCTGCGCAACGGCCAGCGATACGAGAACGGTGGTCCTCACCCTGGCGAGGATGGTCCGCCGATCGACTGGCTGATCTATGGAGGCGAGTCGGGCTCCGGCGCAAGGCCATCTCATCCGGGATGGGCACGGCTCGCTCGAGATCAAGCCGTCGCAGCGGGTGTGCCATTCCTGTTCAAGCAGTGGGGCGAGTGGGCCGAAGTCGCGAGTGATGACGCATCGTGGACGCGCATGGTCAGCCTCTCTGGAAAGGTCTACGCGCGCGGTGACGAGATGCCGATCGGTGATGTCGCTTCGATGGGCTTCATGCGGAAGTTCGGCAAGGGCAAGACCGGCCGCGAACTCGACGGTCGAACCTGGGACGAATTCCCCGAGGTAAAAGCATGAGCGAACGACAAGACGACCCCATCCATCCCGCCCACTACGGCGGCCACGACAACCTCTACGAAGCGATCAAAGTGATCGAAGCGTGGGACCTCGGCTTCTCGCTCGGCAACGCGGTGAAGTACATCTCGCGCGCCGGCAAGAAGCCCGGCGAAGATGAAGCCAGGGATCTTCGCAAGGCTGTCTGGTATCTCGAACGACGCATCCTCCAAATCGAAGGCCCGAAATGAATCGCCAACTAGCCAAGATCATCCTCGACTCGATCAGCCCCGCGCTCGTACGTCTGACCACGTTGGAGGTTCAGATCCCACGGATCGTGCTCGCCGAGTGGAATACTCACCGCGTGCTCAGCCGCAACAGCGCGAGCAGCCGCGCCATCCCGATCGAGAAGATGATCGCCCGCGTGCGCGAGGACCCCTACATCCCCGAGGAGTGGGGGCGAAACGGCCGAGGCATGCAGGCCCACGGGGTGCTCGACGCCAACGCGGCCGGTGCGAGCTTGGGGGAGTGGCTGCTCGCCCGCGATCAGATGGTCGAGCGAGCCGAGGCGATGTTGAAGCACGGCGGCCACAAGCAGATCATCAACCGGCTGCTCGAGCCGTTCGCGTGGCACACGATCATCGTGACCGCCACCGAGTGGGACAACTTCGATCACCTTCGCCGCAACGCGGCCGCTCATCCTGCGATCCAAGCTGTGGCCGCGGCGATGTACGCCGAGATGCAGGCGAGCACACCGGGGCTTTTGCGCGAATGGGAATGGCACACGCCGTACATCGACCCCGAGCGCGATGCGGGCATGTCCGACGTGGAGCGCATCCGGGTCTCGTGTGCTCGGTGCGCTCGGGTCAGCTACCTGACGCACGACGGGCTCCGCGACGTTGGTGCCGACCTCGACCTCTATTGGAAGTTGCTCGACCCCGGACACATGAGCCCGTTCGAGCATGCCGCCCGCCCGCTGACGCAGCAGGATGTGGCCAATCGCCTGCTCTCGTACTCGGGCGTGAAGGACATCGACGCGTCCGAGATCGACGTGACCCAGCACTTCGCGGGCAACTTCCGCGGCTGGCACCAGCACCGTAAGGACATCCCGGGCGAGGCCGACATCATCGGGTATCGGCAGGCGGCGGGCTCTTGATCGTCGGCACCGTCCAGCGGTGGAAGGATCAGCGCGGCAGCTACCGCCCAGCCGGCGAGCCGATCAACACCCGGGCGTTCGAGGTCTGTGCGATCGACACGGACAACGAGGCCAAGGCGTTCGTCCAGCGGCACCACTACAGCGGGAGCTATCCGGCTGCACGCGAACGGTTCGGGCTCTACGGCCGCGGTGGACTGGTCGGCGTGGCTGTGTTCTCGGTGCCGGCCAACCCGCGTGCCCTCGACCCAGCACCAGGGGACAACGACAGCCGCGTCGAACTCGGGCGCTTCGTCCTGCTCGACGACGTCGCGGCGAACGGCGAGTCCTGGTTCCTGGCCCGATGCATGGAGCAGCTCCGGCTTGCGGGCTACACCGGGCTCGTCAGCTTCTCGGACCCCGTGCCGCGTGTTGCTGCGAACGGCGAGGTCGTGTTCTGCGGTCACCTGGGGACCATCTACCAGGCCACCAACGGCATCTACCTGGGTCGGAGCAAGGCCGGCAAGCCTCGGGTGTTGCCGGATGGCTCGGTGTTCCACGCCCGCGCGATCGCCAAGATCCGCAAGCGAGACCAGGGCTGGCGGTACGCGGCTCGCCTGCTCGAGCAGCACGGTGCCGAACTGCTCACGGACGATGAGGATCCCGTGGCGTGGCTCGAGCGGTGGCTGCCCGCGCTCACCCGCCGGATGACCCACGGCGGGAATCTCAAGTACGCGTGGGACCTGCAGCGACGCGGGACCAAGCGCCGGCTGCCCGCATCCCTACCGTACCCGAAGATCACCCAGGGCGGTTTGTTGGCCGCGTAGCGAGGCCGGAGGAATGACCCGAGCGACACATAGGTAGCCAGGCCGTGGACGAGCCGACAACGATCAAGCCGCTCAAGGTCAAGCCCGATCTCTCCGATCCCGAGATCCGAGAGTTCTGGAAAGCCGTGTTCCTCTCGTCGTGGGAGATGCCGAACAGCGGGTACGGCACCTCGGTGAGCGTGGCCGATGACGCCGTCCGCGACCTGGTCGCGCGCGTGCAGCCACCGTCGAACGGGTTCCGCGAGATCGTCGAGCGGCCATCGACCACACGGCCACAGGGCTCGCCGGGCTGGGACGCACGGGCGCCGGAGGATGACGACTTCGAGCAGGCCGCCGCGCGCTTCGCTGCCGACCTCGCAACGTATCGAGGCGCGCTGGGTCGCGATGCGGTTCGCTCGCTCGCCCTGCCCGGGTGGGAGCACTTCGGCCTGCAGCTCGACTGGCTCGACACGATGTTCGGGAAGCCTGAGCAGATGGCCGATCTCAGGGCGATGGCGCGCGAACTCGCCACCGCATCCGTGCTTGCCGATCTCGAATCCCTGCCCACGCTCATCGCCGAAATGTTCAGGTTACAAGGCAAGAGGCTGCTGGCCGCACATCGAATGGCCAGCCCCGAGCAGACGTCCTCACCCGAGCAAGCGCCCGAGATCAACGCCGAACCAACGCCAATCGAACCACTGCTCGTCACCTTCAACGTCGACCCGGATCGCTCCAAGCCTGGTCCGATCGATCCGGCCAAGCACCCAGACCACCAACGGGTCTCGCTCGCCACCGCGCCAGCAAACGGCATGGTGAAGATCGGGAGGCTCCGCACGAGCCACATCCTGTTCGCCAATGAGTTCGTCGCTCGCATGCACGCCATGATCGAGCTGAGTTCCGAAGGCTGGCACCTGATCGATCTTGGGACAGAACGCACCACCGTCAACGGCATTGAGGTCACCCGCAACGCGCTTGTGAAGGTCGGCGACGTTCTCGGCTTCGGACCGTGCACGCTGACGCTCGACCCCTGAAACCATGCCGACCGGGACACCATTCACGATGAAGTGCCCAGCCTGCCGGCGCGGCGCGTTCGGGCATGCATCGCCGGACCTCGGCGTGCGCAAGACCGGCCGTGTCGAGAAGCAGGTCACGCGATCGAAGCACCGCGGCACGGGTGGCGGTGGATGCTCGTTCCGAGGACACCGCGGCGAGGTCGAATGCCTGGACTGCGGGCACCGCTGGTACTCGACGCACCCCGACAGCGGGCGAGTGTCTGCCTCCAAAATCAACCTGGATGGCACGCCGTGCTCGTGAAGATCGGCAGGCGCAACGTCGACGTGCTCGACTCCGGCTGCGCGAAGCGTGAGTGTTTTGCGCTCGGGTTCGACAAGGGGTCCTTCTCAGTCGGCCGCGGCTACACCAGCTATCACACCGACGCGAAGGGCCGCCGGGTCGAGAAGCCCGTGTGCGGCACGAGGCACTACCGCGGGTGCCCGAGCAACAGCGTGTGCTCGGTGTGCCGCGCTGCGAGCGTCGAGCAACCAGGCGGCGACTGCCGTTACAAGAGCTGCGCGGGCAAACTCGTCGAACGCACGATCGTAGGGACACCATGATCACTCGCCTCCGCATTACCGACCCCAAGCGCACGCCATGCGAATGGTGGCCAACCGTCGCAACGCTGACCCCGCTCGAGCAGATCGAGTTCTCGCCGGGGTTGACCGTCATTTGGGGGCCGAATGGCTGCGGCAAGTCGACGATCTTGCGCGCGCTCGCTCGGCTGACGCACTGCGAACAGGCTGGCGTTCCCACCGTGACGGGGGACTCTCTCCGTGCGTTGAAGGGGTGCACCGGCGTCGAGATCGAGACCGACGGCAAGCCGGTGCACTTCTTCGATCCGGGGATGCGTGCTGGGCTCGTAGGCGGAATGGCCGGTTTCGATTACGACTTCTTCGATCTGTCTCTGCAGAGCATGGCCAGGGACAGGGTGTCGTCGGGGCAGAGTTCAACGGCCGAGTTCAATCGGATCCTGGCGTCGGCGGCCAAGACCTCGACGGTCGCCAGCAAGATCGGAAGCCAAGTACCACCGCCCGAATTCGTGCGAGGGCTGCAGCCAACGCCGGGGATCGACGCGGGCCTGCCTACGCTGCTGTTCGACGAGCCCGATCGGTCGCTGTCGATCACGAAAGCGGCCGACCTGTGGCACCTGCTGGCGCAGCAAAAGAAGTTCCAGATCATTGCGGCGTCCCACTCGATCAGCGCGCTCGGGCTTGGCCCTGCCGTGATGTACATCGACCTGGTGACAGGGTACCTCGCCGAGTGCATCGAAGAGGTTCGGCTTGTCGGCGGGCGGCTGAGCGCGGAGTCGAACACCCGATGATCCTCACCGAACCATCGAAGCACCAGATCGTCTACATCGATTGCCCGTGGCCGCGCACGCCGTGCGGCACCGCCAAGACCCCGTACAACACGATGACGTGGGCCGAGTTACGCGCGTTCGATCTCGGCGCGTGGCTGGCCGACGATGCCCTCGTGTTCGCCTGGGTGACCGGACCGACGCACTTGAAGGAGTGCGCCGTGCTCTCGCATTGGTGCGAGCAGTTCGGCTTGTACGAGGCAGGCGTGCCATACATCTGGGTCAAGACACGCAAGGACGGCGTCACCCCGATCGGCGCGAGCGGCCCCCGGCCGAAGCTGGTCAAGCAACTCGGCGAGTTCGTGATCGCGTTGACCACCCGCAAGCGTGGTCGCGTGTTCCCGCTGTTGACCGAGGCGCAGGTCCAGTGGGTGGAAGACGGCACGATGCCCACCGAGGAGGTCTATGCACCGAAGCCGCCGCGTGGGTCGCATTCGCGCAAGCCGGCGATCGTACGCGACAAGATCGTCGAACTGGTCGGAGACCGATCGCGTGTCGAGATCTTCGCGCGCGATGAGCATCCCGGATGGAACGCCATGGGGGATGAGCTGATCGCAGCGTGACGCCGCAACGGCGAACGCGTAGACTTCTCGCATGGGGCTCGGCTGCTCGTTCTCAGTTCTGGTGTCGCACGACCACGGAGGTTGGCCACACCGGCATTGGGAGCGCAGCGACGGCACGCTGTCTCGAGCATTCGGTGTGAGCCGCCAGCCCCCTGTTGATCTGCGACCAGGCCAACGCGTTCTCCGAATCGTCCCGGCCAGCCCGCCGAATCACAGCAGCCGGCCGGTGGCCTGAATGGTTGGCGGAACCCAAGCTGGCTGCGTCTACGATCCGAGGCCGTGTTCGTACGCGGACTGCCGCAAGCGCGTGCGCATGCCGACTGGGATCTGCGAGGGCTGCGGTGCTCGATTTCTCCGGCCCCAGCCTGGGCCCCAAGAACAGTTCCTCGAGTGCGAGGCCGACATCGTCCTCTTCGGCGGTGGGATTGGAAGTGGCAAGTCGATGGCGCTCCTGCTCGACGCGGGCTGCTACCAAGATCGACCTGGCTGGGTCGGAGCAATCTTCCGCCACAACCACAAGGACTTGAAGGGCTCGCCGGGCGTCTTCGCCAAGGCGCGGAAGATGTATGGCGACTCGACCGAGCGCAGGTCTGGTCGATCTCGGAAGCAACTCAACAAGAACGAGCAGGTCCGGTTCCGCGAATCGTCTCCGCTCGATCTCCGTTGGCCGGGCGGCGCGACGCTCGAGTTCCGCCATCTCGACGAAGAGAACTACCTCGACTACCAGGGCCTCGAGTACGCGTGGATCGGGCTCGAGGAGGCGACGCACTACGAGTGGCATTGGGTCCGGTACCTGATCACGCGGCTCCGCACGGACTCAGGTGTTCGGACCCTCGTGCGCATGACATGCAACCCGGACCGGAACCACTGGCTGCGCGCGTGGGTGGACTGGTACCTGCTCCCGAACGGCTACCCGGACCGATCGAAGTCCGGCGTGATCCGGTACCTGGCGATCAAGGCGGGCACCGACGAGATCATTTGGGCGGGCACGCGTGAGGAGTGTGCGACGTTGGCCGGTCGCGAGCCCGAGGAGGTCATGTCCTTCTCGTACATCGCTGCCCTGTTCGACGACAACGTGATCCTGAAAGCGCTGGATCCCGGGTACGTCGCCAAGCAGGCGATGGCCGGAGCGGTCGATGAGGAACGCCTCCGTCACGGCAACTGGAATGCCAGCCACGACATCGGCGGGATGCTTCGCCGGGATCGTTGGGGTGGGGCCGAAGGGCAGCTCCGAAAGCCGCTCGCGCAGATCGTCAAATGGATCCGCCCGTGGGACAAGGCCGCCAGCAAACCGAGCGATGCCTATCCAAACCCGGACTTCACCGCGGGCCCGCTCATGGGCTGGGACGTGCACGGCCGCTTCTACATCGCCGGGCTCGCTGCCTGCCGCGACGACGCACCCGAGGTCACGACGCTGCAGCAGCGGACGGCAACGCTCGACGGCAAGCAGGTCACGCAGTGCGCCAAGCTCGGACCGAGCGACACCGGGAAAGCTGACCTCCTGACGAGCAAGAAGTCGCTCGCCATGGGAGGCGGTCCCGTCGTCGTCGCCAAGGATCGAGCGAGCAAGCCCGTCCGTGTCCAGCCCATGGCCGACGCTCTCGCGTGGGGGATGCGAGGCGACGTGGCAGCCGCGTCGGCCGACGACCCCGGGCAGTGGCTACCTCGTGGCTGGATCCTCAACCCGGATCCAGAGACCGCGGCCGAACTCGGGATCCCGCACTGCGCCGACTGGTTCAATCAGCCCTACAAGGACAGCGTGAACGAGACAGGCAAAGGCAAGGGGTCGCCGCCCGCAACACTGGGAGATCTGTTCTGGTCGCAGACCGAGCCGTTCTTCGATCCCAAAGAGAAGAAGAAAGACGACATCCCAGACGCGATGGGCGATGGCTACTCCAAGTTGGCCGCGCCCCCACCGAAGCAACAGGAGAGCCCGCTCGAGCGGTGGCAGCGGTTCACCAAGGGCGACTAGTCCTTGATGTCCAGCAGCTTGCGTGTGAAGGCGTGAAGTTCGGTCACCACGAGACGACGGCATCGCATCTCAGCGACGTGGACATCGGGGTCGCTGACGTTCGGCGTCACGCTGATCACACCGCGAAAGTGTCGGCACGCGTTGACGAGCGATTCCACGTCGTCATCTCGCATGTCGTGGTCGAGCACCAGGGTGAGGCTGTGGATCCTGTCGGTCATGCGGCCTCCTCATCTGCGAGTTTGCTCAGCCGTTCGATGATGGTCCTGAACACCCGGCCGATCTCGAACTGCGCGAGCGGCCGGCTCGAATGCCACTCCAGCAAGACACGCCCATCCTGGCCGGAGCCGACATCTGTCAACGACGCCGTCCACTGACCACGGCGCCCGAGGGTCTTACCGGTCACGTGCAGGACATCTGCGGTGGCCGATGTCAGCCCGATCGGATCCTTGGCGTCGGGGCATTTTACCAGTAGTTGGATGGCGACGCGGCCCCACTCGGAGGCCGTCAACGCCACGGACTCGGGCTCATCGTCTTCGCCGGGTTGGTCGTCATCCTCGGGCTCAGCCGGGAGCACCCGGAACGTGTAGCCTTCCTTCTCGGCGACGAGCACAACCCGCTGACCATCCTCGGTGGTGAGCAGGTCGATCGGTGGTGGGGTCGGCTTCGAGCGGGCCATGCGAGCACGACCAGGCTGCCGGCCGTCTCATTCCTGGATCATCCTCGGTAGTCTTCTCGGGCACGAACGACCGGCCAATAATCGGGCCGAAACAATGGCACGCGATCCCAATGCTGGACCGGACATGCACAACTCGCAGCGAGCAGTTCCCACCTGCCGCCACGTAGCCTGCGCCACGTCTTGAGATCGGAGAGTAAACAATCGAGTAGGAACACCTGGTTCACCTTCGGACCGCGAGGAGAATCACGACAACGATCGAGGAACCGGCAAAGGCGTGCTCGATCGGCTCGCTCCACGTGAGATCGAACCCGGGTAGCATCAACCTGCTCGGAGCCCCCGAGGGCAGGATGGCGACGAGCCGCGAGCCCAACCCACGATCATCGCGCATCCAAACGGGGTCAAGAGGTAACGACGCCAGCATCTCCGCGGCGTACTGGACGTGCGCCTCCCACTGAGCGCGATCGAAGGGCGGGTTCATGACCACGACCGTCGGCTCGACCTTGATGCGCGACACCTTCAAGAAGTCGTCTTCGATGACCGCGAAGCCCTTGGAGCGCAGCACGGTGCAATGCAGCGCGCTGACTTCGATGCAGGTCGTCTGCCCGCGCGGCAGCAGCTCGGCGATCGCACCTTGGCCAGCGCTGGGCTCGAGCACGATGTCATCGGGGCCGATGCCGGCAAGCTCAACCATGCGCGCCGCGAGGCTTGGCGGGGTTGGGTAATACTGGTGCGCCTTCGTATCTGGCACGCACCCAGACGCCACGATTTCACGCAGCGCATCCCCAGGGTTGTAGTCGAACTTGAAGGCCCCAAGGTGCGGCCCACGGGCGTGGACCGGGATGCCTCCGATCGACGCGATGACCTGGTCGACCTCGGCGCGGACGTGCTTGTCCAAGTCGGACCAGCCGTAGCCGAACGTCCAATTCCCACGCTGCCCGCTCCGCTCGATCCCATCGAGCACTTGGAGCACGGCGAAGGGCAGGGGTCGCGTCACGAGTTGGACCGTGTGCTTGACCTTGGCGTGGCCTCGCTTCGGCCGCGTGCACTGCGACTCCGGGATCGCACCGGGATGCAGGTAGGCCAGCACGGCATTCAACCGCCACGCGATCTCGTCGTGGATGCGTACGTGCATCGTGCCGCACTTGTGGCCCTTGACCTCGATCGCTCCGCCGTCGACCGTGACCCACTCGCCGCGCCTGTACTGCCGGGCGTAGTCGATCAGACGGCTGGTCAACTGGCGCACGGTGTGGCCGCCTTCGCCGACGTCATCTCGACCCATGAACCTGGCGACCACGACCCGCAGATCGGTGAGGGTTCCGATGCGCGACTGCGAACTGAACCCGAAGCTATCAAAGACGTAGTTGAGGATCAGCTTGCTGCGGAAACCGCTCGGCAGGTTCGTCTTGTGCGCGGGCGAGAGCGCTTCAAAGATGCCGTCAACGCGCTCGGCGAAGAACGTGTGGCGCGACCCGAGTAGGTCGGCGAACGTGCCCTGGATCGTCTCCTCGGTGAAGTCCGGGATGCGAACCCACACGGTCTTGGGCTCGAGGTCGTCTTCGTCATCTTCGTCGCGAGAAGTCGGGATCACCGGCTCCTTCGTGCCGCGCTCGCTGATCATGTTGTGCCACGCTGTCCGCCGCTTCTGCGGCATCGTGTCCAAGATGTCGCTGGATTGCATGAGGCGCGACCAGTAGTCGGCGTTCAAGGCATCGATCGCGCCATCCAACTTGAACAGGATCCCGGCTACATGCTCCCCGGAGTAGCGCTCGTTCGCTTCGTTACCATCGATGAAGTACGGCAGGCATGAGCGGGTCTTGGCGTCAGCGAAGATTCCAGCGACGCGTTCGAGCAAGGCACGCGCAGCGCGGTATTCGATCAGTAGCGAGACGGCCGGCGCTGGGTCGACGGGCGCGAACAGGTCCTCGAACGAATCGGCGAGACCGGTGCGCGTGACCGCCAGGGCTGTGCTCGGGCCATGCCCTTGGGCTGGATCCAGCGCGTTCATGAGACACCAACCACGCCGGCCTGCAGGATCTTCCCGGTTCGGGAATGCCGACGCCCTCGGCCTGGTCGGTGCGGCATGCCCACGCCGTACCTCATCGACTCCATCCACGGGTTCATCCGTGCGTTCGGGGAAGCATCAGACAACCAACTGGCCGCGGCGCTCTCCAAGAAGTGTGCGGAGTTTCCACCGGATGCCAGCCTGGACGACTCGCTCGTGTTCCTGCGTGACCTACGAGACGAGTGCGTGTTCATCGGAGGCGCCAGCCACTTCATGATGACGGCGATCGCCATCCTCGTGGAAGGCTACCCCGAGACCGAGGAGGCCATGAACGCACGGCGCACCGCGCTCGACGAGCGGCACGGCGGGGCGATGGGGTGGAACGCGGGGCACTGCTTCCACGCACCCGGCCTCGCCTCGTTCATCGCTTCCGTGGACCCAATCGAAGAGGATCCAGACCCATGCTGACGCTCGACCAACGCCGGACCCTGACCGCGATCGTCGATGCTGACGTGGTCGAGTCGATCCACGAACTGCCGATCCTGATCCTTGCGCAATGGACCTCGGCGCAGTCGAAGGTGTTCGACGTCGTTGGCGGGAACACCCAGCACGGCCACGAAGGCCGGCTCGTGATCATCCACGGCGACGGCACGGGGCACGTGTTCGACTACCTCTACGACGAGCACGAAGACGTGAGGCGCTACACCCGGGTCGAGCGATTGGAGCCGGCGCCATGATCGATGATGCAGCGTGGGCGGCCGAGATCGCGGATCGGATCGCGGGGAAGCTGACGGAGGTTCGGCCGTGCACGTTGTGCCTCAAGTGCCGGCGGCGCGATTGCCCTCGCTGCCGTGGGACCGAGCATCTGCCCGTGCCAGCGCTCGACTACACGACCACGCAGCAGTTCGTGCACGCCGTCCGCCAGCGCACGGTCGCAGCCGACAAGCCCGCGGCCGCGTTCATCTTGGTGGCCGATCACGTCTTCGCCGAGCTGCTCGAGGATCGGGTCGCCGACCGAATGCTCGGGGTGGCCGGCGTCAAGAAGGTCGACTCGGAGACCGCTCATCTTCGTCACGCCGAGGGCAAGTTCGCGGAGGCGCTCCGGTTCATCAACCGCACCAGGGTCACCGTCCAGCGCCCGCTCGTGCCCTCGGTGGCGGGCTGGTCGATCGACGACGTGTTCCTCGAAGCCTACCGGCTTGGGTGGAAGCCATGATCAGAACCCATTCAGCCAGCGCCACGCCTTGACGATGATCTCGGCATGGCATGGCAGCGGCCAGCACGTGCACCCGAGAAAGCTGTCTAGCTTGATCGCGTGGATGGCCGCGAGCACGCGCGGATCCTTGGCCTCGATCCGATCCCACAGCCAGCGGCGATACTGCCCGAGCACGGCTGCTGCCTGGCCTTCGCGCGGCTTCTCGGGGTCGAGCCTGAACTGGTTGCCGAGCGGTGATGGTCCGCCCAAGTCGCGTGACCGCCCGACGTAGATCAGGCCGGGTGGGCGTTCCTGATCGGCGCGCCATGGATGATGCATGTTCCAGATCACGGGCTCGCGGACGGGCTTGATGTCGACGATCTCGAGGTCCAGGTCGTAGGCTTGGCTGCGGCAGTTCGCCGTACCTGGTCCACCCTGGAACGGGAACAGCACATGCCCGCGATGGCCGAGCGTCCGGCCCTTCGCCCCCGGCGTCGTGCCCTCGATCATCGTGCCGTTGCGGACGAACCCGGCACGCTTGCCGAGGCCCTTCCAATTCGCCGGGTGCTTCTCGACCTCGGCGACACCGCGAGATCGGATGTAGCCTTGGGCGATCCGGTCGACGCCCGTACGGCAGTCGCCGTCGCGCAGATCGGTGACGTTGAAGCGCCAGCAGTCGTATGCCAGTTGCTCGAGTTCGGCGAGGGTCGGCCAGTGCTCGCGTCCACCGGTGACGATGCCGATGATCACTCGTCGTCGTCCGTCGGCTGGCCGAAAGCAGCGACCACCGGCTCGACCGCCGCGCGGATCTTGTCCTGCAGATCTGTCAGCTTGTCCTCAACGAACTGGCGCAGGGCGGTTTGCTTCGCGCGCTCGAACGCATCGGTCAGGCGGTCGTCGAGAAAACCGAACGCGAACGGTTCGCCTTCGATCACGATGCGCAGATCCATGAGCCCACCGCGAGCCTTCGCTTGGGCGAGGATGCGATCCCTGGTCTCGCGGTCCATCTGCCCCACGACGTGCATCACCAGGTGCCCGAGCAGCGATTGGCTCCTGGCGATCGTGTCGGTGCGCACCAAGAACATCTCGTCGCTCATGGCCGCGCACCCCTGCTGCGCACGATGTCCTGCACGATGAGCAGGCCGCCACCGTCCCACCGCTCGGCTGTTGCCGTGTGATGCTCGGCCGGAACAGTGCCCGCGATCTCAGCAATGATCTCCAACCCCGGACGTTCGTCGAACTTCACGATGCAGCCATGCTGCGGGAGCAGCTCGCTGTCCCTTCGTAGGACCCGGACGATCTCTGCGGCCGCGTACTCGACCAGGCCGCTGAGCCAGACGTGCTCGCCGTCGCGCAGCCAGTGCACGTTGCCGGCCGCCTCTCCCCGCGGTTGCCAGCCGTTGGCGGCCATCCACGCGAAGAACTTGGCCTTGGCACCCTCGCAGCGGAAGGTGAGCCCGAGCAGTTCGGCGTCGCGCTCGGTGACCACGTGATCATCCCAGTCCTCGGGGTCCATGGCGGCGCGGATCTGGTCGATGGTGAGCGGGATGATCATGGCAGCGGCGACCACCCGCGGCGACCGGGCATTCCCGGGCTACGCGAACAGCGGCCGTTGCCGGGTCTCAGCCGCGATGCGTCGGTCGATCACCGGCCACCATTGCTTGTCGCATTCGACCACGGTCACGTCGCGACCGCACCCGTCAGCGGCCACCGCCGTTGAGCCCGAGCCGCCGAACATGTCGAGCACAGGACCAGGCGGGGCAGCGTCGAGGATCTGCTGCAGGAGCGGGACCGGTTTCTGGTGCGGGTGGTGCTTCGCTCCGTCCGAGTAGTAGGGAGGCGCGATGTCGAGGATCGGGCTCATCCTCCCGGCCCCGTCGCGGTTCCATGATCCGTACAGGTGGATGACCTCGAGCCCCTGCCACCATGGGAAGTCGACGTCTCCACCGCCGGATTGCCCGCCCTTGTCCCACACCAGCATGCCAGCAGGCTTGCCCCACACGGGGATCCGCCACGAGCCGAACACCGCCGCGGGTCGGTCACCCCACCACTCGAGCGCGGCGTCGCGGGCTGCGGTGTTCTGGTCGCCGACGATCTCGACGCCCTTGAACTTCACCCTCGGGATCGAGCCGCTCTTGTGCGCCTGGCCGTATGGCGGATCGATGAGCAGCAAGCCCCATCGGCGTGGGTCCTGCGTCAGCATCCACGTGAGGGCGTCGGCGCGGACGACCTCGATCATCGGTCCCACGCGCTTGGTTCTGGCGGTGGCGTGCGGCTGACCTCGGCCGCCCACGTGATGATGAGCTTGCCGTCCCAGCGCTTCGGCGCCAGTTCGGGTATCTCGCGAGCGCGCCACGCCGGCCACGGAGACCAGATCGCGGGGATGTTGATATCGCCGACCCACAGCATCGTCACGGGGTCTTGGCCGGTCGGGTGGATCGTCGCGCGGTCGACCGCAACGCAGTGCCGGTACTTGGCGGCGGCGCGTGGGATCTCGTTCCACGGCCCGCTGAATTGCAGCATGAGCACGAGCCTCGGACCGGGCGTCTTCCACGACTCGAACACGTCTTTGTTCGGACGGGTCCACGTGCGGTGTGTCTTCGTGCCCGACCGACGGATCGCATCGCGCAGTTTGGTGATCGTGCAATAGCCGGGGAACGGGGCGAAGGCATCGCGCAGATCGTTGACGCGCTCGAGGTCGAGCGCCGCGGCCAAGGCAGTCGGCGCACACGTGGCCTTCCACTCGTCATAGGCTTGGTCGAGGTCGACGATGTTGCGGAGTTGTCCTGGCATGGCTATCCACCCTTGTTGGCGGCGTTCTCGGCGATCATCAGGCCCGACGCCTTCGCTTCGGCTCCGGTTCTTCCGGCAGCTTCAACAGTTGGATCTCGGCCTCGGTCGGGCGCCAGTCCGAGGGCGGTTGTTGCCCCCACAGGCGGAGGCCAGGCATGCGCTTCATCGCCTCGTTCCATCCGTGCGTCTCGATCGCGTGCGCGATTGTGGCGGTCGTGGCTTCGGCCAAGGACATCGCTGGCATCACCATCTCGGGATCGTAGCCGCAGCCGTGGTGCCGCAGCGATCCACAGCCAGGGCATTGACGGTCGAGCTCGATCGGCAGTTGCTCGCCGTCCGTCACCCTCGATTGCTCCTCGCCCGCTTGGCCTTGCCGGTGGGCAGCTCGAACACCAAGAAGTAGGAGTGGTTCTTGCGGGCGTGGACCTGCTTGCTGAGCAGCCGGCTCACGCCCGGCGCGTTGCTGCGCACGAGCACGAACAGGTCCTTGCAGTAGAAGCCCATGGCCTCGTAGGCGGTGACGATCTCGACGTGGGTCAACCGCTGGGTGTTCGAGCTGACTTCGTCCTGGCACTTCACGATCAACTTGCCGCCAGGCCGCAGTACCCGACGAGCCTCTGCCCCGGCGCGCAGGTACAGGTCGACGACGGCCTCGTGATACTTGGGTCCGGCTGCGGTCGCGGTGCCGTTCGAGTAGGCGTCCTGGAACGCAGCGTGCGAGCCAGAGCCCGCAAGCTGCTTGGTCTTGGCCCGGAAGAACCCCTCCATGTATGGCGGGTCGAGCACGACGCAGTCCATGACCGAGTCGAGGTACGGCAGGTCTCGGCAGTCGACGGGGTGCTCGTAGTAGATCACGCGCTCGTCGCGAGCCTTGACGTCGAGCGCGAGGTCAGAGGCTCGCAGGTTGTAGGTGCCCGATGGGATGCCCTTCCAGAACACCCCACGGCCGTGCGTGACGTCGGCAACATCGCTGCCGGCAGGAACGTGGAGCGCCATGATCTCGGCGAACAGTTCGGCGTTCTGCCCGACGCGAGCCGAGAGCACGAGGTCTGTCGACGGCTGGCCGCCTTGCTTGCGCTTCACCATCTACTTGCCCCGCGGGATCTCGGCCAGGGTCGTGCTCGCCATGGCATGCCACTCGCCGAACAGTGAGATCTCGTCGGGGCCTTCGCCGCGCGAGGTCGCGGTAGCGAACCCGTCCCACAGCCACTGACCTGGCCGGTGACCTGGCCGGAGGTAGAGCGGGCGCGGATCTTCGGGGACACCGAACTGGCCCGACTCTTTGAGCAGTTCGATCGGCGTCTGGCGCATCGCGCCAAGCAGGCCATCGTCCTCGATGTCGAGGCATGTCGCTCGGCTGGGCGTGTGCATCCAGACAAGGATACGCACACGGGTCCGGGTCACGACCGGCTCTACCGCGATCTCGGGCGCGTCGGCCAACGCCGCGAAGGCGCGCAACTCGTCTGTCCCCACCGGAGACTCGCACCCGCTGAGATCGACGGCGCCGCGATGCACGAACACAATCGAGCCGGAGTCGTCGACCCACGTCGTGACCGGTTTCGGGACGTACGTGTTTGGCTTGAATGACTTGGACCAGCCATACCCAGTGAGGATGCTCGTCGGGTCGGGTTGCTCGTCGGGCGATTGCATGGCCACCGAACTACTGCGGTTCTTGCGGGCCTATTCCCCAGCCTGGGCCTGCTCGATCTGCGAGCACCAGTGGATGTACAGACCGCCCGCCCAGATGGCGAGTTGCTCGGCGTCCCCAGGCTCGAGCCTGAACCGCTCGACAAGCGCTGGCGTCATGTCGGCGATCACCGTGTTCGTCTGCTGAGCCACAGCCCACTCGCTCACGAACCGCATGACGTCGCCGTAGAAATCCCCCGGGATCTGGCCGATCTCGAACGCGCGGCGATGCAGGATCTCGGTCGCCATCTTCGCAGGCACCCGGGCGAACTCCCACATGGGGAACGGCTTCTCGGCCGAGCGATCCCACCATCGCTTCCGCCAACCCTGGAAGCCCTTCACGTCCTGCGGGATCGTCATGGCGACGGCGCCCCCGCGACGACCGATCGCCCAGCGTCCTGGGATCCGGGTGCCGTTCTTGAGCTTCGGCTGGCTCGGGTAGTCGTTCTCGTCTCGGAAGATGTGGCAGCGCTCGCACCCCGGCTCATCCTCGATATGGAGCGAGCACGGCTCGGGGAAGAACGCCAAGCGGGTGACAGGCGCGTAGCCACGCACGAGCCCGTGAGCGACGATGTAGAGGCGCTCGCCCGGCACGATCGCAGGCTTGCCGCTGCCGAGAAAGAAGCCCCACTCGGTGTTCGACGTGGGCTCACCGACGGCGTCGCCTTCGTCGATCCAGTCCGCCCAAAAGTGCTTGGGCACGGTGACCACGAGATCAGCCACGGTCGGTCTCCATGACGGCCATCTCATCGAGGATGAGCATGCTCGGTCGGTCGAGATGGTCGGCAATGAATCGGACCGTGAGATCCGTCGATGTGCTCCCGTCGGTCCGCCACAGGTCGACCACCGCGCTATCTGGCGCGGTGGCGGAGACCCACCCGAATCGATCCCAGCCAAGACCGTGCCAGCCATTCGCGCGCAGCCATTCCTCGACGCGCGAGCGCGTCACCCCGGCCCGCTCGACATGCTTGGCCTGGCAGGCTGCTTCGTATTCGTCACGCTCGCGCTCGAGCTGCTCGGCCCGCTGCGCGTGGTAATCACGGTCGGCGAGAAGCTCAGCAAACCAGATCTGCGGGCGGCGTCCGCAAGCGACGCGAGTACGCATGTCGGCCAGCCGTTCGGGGTTCATCGGCTTCGGTTCATTGGCCATCGTTGGTTTCCTCCGTGGCGACGGTGGTCCCCAGCGCGTTGACGTCGGCGACGTACTCTCGAGCCCAGCCGCCGTTCGTGACGCCGTCTTCCCAACGGGAGCCAGCCGCAGATCGATCGATCTCGCAGTCGTTGGCGTCGGTGATCACCCACTCGCCATTGTCGTACTCCCCGTTGTCCTGCTCGTCGTGCGGGTCGTCCAGGCTCGCCTCCCAAGGGCGAGGGGCAACGTGGTTCCTCGGCTTGGACGGCGCGCGTGAACAGGGCGTTCCAGCGCTCCATGGCGAGGACTGGCTGATGAGCCGGAGCTGCGAGAGCGAGTCGTCGAGCGACCTGAGCCTTTGCGGCTCCCGTCCGTGCCCATCATCTCGGAAAAGGAACAGCGACCACTTGTGCGGCGAGCCGCTGAACTGGGTGCGCTGCGTGAGGCGCTTGGCACTCAATCGGATCGCTGGCCACCACCCGTTCGTGCGGGCATCGCCGAGCAAGCGGCCCTGCTGGTGCTCGTCGAGCGATTCCCAGGTCAGGCGGATGAACTCGGCCAGCCAACGACGCCCGAGGGACGTCTGTTTGATCCGTGCGAGGTTCACTTCGGCGCCCACTTTCCGCGACCGAACATCGCCTCCATGGCATCGATGCTTTCCGACGTACCGAAGTGCCGCTCGAGCGCGATGCAGGTCTCAGGCGTTAGCGCTCCACGCGGAGCCGGCCGGCCGGTCGGAGCACCGGGCCACTTGCTCCTCCGGTTTGTGCCGCAGCCAATCTCGCGCGTGTCGGTCCGTCGCCACTTCCGGCCGTTGTCCGCGATGTAGTAGGTCGAGGTCGCCTTGACGATGGTGGCCTGGCCGATGACGGCGTTGCCCTGCCATTGGTCGACGAGGTCGACGACGAGCGACTCGGTCGCGCTCACGCGTCACCGTCTTTGCGCTTCGAGCGTTCGGCGAGCGCCCACCCCAAGGTGAAGAGACCGGCGAAGATCAACGCGTCAACGATCTGTTCGAGCATGGCGAGGCTACCGGGCTGTGCGCCCGCGCATTCCAGTCACGCCGGCCGGGCGATCGTGACCGGGTACCGAGCCCCGTCGAAGTCCGAGCCCTTGCGCAGCAGCACGCCGTCAGCGTCGAAGCACACGTCACCTGGGTGCATCCATGTCCCGGCCTTGTTGATCCAGTCCTGCTTGGACGCGAAGGTGCGCCAGACGTGCTGGTCGCTGAGCATGTCGAACCCCGTCGGCGCGTAGCCGACCAGCGCTTGCTCGAGCCCGGTCATGCGTCGACCCTTCGCATGTTTTGGTACACGCCGCGATGCACTCCTCGAGCGATCGTGAGATTCCCGAGCGAGCCGAACTCGCGGGCGAAGGCACGTACGCTGATCGCATGGTCGGGCGCCTTGCCGACCGAGATCAGTTTCTCGAACACCTTGGGATCCAGCGGTCCGCGAGCGCGAAATCGCTTGGCCCCGAGCACGGCCTCGGCATCGGCCAGCCACCCGTCCTTGCCGTCTTCTTTGCCCATCGACGCAACGGCGACGCGTACCAGTTCGCGGAGGGCCTCGAGTTCGGCGCGCGGATCGTGCTCGTGCGAAATGGGATCCGCCCAAAATGCCACGAGCGATGGGAACGGTGCCGGCTGCGGCTTCCCGTTCTTCCCAAGTTCGGGACCGACGGCGAGCCCGGGACCAACCGAGACGAACGGCGGCGGCAGATCATCGTCGGTCGCGAGCGGGAACCACCGGCGAAGGTAGTACCGCTCGCTCTCGCCGTCCTTGGGCGGACCAGCATCGCTGCGGTCGAGCGGTATCGGCAGCCAGAATGTGAGCCTCCCGCCAACGTGGACCCACGCGTCGGCGGTGCCGAAGATGTGGCGCTGGCACCATTCGGTGTCGTCTCGTGCGGGCAGCAAGGCGATCCCAGGCACGCCTACCGAGCGGCCCCAGTACGCCTGCTTGGCTGTCCACTTCTTGATGTTGGTCCCGTACTCGGGGTTGTTGTAGAAGCAGTTGGCCTCGGACCATCGGAACGAGAGGCCGTCTCGCCCGTCCTCGCCGTCGAGCACCAGATGCGCGCCAACCTGCGAGGCATCGTTGCTTCCGGGGTCGAGCAGCCGACGACCGCAGCCGCGAGGCACCAGAACTCGCCGCATCGGTTCGAGTATGTCCGGCGGCGAACAATAATGGATGTTGTTGCTCGTCATGAGCGCGGTCAAATTGGCCATTAGGAGACTCCTTCGAGCAGGTTTTCGAGGCCCGGCATGGGCAGGTAAAGGAACGATTGCGGTGGTCGGAACGAAAGCCCGCGCTCCGCAGCTCGGGCACGAGGGTCAATCGGGATCGTGTAGCGCTTGGGGTCGAACACCTCGAACGCGCTGGCGACCTCGAGTCCGGCGAAGTACGCGTCGAACTGCGAGCGCGTGATCCCGGCGTAGTCACGGGTCTCCGCCCACAGGGCGTCAGGCTCGTCTTGCAGGACCCGCGCGACCTCGAACTCGCCGACGATCCTGCCGACGCTGCGCGAGGCGTACATCGTCACGTGCCTCGGGATCTTGGCTGGCATGACGCGTCGGAACTCGAAGAGCTTGCGGCACTCCAAGATCCCCTCGGCGTGTACGGGCAGGATCGAGATGAGGATGCGGATGGCGTCAGGCATCGCTCGCTCCCGTCTCTGGCACCACGCACCACGAGGCTCCCGAGCACCGCTTGATCTTCCCGGCATTGCGCTGGTCCTGGATCACCCGGTCAGCGATCCGATCGCACAGACGGTGCCGGTCGTAGACCGACAGGCCCGGGGTCTCGTGGAGCGCTCGGTCGACTGCCTTCAAGACGTCCCGCGCCGCGAAGGGGCCGGCCAGCATCCGGGCGATCGCGGCGTCGATGATCGCCTGCCGGATCTCGATCCCGTTGACCCTCATGGCGGGTCCTCAATTGGGCAGCCGTCGTCGTCGAACGGGTATGGCTCGTTGGTCGAGTCGCCGCAGTGATCGAAGTCTTCCCATCGCCCGGACGAACACAGCACCGGGGCGGTGGGTGCCGTCGTCATTCGCGGCGATGTGAGCAGGCGGCTCAGCGACCGCTCGCAGTGATCCACGAAGTCAGCGAACGAGCCCTTGTGCGCAACGTCGACCAGCCAACTACTCCCACCGCGAGCGTCCTCGGCGTAGCCATACGGCAGCACTAGCGTGAAGCGATCGGCCTCAACCACAAGCCGGGGCTTGAACACGGTCCTGGCATTCGGGTGATGGCGGTTGTGCGACTTGGCCAGTGTGCGACCGGCGACAGCGAACAGGGCATCGACGCGTCGGTGCATTGCGTTGTCGCTGTGGTCTGGACCGCCGCCCACGTAGTGCGGGAAGACGACCATGCGCTTCTCGGAGAGGCCGATCCGGTTCTCCTCACGCCAGCGATACACGCCAGCGTGGCAGAACGGCTCGAGGATGGCGGAGGCGAACCGCTCGCGCAGTTGCCCAACCCAGCCGGCCGTGAAGCCGTCAACCCCGACGAAGCCGACGCAGGTTGGCTTGCCAGACAAGCACGCAAGCACGCCCTGGTACTCACTCCCTGTTCGCACCATCCATTGAAAGATGCCGAACGCCTCTTGGATGCTGACGTTCAGGAACGCGTTTCCGTGTGCTGGTCGTAGGAAATCAACCCACGCGACCCGGCGACTCCGTTTCGGAGAGCGCGGCGCGAAGTCGAGGCCGGCCTTGTGCCAGAATACGTGGAGGCTCATGTTCGCTTGCTCCGAATCACCGGCAGCGGAGGGTCGCCCGCCAGCAGGGTCAGCTCATGGAATTCGTCGGGCTCGTAGAGGCGCCACCCGGATTCATGGAACAGCCAGATCCCTCGGATGCGCGAGTCGGCGAGGATGATTCGGGAGCACTGCCAACACGAAGGTCCTCCACCCGGAACGAGCAAGCCGTTGATGGTTTTGACATGGACCAGATAGGCCGCGTCGCCGAACATCGGCCCGTCGAACCTTTGCGCGAGCGCGGCCTGCTCGGCGTGGATGCACAACTTCGCGCACGCTGCCTTGCACTCGTCGCTGCCGTCGCACGCGAACCCGGGCGGCTGCGCGTTGTGACCGGACGCGACGATGTGCGGATGCGGGTAGGCTCGGTAGGCCGCGACCCCGCGCTTGGACTTCGCGCACGGAGACTTGTTGGCCTCCGTGATCGCGCGAAGGATGGCGATCTCTGGCGGGGCGTTCATGGGGCTTGGCCTCCCGCGGGTGGCTCGAGCCCAGGTCGCATGCTGGTACTCGCGCCGGTCTCGTGACCGTGCCAGTTCAGACAGGCAGCCGCGACCGTGACAATGTGGTGAAGCATCTTCGCGCGGTCGTCAGCCTTCCATGCAGCGAGGGCCTTGCCGGCGAGATAGCCGAGTAGCCAGAACCAGTCTGGTGCGGTCTTGCCTGCATCGTGGGCTGTGCCCCAACGTCCGCGCTGGTGCTCGGCCTCGAACATGACGGCCTCGACAAATTTGGCGGTGTGCGGGGTGTTGATCTCGGCGCGGAGCCGCGCGAGTTCGGCCTCGGCAGCATCGGCGCGGGCGGTCTCGCGGTCAGCCCATTCGACCCAAGGATGGGCGGCCAGGTGCTCGGGGATATCGGGACGCTGCATGCTCATGATGCGACTCCTGCTTCTTCGCAGAGGGCACCGCCGTCAGTTCGCCGAAGCGGACCGAAGTGGATATCGATCGAGATCAGCAGGTCGACCGGCAGCGGCAAGAGGATGAGCATCTCCAGCGCGCGGAGGCGCCACGCGTCGACGCGATCCCGGACCCAGTCGAGCAGGGCTTCCCGGTCGACGTCGGTCATGGCCTCGGGGTCGGAGAGCCACGCCTCGGCGAGCGCTCGTGTTTCGATAGGGACGGCTGGCAGTACCACGTGGCGCTCTACAGCACGTCGCGGTGGGACATTCCTGGCCGCTCGGAATGCCGCACCCAGGAGCCGGGTCAGCTCGCACATGTCCGTCTGGTACGCCGTCGTCGAGCATCTCGGGACCATCAACGAACTCGCTGGCCAAGAGGTCAAGATCTCGGCCGTGCGCATGTGGCACGACGGCCGCGCACAAGGCAGCTACGCCCACGATGCCGTGGCCAAACTCGCCGAGGGCCGAGCCTGGTGCCGCGTGTTCCCGACCGGATCCCAGGTCCCGACTCGGGGCGGCATCATGCGGGTGCGAACCGGCTTCGGGGTCGGAGCCACCTACGCGGACATGCTCAGCGCCGACGAGATGCTCGAGCGCGTCAAGACCGAGTTGGAGACCGAGCGCGAGGCCAGGCGGACAGCCGAGAGCGAGCGCGATGCCCTGCTCGCGGAAGTCCAGCGCTGGCGGGAACGGGCATCCGAGCGCGCGGCCGACCTCGCCGAAGCTCACGCCTGATCGGGCAGACCCGCGATCGGACCGGCCACGACCCTGTTCTTGGCGGCCTCGGCCATCTGGTAGGCCGTGACCTCGTGGTGCAGTTTAGTCAGCCTCGGCAGCAACGCTTGGTTGGTGCTGTTGAGCGTGCTCAGCAGCGCGTGCGTGAACCCGCGCCCCTCCGCGACGGATGCGTAGAGGTCATCGAATACGCGCGCGAACTCGGGCGCGATGCTGTCCGACTCGTAGTTGCCGGCCTGGGTGCGGCTCTCCGGCTTGACCGCAGCAATCGCAGCCTCGACATCACCCTGGCCAATCCACCCGAGCACCGAGGCGATGACCTGGCCTGGCCGCTCGACCACCGCATCGTAGGTCTGCAGGTGGAACGGCAGCTTGCGCAGGCTGATATCCCGCACCAACGCGAAGTTCTCCATCCACCATTCGAGTACGGGTGGGAAGCGGATCACGGTGGCTGGGTCAATGTCTGGCCGGCTCGCATCCTCGAGCGCGTAGAGCCTCACCATCGACGCCTCGTAGTCTCGCCACGAGCGGACGTTGGCGATCAGGTGGGAGATGAACGCCCGCTCCGATCGAATGAGTCCGGGGACGAACACCTTGACCGCATAGCCGTCGACCTCCTCGGGCGTGAAGTAGCGGCCCGTGGCGGGGTGTGGGTTGGTCGCGAAGTAGACGCCTTGGCGAAGCAGTGGGCTCTCGTAGAACCCGTAGCGGTTGGCCTCTCGCAGCGGGACCGCTCCCCAGTTGCGGGGGAACGGCTCGCCGAGAACGGGGATGCCAGCAGCTCGGAGTGCCTGCATCCACATGGACGTGCCGCTGCGCTTGGTGCCGGAGACGAAGATCATGGTCTCCGGCTTGAAGTCCCGATGCGCGCGAACGCCCCGAGCACGATGGCCAGGGCGCGCAGGAACTCGGCGACGGCTCCGATGGTGGACGCGGCACCCGAGCCAGGCAGGAGTTGCTCACCGACGAACGTGTAGATGCCCGCGGGGTGATAGCCCTGGACTCGAACGCCGGAGGCCGCGTGGGTGACCATGACGTGCAGACGCTCGCCCGCACCTTCGATCCGCCAGATGACCTTGGAGTAGACCCGGAAGACACCGGGGAGCGAATTGCCGTAGCCGGCGAGGTCGTCGGACTGCGCGGTGGCGGTGAGGCCCCCCAATGTGATCGGTTCCATGGAGAGCTAACCGAGGCGGTCGCGGGTTATTTCGTCTTGGTGAAGTCTGCGTCTGCGGCTTCGGCAACCCAGTTGAGCGCCTCGCGGGGAATGCTGCAGACCTGCTCGGCACCCTTGAAGACCGCCAGTGATGTGGCAGTAGCGGACAGGCACATGCGATCGTAGGGCCTCTCCAATTGCACCACACCGCCGGAGCGGCGTGCGATCTCCCAACCCTCGGGAACCGCCGGCTCGTCAGACAGCAACGGACCCACGTCGTCGGGGATGAGCGAGGCCACGAGGTCACACGCCGTCCCCTCGCACCCCAACGACTGGCGCAGTTCATCGCGCAGTTTGGCGGCGTAGTCGATCGTGGCCTTCGCGGCGAAGCCCTCCTCGCGCGTCTCGGATTCGGCGCGAAAGCGGTCCATTAGGTGCTCGAGGATGTTGGCCGCCAGGTGGCGTTGGGTGGAGCTGAGTTCGGTCATCGTCTGGCCAACCACTCAAACCGGTGTTGTCTTCCCGTCCTACTCGGCGGCCTCGCTGGCCTCGACAGGTACCGGGGCGCAGCGCGACACCAGCCGGGCGCGGATCGTAGCGACGGCCAAGCTGAGCGCGTCGTCGCTGACCATGAGTTCTTCGATGCGCTTGCAGGCGTTGACCACCGTCGAGTGATCCTTGCCTCCGAAGCGCAGCCCGACCTCGGCATAGCTCGCCGTGGTCAACTGCCGGCACAAGTACATCCCGACCATGCGCGGGCGCACGATCGCTTGATGCTTCCGCTTGCTCCGAAGATCCGCCATGTGGAGGTTGAAGTAGGCGACGACGGCTTTCTGGACCGTCTCGATCTCGATCTCCGCGGGGCCTCGCCGTTCGGTCCGAGCCCAATGCTCAGCCCACGCGACCAGGGCCTCGCGGCTGGTGAAGATGATCGAGCCGTCGGGCATCACGAGATGGCTGATCACGGAGCGACCTCGAGACCGGCAATCTCGCCCGCCGCGCTGACCGGCTCGGGCCGCACGCGGACCCATGGCGCCCGCCGATTGGCCCGAGTCCATCGACCACTTCGACGCAGCGTCCGGGCGATCCACATGCGGCGCGCGAGATTCATGTCCACGTTCTCGTACTGCCAGACCAGGTGTTCCTCACTCTGGTGTAGCTTCTCGAAGCGCACGTGGTCGAACAAGCCGCGTTGTTTCGCCCATGCGCGGAACGAGTCGTCGGTGCCGAAGCAGGACGACCAGTCGAACTCTGGCACGGACGGGGTGATCTCAGCGGTGGCCATGGCTCCGGGTGAACAGCAGCCCCGCGGGGATCTTCCCGGGGCGCGGATCTGCGCGCGTTCGGAATGTGCCGGCCTCGGCCGCGGTCGAGCACGTCGTGACCGTGAGCAACGCAACGATCCGAGAATTGGAGGAGGCTGCGAGCGCAGCCGTCCAGGCGATGAACGACAAGGCCGACATGCTCGAGCGCGAGGGCCACGGCGCCGCCGCCCAAAGCCTGCGCCTGGCTGCCGTCACCTTGGACCTGGCCGGGACCGAATGCTCACGCGAGCGTCTCGGCTCCGAGTCCGAGCTGCGCGAGGAGGTTGAAGCCGAGCGCTTGGGCTCCAATGAGATCGCCACCGCGCTGCAAACTGCCCGCGAGCTGAATCACAACATCCGGGTGGGGCAGTTGATGGTGGTCGCCTCGGGCAACGAGCAAGAGACCCGACGCCTGTTCTACATGAGCGACGTCGACCTGGCTGCTGCCTTGCGCTCGACGGGGAAGATCGGCCGATGACCCGAGAACTATCCGAGGGCGTGTGCGCGGCGACCGGGCGCATCCTCGCGTTCCTCCAAGCCCGGCCGGCATCGACCGAGGAACTTGCGGAGAAATCATCGAAGCCAACGGTTCACCGAGCACTCCGAGCCATGCGTGCCGCGGGGGCAGAGCTGACCTTCAACCGCATGACCGGGACGTGGGCGCTCGTGAAGCCATGGTCGCGACCGCCATCGCTGCTCACCCGCGCCGAACTCGTGGCAATTGCTGAGCGACGATCGGAGGATGGACGGCGATGAAGGTGACCTCGATCCATGTGGCTTTCCTCCGCCGGCTCGACGATGGCGAGCGCATCTCAGCCGAGTGGGTGGCTCCCGAGTTGGCCGATCTCGCGATATGGGGGCTTGCGTCTTGGGCTGACGACATCGCCATCACGCCGGCAGGCCGGGCCGCGCTCGCGCTCTACGAGATGGCGAGGCAGCAGACATGAAGGCCAGCCACGGCGAGGCGCTGGTACGGTGGCGCGAGCAGGCGGCTCAGATGATCGTGCGCTCCGGCGCTTGCTGGAACGTCATGACCGGACCCATCCACGGCATACACGATCGGACCGTGACCGCGGTGCTCGACGGCTCGATCCGGTTCGACGTCGAACGCGTCCGAACCAAGTGCGAGAAGCTCATCGCGGAGAGCAAGGCCGCCGAGGAGACGTGGGTCGTGTACACCGACTGGCTGCGAGCGTGCGGCTGGCACGAGGGCCTGGTCGCCGAAACGTACCAGCGCATGTTCCAGCACTTGCCCACGCGGTCCAAGGCCGAACGCCTCGCGCGAACGGCCATCCTGCGCGCTGGCGTCGGCCTTCTCGGGCGTTGCTTCGGTCCCGAGCACGAGGCCCTGCGCGACCTGTGGGCGGCCGGACCCGGCCAAGGCAAGCGGCCGGTGATGCCTGCCGACGCGATCGCCACCGCTCGAACCGCTCGACGCTTGCTCGCCACGCTCGAAGGTCGATGCCCGTGGGCTCGCCTCGCGAGCGCGCAGTCGAGCAGGTGCAAGACCTGCCATGGCGAGGGCGAGTTCTTCTCGACCGCGGCGCCTCGAGACGAGCATGGGATCATGGGCATGGCGAAGTGCCCAGAGTGCCGCACGACCGGCCACAACCTAGCCGGGTTCCTCCCGCCGCTCGAGCACACGCCGGCTCTCCTCCGCCACGCGCGGGACATTCAAGACCGGGCTCGACCCGGCCGCGGCTTGCCACGGTGGATGCTCGCCCTCGGGGTCACCACGGCGGACGCCACACGGTGGAAGGGCGAGACCCGTGTCGGGATGCGGCGCGGCGCGAGCGAAGAGTTGCCCGATGACCAACGCGTGGCCGAGCGGGAGCGCCACCGCGATCTTCTCGCGCATCGGTCAATGGAAGGGCACACCACCCGCCAGATCGAAGGCGAGATCCGGCATCTGCGGATCCAGGTCGAGCGAGCCCACCATCGCATCCAACGAGGCGCCGAAGACGAATGGTGGCAGCGGATCCGCGCGACGGTCGATCCGATCCTGGCCGGCACCGAGAGGCCGCGCCGGGAGAGCGATCCGGCCACGGTCATCCTGCCCGGCCAGATCCGCCCGATCTCGGTCTCCGCCACGTTCGAGATCGAGTAGGCCCGGAATGCGCCCGCGTTCACGCCGGTCTGGCGAGCATGGGCAAGCCTCCGACCCTCGCCGCGAACGAGCACCGCCGCGTCAGCACCAACCTCGCAAGCCGACCTCGGTGGATCCGCATCGGCGAGAGGCTTGGCTATCTCCAACTGCTCGGCGTCGACAGCATGGAGGGCTTCGACTGCGCGCTCGCGCGCGGCCTCGACTACATCGGGCACCCATGGTTCTGGTGGTTCGACACGATGGAGCACACGCATGGCCACCCCTGGCACGTCTCGTTCGTGTGGGTTGGGGTTCGCCGGCCGAAGAAAGCCAGGCTGGCGGAGAAGAGCCGGAAGCGATGAAGGGCTTGGTGCCGCGTCCGTGCGAGACGATCTTCGGGCATCGCCTCGACGATGTCCGCCGGGCTCGAGCCTGGACGATCGAGTACTTCGCCCTTCACTGCCGGGTCAGCCTCCGCACCATGGAAGAGTGGCTCCACTGCCGGGCCGAGCCGCTGATCGGCTACGCCTTCAAGACCGCGCTCGCGCTCGGGTACGACGTCGAGGATCTCGCAGACCCGAGCCTCGCCACGTTGCCGAAGCAGCGGCGCGAGGATGCGCCAGGCGAGTGGACCTTCGAGCCCAAGGGCAGCGTCAACAAGACGCAGTTCGGCGCGACCGTGCGCGAGGCCATCTTCGCCAGCGGCCGGACGATCAAGGACTTCGCCGAAGTCGTCGACGTGCATCGCAACGCGGTTGGAAAGTGGTGCACGAGCGCTGCCGAGCCACGGATCACGACAGCGATGCGAGCCGCTCACGTGCTCGGGCTGAGCCTCCATGGGCTGTGCGAAGGCCGGGCGATTCCGCGCTCGCGCTGACCCTGGAATCACGCACGGCCGGCGCGGTTGGGGTCGGCATGAGCAGCACGACCCTCTACGTGATCGAGAAAGACGGCACCCTCTCCGAGTGGACCGAGTACCGGAACGCACACGGCGTAGCACCGGCGATCTGGCATTCGCTCGCGGCGAAGTATGTGCCCGGTGTCCGACCGCTCGGGAGCAAGGATTACAGCGGGCGTGACTACCTGGACCGCGAAGTCAGTCGCGAACTCTACCGGCTGGCCAAGACGCCAGGGACCATGGCTGACTTCGAGCGCCGCGTGTACTGGACCACGCACGATCGCACGGCCGTCTCGATCGAGAACCTGCCCTGCTACGCCGATGCCTTCGCCGAATTCGCCCGCGTCTACGGACCCGATCACGAGCGAGTCGGCTACGTCTTCCATCTCGGGCAGATGGCCGAGGACATGCGCAAGATCTACGACGAGCGAGGGGAGAAGGGCTGGCGCGGCGTCGCGTGGAACCAGACCAGCATCGAATCCACGTGGCATCAGCAAAAGCCAACGCCGGAGATGAAACGCCGGAGATGAAACGCGCTGCCGTGAAGGCCAGGTTGCTCACCGCCGTGCCCTCGCTCGACAGTCGCGACAAGTGCTTGGCACGGACCGACGCGCCGTGCTTGCGCTTCACCGCGCAGCGCAACGAACTGCTCTGTCGCGTGCTCTGCCACAACCTGTGTGTGCTCGTGACCTCGATGTACGAGCTCGGCATCGCGGCCGAACTGGGCGGGAAGAAGGACGGGGGCGGCCATGTCCATTGATCGCGGCCACCTTAAAGGTAAGCTCACGGGAGGCGACACCCATGGGAGCGAAGAAGGAGAAGGTAACGATCACGGTCTACACGTGCGAGCGCTGCGGGGCGCGATGGTGTCCGAGGGATCCGTTCGGCCCGATCCCGGTCAAGCTCCCGGGGACGTGCGTGCGCTGCAAATCGAGGCTGTGGCAGGAGAAGCCCACCCCGGACGAGTAGCGCGGCGCGACGATCACAAGCGGGTCACGTGCTCGCACTGCGGTGCGCGGGTGCTGACCCGAGGCAGCGGCGCCATGTGGGGGCACCCGGACGACGCGACCGGCGAAGCATGCCCAGGGTCCAAGACCTGGGACCGCCAACCGTGCCACTAGAGCGTATTTCGGCGGCTCCCGCGACAACCGTTCCGGGAACTGTTAGGCTGGCCGTGTGACCCGCGAAGATCTGGTTCTAGCCGCACTGGCACCCGCGCGAGGGCACCAGTTCACGCCCGTGCAGGTGCAGAAGTTGTTTTTCCTCATCGACAAACGCGCGGCGGCGGATGTTGGGGGGCCGCACTTCGAGTTCAGGCCGTACGACTACGGGCCGTTCGACTCGAATGTCTACGTGGCCATCGAAGCCTTGGCAGCCCGAGGGCTCGCTGCCGTTCACCGTCCCCCAGAATTTCGGATGAAAAAGTTCCGTCTCACGCAGGATGGTCAAGCACGCGGCGACGAGGTGTTCCAGAGTCTGCCACCGGGCGTGCAGGACTTCATGACGCGAGCCTGCGACTTCGTTCGGAACACGCCTTTCGCCGAACTCGTATCTGCTATCTACAAAGCATATCCTGAAATGCGCGAGCGGAGCGTGTTCCGCGAAATCGGATGACCCTTCTCGTAGGCATTCGATGCCACGACGGCAGGTTGACGTCATCGGCGGTGCAATCATCATTGCCGGGACGGGTACAGTTGGACTCGGGCAGCGGTTCACCGCTGCCGCTCAGGATCTCTACGAGAGCAACGGATTCAAGGGCAAAAATCATCTTGAATGGGCAAAGACACTTTGCAGCGCAGGGATCAAGGACTTCGCAGAGACCCAGGCGCCGAAGGGGAGTTACGGAGCACTTGTCGCCTTTCGAACGAAGAAAGGCGAGCATCTTTGCGAATTCCCCGCGGAGGATTTCCAGCCAGAACTCAAGGAAGACAAGTGCTGGTACGTGTCGATGGGGTCCGGTCAGTCGCTCGCCGACCCTTACCTTGCTTTGATGCGGCTCACGTTTTGGAAGAATGGGGCGCCGTCCCTCGTTGACGGCGTCTTCGCGGCGGCATGGGTCATGAAGCATGCCATCGAAGTCGCGCATGGGCTGATCGGGCCTCCAATTCGCATAGCCACACTTACGAAAGACAGCGCTCGGTTGCTGTCTGATGACGAGTTGGAAGAGCATCTAAATCTCGTGGACGAGTCTCTGCGTCACTTCGCCAGCTTCGCAGAACGGCTGACTAAGTCAGCCGGGACACCTGAGCTTCCTGCGGGCCCACGATCCGGTACGTGACCAACTCACGCCGGCCACGTGCCGCGTTCCCTGTGCATGCGGACCCACGCCTTGCTGGTCTGCTTGGCAACATTACGCCGGCTAGTCGGTCAGCTTGCGTCGCTTCTCGACCTCGTTCGGGCCGGTCACTCGAAATAACCACGCTCCGCGGGAGCAGGTCGCCTTCAAGAACCGCGCGCCTTCGTGGCGTCGCCCGGCGTCGCCCGGAGCCCCCTCGGTCACGGTCAGTCCTACGTCGTATCCCTCGATCGTCCAGGTCACGCCGTCGTACGGAAACGTGCTGCCCACGGGGTGGGCGGCCATGAATTTCTTTTCGTCTGACATCCGCCGAAGCATAGCCACGCGTCAGGACACGGCTCAAGTCACGCCGGCCACGTGCCCCGCTGCCGATGGTTGAGCGCCCAAGCACCGAGCGGGGAGCGGGGAACGTCGAGCAGATCGGGCCCGCCTGCATCGCTCGCATGTGCCCGTGGGCCAGTACGGCGCGAGCTGAACCGCTGTTTCTATGCCCTTGGTGGCGTCGAGCCGCGCCAGCTAGGCGCTCCCAATGAGCCGGTCGATTCCAATTCCAGCCTCTGGCAAGAGTACGCGACCGCAGCGGATGCGCACTTTGCCGCCAACGAGCAGTGGCGAAACTGGTGGTCGCGCGCCTGAGCGATCAGACCGGCCATGTTCCGCGCTCGCGGTGCTCGACCACCCACCGACCGAGCGTGCTGCGAGGGATCTCCAGGAGCCGAGCGGCCCTGCGGATCGAGCCGGCCGCACGGACGATCTGCGCGAGCAGGTCAGCCTCCATGTGGGCCCAGTCGCCGATCGCGATCACGAACTCGTCCGGGATGCCGGGCGGATCGACACCCATCGCTCGCATGCCCGCGCCATAGGGCCCGTGAGCAAGCACGGCGCACGCCCCATCGAAGGCCATCCACGCGGCTCGGCATGCGTCCTCGTGAGTTTTGAACCCCGCGCGAATGCACGAGCGCCGACCGACGCGGCCGATGTACAGCCAGTGATCCGGGCGCCCGTGCTCATCATCGAGATCGGCGCCCGTCATGACCTCGAATCCGTGCGGCGGTTCGATGCCGCGGCGATCCGGGAACGGCTTGGTCGCGGGCTTGGGCTTGGGCTTAGCCACGGCCAGACTCCACGGCCAGCTGCACGCGCAGGACCCCGACCACCGCGATGAGGATCAACTGCTCGCGCTCGGGCAGACCTCGCACGACCGTGGCCAGATCATCGGCGACACCATAGTCGTCGCAGAACAGCGCGGGCACAGGCACACCCAAGCCGCACGCGACCTTGACCATCGTGTCGAAGGACGGCGAGAAGGCCCCCTTCTCCAGCCTGCGCACCGTGTCGTGTGCCACACCGGCGAGGTCGGCTAGGGCTTCCTGCGTCAGCTTCCGATGCTTGCGCATCATGAGCAGGCGCGCGCCGAGTTGTTCATCTGTGAGGATCCGTTGGCGGTCGATCATGCCGACGTCTTGGGCGGCACATCTGCGGTTGGCCACGTCGGATCGGTGTCGTTGTCTGCCACAGACCATCTAGCCAAAAGTCCAAGCGCCGCGCCAATAGTCGCGCGAATTCATGACTTCTGTCCCAAAGCCACCTGGCATCGCCGAACTCATCGAGATCGATTCAGGCAAAGCGGCCGAGGCTCACTCGTAGCAGGTGATCGAGCCGTCGGTGTTGCTCTGGCCGTAGTTACAGATGACCACGTAATCGTCGGGGTCGCAGTCGCCAGCGAGGCCCACGTGCACGCAGATGCCGTCGCTGTTGCAACAATGGATGATCGACGATGCCTGGCTCGGAGGGCACGGCCCGGGAGGACAAACCACGCAGCCCTGCGCCGTTCCTCGGAACACGTCGCACCAGTTGTATGGCTCGCGGCCGAGCTTCGCCAACTTCTTCTCGAAGTCGGTAAGCGGGGGGGCGGGCGCGACTGCTGGCACAGCCTCGACCGGCGGAGCCTCGACGGACTTGACCGCGACCTTCCGGGAGTCACACGCGGTAAAGGTGGCCAGGATCAGAAGCGCGGCGGTGATGATGCGGGTGTGCATGGTGGGGCGCATCATCGCCCCACCTGGGCCCGCGGGCTACTGCTGATCGTACCGAGCTTCGGCGCGGAGACCGTCTAGCTCTGGCGGGATCAGCACGGATGCGTCGCAGTTGATCTTGATCGGCTCGATCTCACCATCGCCAACCCGCTTGTCCCGGGAAAGCTCACGCTTGACCAGCCAGTTGAGTCCTTCCGCGATCGCTTCATTGTTCTTGCAGTGCCTGGTCTGCTCGTCGCCGAGCCACCGGATCGTCAGCCCGAGGTTGCGGCGCATCGCTCGCTCCTTGTCGGCCTCGGCCTTCTCGAGTTTCGCCTGTCGTTCCTCGAGTTCGCTAACGTCGACAGCGGTCTGGGCTGCCATGATCTTGGCCTCGGCGATGTCGTCCGCGGACGTCAGGCTGGGTCCACCGATCGTGATCCCCAGCGACGCAAGGACTGCAGCAACGACCGGGAGCCAACCATTGCGAGGTCCGCCACCTCCGCCACCGGAGGCTGCATCTAGAAGACGATCCCTGAGAACTCGGAAGACCAGGGCTCCATCGTTCATCCGTTTGAGCTGCTCCGATGTTGGGGTCTCGCCTCGATCAACGGCGCGCCCAATCTCGGCACTGGCCTTGAAGGCGTCCTCGATCAGCGCGGATGGCGATCGGATGGACTCGCCGGGATGCGGCGCATCTTCTTCGGGTGTGGTTACTGCGCGCTTGAACGAACGACGCCGGCCACTCGATAGATCGATTGGTGCGGTGTCGTCGTCACGTGGCACGCGGCCAGGGTAGCCCACAGGTGGGGTCGCCGTCACGTGTGAGTCTCCCACTGCCTGTCAAGCGATGATTATCCCGGCGAACGCGAAGGGCCACGCAAGGGGAGCCGGCTCACGGAGGAGGCACCCACGGCTTGGCGCTGCCGTCGTTGAACGTCTCGGGAGGCACGCGACGCGGAAGCACTGACCGCTCGGCTCCGCACTTGTGGCAGTCGGGTGTCGGCGCGGCTTCGGCCCAGTCTGGGATTGCGGCAACGTGCATGGCTTGGTACCCGCACGCCGTGCATTGCCCCGGGTAGGATAGCCATTCGGTCCCCGGCCACGGTCGGCGCTCCGCCATGTTGATGATGTCGGCGCCGCCGTGCCGGTTGGGATCGGTCCATTCGACCAGCACCGCAACACACTCGGCCAGCGCCTCGGCGTCTTCGTCGTCTTCGTCGATCACGGATCCCCAAGACTAGTCGCCGGTGGAAGCATCGACGGCAGCAACCCCGAGTTCGACGTCACCAACCGCGCCGCTCGCCGCCTCGGCCGTGAAGTCGCCTTTGCGAGCCCGCTTGCGTGTCTTGGCCACGCTACGCTCACAGAACTGTTCCCAGTGGGCACAATTCTCACCCTCACACCACAAAGTAATCTCGCGCGTATAGCTCACAGGTTCGTGTCCTTCAACATGAGTAGTTCGTGGGCTTGGACGCCGAGCACCGATCCACGCATACATCGCGGGTTCATCGTCGGTTCCACGTACAGCCAGCCAGCGGGACCGGGAGCACAAGATCGGTGCGGAGGGTGGCGAGCTGAAAGCACGTGCGTGCTGTGTCCTCATAGGCGCGCAGCAAGTTCATGACCTTCGTCGAGGTCACCAGATTTTTCCGCTCGAGCAGGTACTCGAGCGTGCCGTACTCGGCGAGCAGCTTGGCCGCGGTCTTGGATCCGACCCCCGGGATCCCCGTGTAGTTGTCGGACGTGTCTCCGATCAGGGCGAGCAGGTCCGGGATCCGCTCAGGCGGCACGCCGAACTTCTCGACCGATTCATCCGGTCCCCATGTGCGCTTGCGGATCTCGTCGATCATCCGAACCTGGACCGGCTCGTCTCGCACGAGCTGCACCAGATCCTTGTCGCCGGAGACGATCGTGACGCGCATGCCCTCGGCTACGGCTGCCGCAACGTAGGTAGCGATCATGTCGTCGGCCTCGTGGTCAGAGGCCGGGATGCTGAGCGCCATTTTCCAAAAGCTGCACTGCCTCCGGCAGCCGAGCAGGACTTCGTTGAGACCCTCGGGTCGCGGAGGTCGGTTGGCCTTGTACGTCGGCCAGATCGAGCGGCGCCAGTTCGAGGAGTTGTCGAAGGGGTCGAACACGGCGACCGCATGTGTGGGCTCGTACCGGATCCGGTAGCGCCCGAGCGCGGAGCTGAATGCCTCCTCTGGCGGACGGTCAGTCGCGACGTGGAAGTAGCGGCGAGCCGCGTTGTCGCCGTCGACGACGAGCAGGTGTCCGGTCATGGCAGATCCTTGGCTTCGCGGATCTGCGTGGGTGAAACGATACCGGCCGTGATCATCGCGGCGTAGAAGTCGAACCCCTGGCTCACGAGCCCAACCGTGAACGCAACGTCGGCCGGCGCGACGACCCATTCGCCGAGCGACTCGGTCTCGAACCGGAGCAGCGTCCACAGGTTGCCCTTGACCACCTTGACCTCGTGCACCTTGAACAACCCGGTGAAGTGCCGGATCCGCTGGACCGCGCACGGGCCCGTATCGTGGATCGCCCACGTCCAGCACGCGGGCAGCGGCACGCGTTCGAGTTCGTCGAGGGTCCATTGTCTGGTGCTGGTCACGGGCGTGCTGACCGGACCCAAGCCAGCGGCATTCCCCGACGGCTTGCCCGATGTCCTGGTGCGTGATACGACTTGCCCGTGGGGTAGAGCAGCTAGGTAGCTCGCTGGGCTCATAATCCAGAGGTCGCTCGGTTCAAATCCGGTCCCCGCAATCACCCAAAAATGAAAGACCCCGGTAGGCCCGCGAACGTGGCGGACAACCTACCGGGGTCGATGTTTGTGGACGGTGTGGCGATCACTTCGGCGGCTGGCAGAACGCCATCTCGGGCTTCGCCGGGAACGGGTTCGGCCCGCCATCGGCCGGGAGGATGCCGCGGGTGATCAGGTTCGCCACGGTGTCATAGTAGAGCACGTGGACCTCGGCGGGCGTCTCGGTGGCGCGGTCGAAATTGGTCGTGGTGACCTTGCTCTCGACCGTCTCGCCGAAGCCTGTCCCAGTCGAGCGGGTTGGGCTCGCGTCGAGGCTGGCGTGATCGATGCCGCCTCCGCCAAAACTCTGGCCACGCACTCCACTGCCGCGAGGCATGCTTGCGCCCATTGGAAACGCCGCTGGAGTCGGGGTTGCCATCATCCTCATGACGGGCTGCTTCTCCTCGAACACGGCGCATCCGACCACGCCGACGTTCGAGCCGTCGCCGGTCTTGGCCGCGTAGCTCTCGCCAACGTCGACAAGCCGAAAGGCCGCGACCTCGGACATGCTCGTGCGCCAGCCCTTGAAGGCGTAGTAGGAGTTGCCCTGGATGACCATCGCCTCGCCGTCGGGATCCCCAGGCTTCCCGTCGAGCACGTTCTTGCCGTCGATGGTCACCACGACCGCGATGCGCCGCCAACCGTTGTTGGTGACCACGAGGTTGTAGCGCTGGTCGAGTTTGCCACCGAGGTAGGTTCGGCCGTGTTGGGTTCCGATACGAAGGGGCTCACCCTCCGCGGCTTCGAGTTTGATGCTGACGAGTGACATGGTGCCGGCGTGACCAGCGTGCGGGCTCGGACATTCCCACCGGAATACGGATCCGCGCGGGCCGGTCGGGCAGGTATGAGCACCCAAGACACAACCTGACGGGAATGCGCGGCGGCGCTGGCGGTTGACCGGTCTCCATCCCGGAGCACCAGCCCAAGGAGTCCGTCATGCGCAGCTAGTCACCAGCGGAGGTTCAACCCCAAAGCTCAGTACGCACCGACGGGCATGGTCGGCGAGCGCCTGAGCTTCGGGCGTGATGCGGATCCTCTACGAGCGACACCAGGACATCGGCCCCAACGAGGTGCGCGAATACAGCGTCGAGGAGATCGTGAACCTTGGCTGCAAGGACGGCCGCGACGTGGTGGCGACCGCCGAGATCCTCGCTCGCCTCGTCGACACGCTCACATCCCGCGGGCTGCTCACGGCTGACGACATCGACACCATCGCGTTCGGGTATTCGGGCTCGCCGGGGCGCGTCATCGGATTCGTGCCCGAGGATCGGTGACCGCATGGCCGAGCCTCCGAGCAGCGTGTGGCGTTTTTCCGGCGGCTGGCTGCTGTGGCGCGTCGCCGACGAGATCGACAGACGACAAGCGACTATCGTCCCGGGCTCGCGGCCCTGCCGTGCGTGCGGAGGCCGTGGGACATTTGCGGAGTGGGGGCAACAGGAGGTTGGGTTCCTGTTGCCCGATGCCACGGGATTGCCCAGGAGCCTCGCCGACCGCGAGACGATCATCGGCCGAGAGATCCGGTGGGACCGGGTACTCGTGTGTGATTGCGTGTTTCCGTTTTCGTCGCCAGACATCCGCCCGGAATGCCCGACGCGTCCAGACACGGTCTCGCTCGCGTGGCTCGTGGGGTTCCTCGCCGAGCTGCCCAAGCCAGCATTCGATTGGCCGGCTCAGTGGCTCGTCGATCTCGACTGGCGCGAAGCCCAAGGCGATGACTCATGGCAGGCTGTTTGGTGGGCGGAGTTCATGGCCTGGACGCGCGGTGCGGCGATCGACGTCGACCGTCTCCAGCGTGCGCTCGATGATGCTTACCTCGCGGAGCGTTTGAAACTCGCTCACGCGAACCGGCAGCCGTCGATCGCCGCAGCCGTTCGAGCGGTCGTGGGCGTGACGAGTGTCTGCGTGCTCGAGAACCGGGTCAGCGGGGACCCGGCCGAACGCTCACTCGAAGTACTCGTTGAAGGCGGCGAGGACGAAGCCGTTGCCGCGGCGATCTACTCGTCGATGCATCGGGGCATTCCGCTCATCGGCACGGTCTCGGTGATCCTCGAAGGTTCCCCAGCGCTCGGGCTCTGGGATGACTCATGGGCGGAGGTCAGGTTTTCGCGGCCGTCGTTCTCGGTCGTGTCGCATGGTGGCCTGGACGTCACGTGGACCGCTCACAACGTGGCCGTGATCAAACCGATCGCGGCCCAGGGCTGGAACTACTGGGGCTACTCGCTGGCGATCGATGAAGAGGTTGTCACCGTCATGTCCACGCCTGGCATGGATGTGTGCGCGCTGCTGCGCGATGGCATCTACCAGAACCCGGTGCTGGCCAACCGGGTGACCGCGGTCGCGGACAGCAGGACCCTCACCCTGACCAGGGTCGACGGCTAGTCCCGGAGCAGGTCGAGCAACCCGTTGAGCACCGCGCTCGCGATGTAGCTCAGCACCACCGCGATCGCACAGCAGGCCGCAGCGTCTCGCACCCGGTGACGGATGACCATCTGCGGGGACATGCGCTCGGCCGGCATCGATCGAGCATGGGCCAGCCGTACTGCTGAGTCCGACGAAAAGATGTCGGCACTCCAGATAGGTGACCCGGGGCGGACGAATCCACCCCGGGTCTTCGGGTCGATCGGACGGTCACCCGCCCGCACCTTAGAACGGGAGCCGATTGCTCGGCTGCTCCAATGTCGCAGGGACACTGCCCGGATCAAGCGTAGCTTGATCCCCGGCGAAGCCGGCCTTGTCTGTGTTTGGTGGTTTCCGCTCGCGACGCAACGTCGCAAGCTGCTCGGTGAAGATCGAAAGGGCAGGCCCGAGCGCGTCGCCGCGGTTCTCGAGCCAGTCGCAAAACACGGGGAACTCATCGGTCCGCAAGCGTCGCTGCAGCTCGTCGAGCAGGTCGACCACGTGCACTCGCGCCAGGACCTCGCCGATTGGGAGCCGGCACATGGAGATGGTCTCGGCGCTGGAGATGGTGACCTTCAAGGTGGGCGAGCCCTCGTGATCGACACGGGCCTTGGCGCTCGCGCGGCGGTTGGGCTTACGGCCGCTGGGTCCCGTCAGGCCGGGCACGGTCATGCAGGCGTCCGCTCGCGGCCGGCCGAAGCCTTGTTGCCGCTGAGTTGCCAGCCGAGCGCGCTTGGCTTTCCGGGTCATCGTGGTGTCGACCGCGGGAGAGCGGCGGCTATTCCGGCCAACTGGAGATGAGAGAAAGCTCGCACGCTGATCGGCTACGAAAAGTGAACCGTCCAGCCCCTGCCGTCACTGGTGCTGCATGGACCCCGTCGACCTCGCCCATGACCATTGCTTTCAATCTATCCGATGCGCACTCGGCTTCGCATCATGGCACGAGCGGCTTGGCCTGTGGCTGGACGGCACGCTGACGCTGGCGGATCTGCGCAAGGCCCGGAGGTCTCGGCGCCAAACAGTGGTCAGGGGCGCCCGTTGACCTTCTCGCCACCGTGGGGGAGCCCCCTCTCAACCGTAGGGTGGAGGCTCGCTAGCAGGGCCTCGGTCTTCGCGTCGGCTTTCGCCCTGCGCGCTCGAGCCTTGACGATCGCGGCATCGTGCCGGGCTTTCAGTTCGACGCCCAGTGCTTCCATGGCCACGCGCCGATCCTCGAACGCCTTGCGCTTGGCCGCGCGTGCCTCCTCTTTCTCCGGGGAGTTTCGCTCCGCGCGAAGTCGCTCTCGGGCCGCGCGCTGTTCGTCCTTGCGCTTGGCGATGGTGGCGGCCTGCTGGACTTCGACGGGGGAGGACTCTTGGCTCTGTGGCACGAGCGCACAGTACCACGGCCGCAACACCATTGCGCCAAACGGGACGCAGCGCCACTGCGGTAGTACTGAATCGAACCTTGAACCCCTAACATGTGAGTTGTTAGGTGAACTATGCATATCACCAACGCGGTGTCCGCAGTCACTTTCCGCGCACCGCGATTCGCACGGATTGCGCTCGGCGGTGATATGGGGCGATAGTCGCACGGCGAAACCGCTACCCGGTGCCTCCGCCGTGGCGATCCAGGTTGGGAGATGGCCAGGCCGCGAGGTTGGAATCGAACATCCTGCGATCCGGTAGCGAGCGCGAACCCCAAGAACGAACCACACCATGAACATTCATACCATTGCAACTATCGTCACCCTGCTCACGACCTTGGCCTGCGTGCCACCGGCATCCGAGTGCATGGGTGAGTGTGCTGAATCGATCGACACCGAGGGCACCGAGTCTTCCGGCGATGGAGATGGCGACCAAACCGGGCCAGGCGATGGCGACGGCGAGCCGACCACCGATACCACCGGCGATGGAGATGACACCGGCGACGGAGATGGGGACGGCGATGGCGAGCCCGAGTGCGGCAACGCGGTGCTCGAGCCGGGCGAGCAGTGCGACGACGGCAACCTGCTCACCGGCGATGGATGCTCACCCGTGTGTGTGCTCGAGCCGGATGCGATCCCATGCGGCGACTCCATCTACGAGTGCGGCGACGGAGTCGACAACGACAACGACGGCAAGACCGACATGGCCGACTCGAACTGCACGAGCCCATGCGACGACGACGAGAACTCACTGCTGACCTTGCCCGGCCAGGATGGCGACTGCGAGAAGGACTGCTTTTGGAACAATGGAGCCGACGCTTGCAGTTGGAACCTGACATGCGATCCCGACAGTCCAGGTGCCGACATCGGGTGCGAGTACGATCCAGCCGGCGGCCAATGCAATTTCGAGCAGACCCAGGAGTGCGTCGACTCCTGCTTGCCGCTGGTGCCCAACGCCTGCGACTGCTTCGGGTGTTGCCAGGTCGACGGGCTGTTCATCTACCTCGACTCGAACCCCGAGTGCTCGATGGACAACCTCGGCGCGTGCAACACGTGCACGTACTTCTACGGGTGCACCAACGACTGCATCAAGGACGACTGCGAGTTGTGCTTCGGCGAGACGATCGATGAACTGCCGATGGGCTGTGCCGAGCCGAGCTGCGATGTCGGCACGCCGTGCGGAGAGCAGAGCGACTGCAACGATGGCGACTTCTGCCAGACCGGGTGCTGCGTTCCGATCCAGGGCTGAATCAAGCGAACGAGCCGGCCCATTGCAGCGGGCCGGCTCGTTCAAGGAGGTTGGCGGTCGGGCTCTACCCGGCTTAGTAGACACCTTTGACGGTCAGAACGATGTCGTACCAATCGACGGTTGCCGAGAAGTCGAGCCGCACTCGGAACGTGCGCTGGGCTGCGGTCGGCAACGTGTACTTCTTCCGAAACGTGAACGGCATCATTCGGCCCGTCGTCCCAGCGCCGTCAATGTCCAGCGAGTTGAGCGGCTGAGAAGTAGCCACGGTGACCGACCCCGTGACGTCCTTGAGCAGAATGGTCATCGTCGTGGTGTCGGTTCGTCCGTTCCACATTCCGGTGACCTCGACAAGCACAACGCCGGTTACCTCCGGTGTGATCACGGCGTCCGCGACATCGCCAGTTGTGCCGACGTTGGAGCCGTCGGTTGTGGTGCCGTCGCCGTGCACCCAGCCCTTCGTAGAGCTGTGGATGCTCTCGTACGCTGCGCCGTTGTGCGTCCGCCACTTCACGCGGCTCGAGTTCAAGAACAGCGAGCCGGCCTGCGTCGTCGTTGGATCCGAATCCACAGGCACAACGACAAGCGGGGAACGCTTTGGTGCCGTTGCGTCCGTCTCTAGCTTCGCCGCATTGCCGTCCACGCTCAAGGCGTAGAGTGCGTTTGCATCTCCGAGTCCCAACGCGGCAATCCCAACGCCGCTCGAGGTAGCAGCAGCGGATGAAGTGCCCACGACACCCACTGCACCAGTATTGACCGCGACGCCCTTGACTCCGTAGCTGGTCGCGTTGTTGAAGCCCGTCCCGAGAACGCCGTTGACGCCGGCGCCGGTGCCTACACCCACGAGACCGCCATTGCCTGTGAACGGCTCGCTGCAGGACATCGTGCCGATTACCGCGATGATGTCGCCAGCCGCGTTGCCGAGCGTCGACGATCCATTCAGCGCCGTTGCCCCGGTGACGGTGAGGGCGGCAATCGTTGCCGCAGCCAAGCAGTCGAAAGTATCAGCCGTGCTCGTCCCGATCGTGCACGTGAAAGCGCCAGACCCAATGCAGAGCGAGACATCGTGGCCGGCAGTCAAATATCCATCGGTGGAAATGCCGACGGTGGAAATGACGTTGCCTCCGACGATGACGTTGTATCCGAATGATCCGCTGTATGTGACGTTGAGATAGGCGTCCGTGGAGATGTTCCCGGCCGCATGCACCACGGTGCTCGAGTAGACACCGTTGTAGCCAAGCACGCTGTTGGCGACCATCGCCTGATCGATGTTGACGTTCTCACCGAAGTGGACGTCGCCTCCGATGGTCTCGAGCACGATCCCGGGTCCACCGAAATCGTTGTGGAAGGTGGCCGTGGTGTCGGTCGCCGAGTTGTTGGCCACGGACAACGCCGGCCCGCCGTTGGCCCCGATGAGAACCGAGGCAAGTTCCCCCACGAGCGGAGCACCCGTGACGATGAGTGCAGCATCGGCCGGCACCGTGATGGTCACCAAGTCGGTGAAATTCGTTTGGCCTGAGACCGTCAGTTCCTCGGCGCCGATCGACTTGTGCGTTGGGATCTCGGGCACGAGCACCGTCGCAGCGGTGACGTTCGCGCCGTCGGTCTCGATTTTCCAGATGGCCACATAGCCCGCGGCAGGGACCGGCGCACCCGCTCCGTTGTTGACTTCCTGGTACGCGACCAGCCCCGCCTCGTTGAGATTGACGTAGGTGTCCTTGCTCGCCGTGAAGGCGTGCGGGCTGCCAATCGCGACCGTGAACTGCACGACCACGCCGCCGTCATCGTTGGCGTCGACCATCACCCACGACGCGGTGATCGAACTGCTCAATCCCGCGCCGGTGGTCCACGCGCCCGAGGTCGGGAAGACGAACGTACCGAACAGGCCAGCCGACGACGGGACCATCCGCGAGATGCCCATCGCCCGGATCCACCGCGCGAGATGCTGCCACTCGTAGTTGACCGTGCCCGACGGCAGAATCACGGAGCCGAGACCGGCAGCCTCCTCGGCAGGCACGGCGAAGGGTCCGCCAGATTCTCCCCACGTGGGCTCGTCGTAGGTGTCGTCCGGGTTGACTGGGATATCGGTGACGGCGGTCATGGTGATCGGCTATGGGTCGGTGGCGAGCGTGAACGCGAGGACATCGGGTCCGTCGAGTGCGCTTTCGTCGAGGGTGAAAACATCGGGTGCAGCTTCGGGCGAGAACACCAGCACCATGCGAACGCCGTGCGGGCGCCCGCGGTAGAGCACGTCGAAGTAGGTTAGCGCCTCGTTCTCGGTCAGCTCGAAGAAGTAGACGACGTAGGTCAGCGGGTCGGGGCGCTCGAGCAACCACGTCTGCGCTCCGTTCACCAACCCAGCGGCCAAGGCTTTGGTGACCGATGGCTGGCGGTTCGTGCCCACAGCCCCGTCGATCGGAACGAGCACGTTCTGATACCTCTCGTCGCTCCAACCGTCCGGGCGGAGGAAACCGAGGTCGCGCCCGAGAGCGTCGAGATGCACTCCGATCGCAGTCAGGACCGAGCCCACCCGCCAGCGAACCTCCCACGATGATGCGAGCAGCTCGCCCACCGCTGCCGTGAGCACGGCCTGCCACACCTGGATCTCTGGGTCCTTGACCAGCGGCGGGCGCATGGTCTGGAACCACCGCGTATTCGGATCCACGGGGTTCTGTGCGTAGATCGGATCGCCGATGATCTCGATCGTCGTGGCCAGCGGAACGGTCGTAGTCGACCCCCACGGCGACCACAGGATCCGCATGTGGTACGCGGTGATGCCATCCTGTTCGTTCGTTTCCCAGTCCGTGGGCATCGACCAGCGGATCGAAACCACGCCCGTCTCGGTCAGCGCTGCGGTCGCGTCGACCAGGTTGGGCAGCTTCACCCATGCGCTGCCGTTCCAATACTGGTACGCCAACCCGCTGGTCCCGAGGAACGCGGTCGAGATGTCGATCTCGATCTCGACGAAGGGGTAGGTCCAGCCGACCACGAAATAGTCGCCGGTGGAAGCATCGACGGCAGCAACCCCGAGTTCGACGTCACCCACCGCACCGCTCGCCGCCTCGGCCGTGAAGTCGGTCCAGATGTCGCCGTCCTCCTGGAACAGCCGAGCGCTCACTGGGTAGTTGGTGAAGTTGTCGTAGGCGTCTGTCATTCCTACGCTCCGGTCACGGTGATATCGGTGAGTTCGTTGTCGATGGCGAACTGCTCACGAACCGCGGCCTCGAGTGTGCCCGTGTTCACCGGCGGGTCAACGATGTCGACCTCGACCACGATGTTGTCGATGCCGGGGATCCCCGCGTTGTTGTTCACGTAGGCGGCGATCTTGAAGCCGCTGGTGTTCTCGCCGGGAACGAGCGCCTCAACGTAGGTCACGACGGCTGCCCGGATCGCTGTCTCCCGAGCCGCAATGGCCTCGACGCTCATGTCGCCCGGATAGCCCTCGCCCTTGGTGATCGTGACCTCGATGTAGATCGCCACGAGTTCGGGGCGCGAGAACTTGATCGTGACCTGGCCGCCGACGTAGTCCGCGTCGATGATCCCCACAATCGTGTTGCCGACCGTGTTGACGCCCTTCGCACGCGAGGCTTGGATCGCGGCGGCGACCGCATCGTCGTCGCCACCCACGACCAGGACTTCGACCCAATGCGTGAGGCCCCAGTAGGCGTCAGGGGTGTTGGTCGGGTTCTCGAGCAGCGAAGCCGAGGTCACCCCCGCGACCGCGCGCACGGCCGCGATCATGTTGCTGAGCAGCGCGTCTCGCCACCGCTGCCGATACTCGGCGTCGGTCTCGTCGCTGCGGCCTGGGATCGCATCGGCGACGTTGGGCCCGACTGAAAGCCAGCCCGTGACCGGCGTCAGGATCGTCCAGTCGGACGCCGCGATCGCTGTCTTCGGTCCGGTCTCGAAGTACTCCCATGTCCCGTCGATCGTACCACCGCCAGGGATCGTCACCGCGCCGACCAGCGCCCACGCGCCGGTCTCGTCAGCGAGCGCCACGGTCTGGCCAGCCGGCACGTTGACGTTGGGCCCCACCGCGGCGAACAGCGGCAGCACGACGGTGCTCCCCACGGCTGCCAGCTTCGGACCGATCCTCGGGGTCAGCAGCAGTTCGAGGCTTGAGCCCTCGGCGACGCCGTTGGTGCCGGGAGCCGCCGAAATGAACTTCGAGTTGTAGTTGCCCGCGCCATCATCCCACGCGTCCTTCATGACGTTAGCGAAGGTGCGCAGGAGGTCCGCTGCAGGGCCGTTCTCGACGTCGATGTTGGCGCTGGTCTCGGCCTTGTACTTGTTCTGCAGGTCGAGCAGGACCATGTCGTAGGTAGCCGGCAGCCAGCCGGTTGTCGTGTCATAGCCGAAGGACATGATCTACGTTCCGATCTCGATTGATGTACCAGTGATCGTCCGAAAGGTCACTTTGATCGTGACCCTTGGACCGTTCGCCGCTTCGTTGTCCACCGTCACGATGGGCCCCGCAACGACCGACTCGACTCGCGGATGAGCCAGTACGACGTCACGCACGAGCGCACCGCGTTCCTCATCGCTCGTGTTGGGATCCAGGATCCGGTCGTAGTCCAAGCCCTCATCGGTGTTGAACACGTACTTGCCGAACGGCGTGGCCAGTTGCAGGTAGACCTCGACCCGCGTGGCGTTGTCGTCGTCCGTCGTGTAGGCCAGCGGGCGGACGAGTTCACCAGCGTTGGCGCCGGTCGTGTACATGTCGAGCGTCATGCCGGCCATGGGTCATCTCCGATATCGGCCAAACACTGTGGTCGGCGATGGTGCGGGTGGCTGAAATACCGGTCCAACGCTGGCTTCGTGAGCGCAACAGGCGGGCCAAGATTTGGAAGCACCTCGCCGTCGATGCCCATCAAGAGTTCATGTGCGTGCCCCTCGTGCGTGACCCAAGCACACGAAAACCGGCCGGTGGTTCCGCGGCCAGCCAAATAGGCCATGAGTTGCGCTTCGTCCATCAAAACACTCCCGGAATCGTCTGTAGTTCGTCGAGTTCGAGACGAGTCTCGCCGCCGCTATTCGTGTCCACCGTGGTCGTAGCGACCTCGATCCGGTAGTTCGCCGTGCGGGTGGGCGTGATCATCGTGACTGCTCGACCGGGCGCGGCGCCGGGCTGAGCCCATGTACGGACCGCCATCTTGAACGCATCGACGGCCTCGGGCTCGCCGAAGATGTTGCCCGCTGCTGACGAGAGTTCGATCGGCGGGAAGCCGGTGAGCACGCTCGTCGAGTCGAGGAACAGCAACTCGCCGTTCTGCACCGACCATCGAAGCTGCAGCGCGTCCATGATCTGCTGGACCTGTGGCCGCGCCGGACCCGAGGCGTTGTAGCCACCGAGCAGTTTGAGATCGGCGGGCGGCAGGTTCTTGGCGATCATCGCAGCTTGAAGCTGTTGGAGAAGCCGAGCCCGATCCGCGGTCAGCCCACACGCGGCGATCAGATCCATGATGACGTCGACGACGTTGGTGCCGGGCTTGTAGCTCTTGCCCACGAAGGGCACGACGCCCGCGCCGGCAGATTGGATCGCCTCGCCGGCTCCGAGCAGGTGAGCCCCATCCTGTACCTCGATCGTCAGGACTTGGTCCCGGCCATCGGGGGCGTAGCGCATCTTGCTCGACTGCCCGATGAACCCCACCGACAAGGCCGCGAGCATGTTGGGCGCTTCGCTGTCCGTGAATCCCCACGACAGTTCGACCGAGCCGAGTCCGTAGATCTCGCTGATCATTTCGATCGTCGCCCCCGACTTCCCAAGCTCGAACAGTTGCGCTCGCTCGGTCGCAGTCCAGTCGGTTCGCGAGCGCACCACCCCGATGATCAAAGCCGCGGTGAGAGGCGCGGGGTTGTAGAACTGGATCTGCGCGGTGTTGGGCTCAGATCGCAGCGACCTCGTGACGGTGAAGCGGATGCGCGGCTGGACGCCAAGCGGGTCGGGGTTCAACGAATCGAAGTACCCCGCGGCGTTCGTGATCCGCAACCGTGCAACGCAGATCGGCGAGCCCATGGGTCAAGTCCCCACGTCCGCTGCGGGGATGTAGACGAGCCGCACGCCAGATTCGCGCTTCAAGTCGTCGCGCCCGGGGTCAAGCTGGTTGCGGGTCGTGTCCCACACGCGGAGCTTTCCCGCGCCGTTGCCTGGGTACGCGCTGGTGTTGAGCGACTCCAGAACGTCCTCGCCGTGCCGAAGCACGAGACCAGCTCGGAGCAGGACCCGGTCGGCGTCGTAGATCGAGAGCGTCCAGAACTGCTCACCCTCGACCCAGAAAACCTCGAGCACGTAGAAGCGCCCGTCGAGTCGGGTCCGAACACGCGAACCGCCGCGGTCTCCGATGGCAAGATTGACGAACTGCTTGGCCATGGGTCACCCGGGGATCGTCGCGGCGAGGTCGGCGGGTACGGTTTCGGTGCTCTGCTGTCCGGCGTCAACGATGCCATCAACGCTGTCCGTGATACCTGGGTCCGTTGCCGAGGGCACGGTCGTGAACGAGGTAGAGAAGCGCGAGACCTCCTTGAGCGTGATCACGCCGCGCCACGCCTGGACCGTGAAGCCGCCGTTCAATTCGACGGTCTTGCCATCTTCAATGTTGGAGATGACCCACACGCGAGCCCCCGTGGGTGCACGCCAGAGCTTCTTGCCGTCAAAGAAGGTGACCTCGGTGCCGAGTTCTTGCAGTAGATACAGTTGCTTGAGGATGACGTCGACGTGGCCTGGCGCGGGCTCCCACAGCCCGACGATCCCCGAGCCCGCGATCGGCTCCGCGTCGCTCAGCACGACCGTGACCTGGATCTGATACGGCACGCGCTGCCGATGGTTGGCGATCGGGGCTCCGCGCTCGAGCGCCGTGTTCGTCATGTCGAAGTCGCGAGGCGCTCGAATGTCCTCGATCACGTCGATGTGAACGACACCAATGCGTCCAGGGAGCCCGGTGCTGGCGTAAGCAAACGGCATGGCCTACTCGCCCTTCGCTTTCAGAGTCTCAGGCGAATTCAGACCGATCGCGGTGTTCCATGCGGTCTGCGCTGTGGTGGCGCCCGTAAAGGCTGGTCCGGCGCCAGCGGCCACGAGAGCGTTGAGCATCGATGTCATCGCCGAACTCAACGCAGCCCAGTTGGTGAGCGACAGCGCAGCCGGACCGCCTATGGTCACCGATTGCCCCGTGGGAACATCGATCGCAACCGAGCCCGAGGCGCTCAGCGTTATGGTGGCCGAGACCACCCCAGCCTTGGTGAGCGTCAGGACCCCGTCCGGTCCCACTCGAAGCGCATCCCCGACCGGGCCTTGGAGCACCCAGTCTTCGTCTTCGTCGGTGACCGAGGCCGGTGGTTGCGGCGTCGGCGGGGTAATTCGGAAGGGCAGCACCACCGCGTCGGAGAGATCATGGTGCCGCTGGTCGAGCGAGTGCGCCTGGCCGACGAGTTTGGTCTGCCTCCATCGCTCGGAGTTGCGATCCGAGCAGACGGCGAGGCACTCGTCGCCGGCCGTCATCGGCCAACGCATGGAGAATCCTCCACCGCCTGGGAAGGCGACTGGGGCGCTCGGAGCCTGTCCATCGCCTTTCTCTTCGCCGCCGCGCCGCGAGCCGATGCCAGCATCAAAGTCGACGTCCATCTCGCCGAGGGCCTGTCGCGCGATCGCTGCGATCTTGCCGAGCACGACGGTCCGCGCGTTGCGGATCTTCTCGTCGATGACGACGGCGATCGCCTCGATCAGCACGCCCGCGTCACCAGTCTTGGCCGTCATTGGACCCCCGGGATCGTCCGCCCACCGCCGTGCGCAGCGAGCAGCCTCTTGCCCTGCAGCTCGAACATCGCAGCCACGAGCGCGGGCAAGTCTTCCAACTTGGCGAGCATCGCGTCCCGAGCCTGATTCGCGGCATCCTGCATCGCATCGTTCTCCTCGACCGAACCCGCACCGTGGATGGTGATCGTGAGGTTCTCGATCAGTTTGATGATCGGGGCGATTGTGATCAAGAGCGTTTGCGGTGGCGGCCTGCCTTCGAGCACCGAGCCTGGACCGCGAAGCCCGAGCATGTCGAGGATGTTCTTGGACGCCCCGTCGAAGATCCGGCCGGCCTGGCGAAAGCGCTCCTCGAGTTCCTTGGCCCGCGTGCGACCGGCCTCGCGTGCGAGCGCGACGGCTTGATCTGGATCGGTGCCGCCAGCGATCAGGCGTTCGAGTTCACGCTGAGCGAACTCCTCGGCCTGTTTCTCGGCCGCCTTTTTCACGTCCTCCTCGAATTGGAAGAACGTGTCGCCCTTCCCCTTCTTTCCCTTCTTCCCCTTGGCTGCGCCCTTGACCTTGCCGATCTGGCCAACGGCTGCCTCGGCCGCGGCGTCGGCTGAACCAGTCGAGGCAAAGGTGGCGGTCGCGGTCTCGAACGCTTTCTGGCGCGTCGCTCGATTGCCCTCCAACACGGCCGCTCGCGCAGCTCGGCCAGCAGCGTCAGCATCCCCGCCGCGCTTTTTGGCCTCGGCTCGGGCTGTCTTCTCAGCTGAGTCCGCTCGGACCCGCTCCGCCTTCGCCACAGCGTCGTATACCTGGCGGCCCTCGGCGGTGAACAACTTGGAGGCTCCCTGCTCGGCCTGCTCGGCTGTGCCCTTCGAGAGCTGATTGAGCCGGAAATTGGCCTCATTCACGTCAGTCTCGGCGAGAAGACCCGCGCCCAGCCCTCCAACCGCACCCTGCACACGAGCCTTTGTCGCCTTCTCGCGTTCCTGTTTCTGCTTGTCGTACGCCTGGTTGCGCTCAAACCTCGCTCGCTCCATCGCGTCGATGTTGGCGTTGGTCTGCCGGATCGATGCTTCGAGCGCCTTGATCTCCCGCTCGCTCTCCGAGATCGAATCGTTCAAACCCGTGATGTCGGCTACGGCACTTGCGGCCATGTTGCCGAGCGCGAGACCAACAGCACCAGCCGCCACGACCAGGCCAGCCGGCCCCATCATCGCCGTGGACATGCCGACGATCAGGAGCGTGGCGTTGATGAGAGCGTTCTCCATCCCGCCCGAGATCTCGATGAAGCTCTGGATCGCATCGATGATCATGCCGACCGCCTCGGCCCCACCAACCACCGCATCGTAGAAGGCGTCTAGCGCCCCGCCGACATCCTCTGGCGAGACCGATCCGATGAACTCGCGGACCGCTTCGATGGCCGTGACGAGTGCATCCGACAGCACTTGCGCAAAGCCGCCGCTCTCGGAGAACCGGCCATTCAGATCTGTGATCAGGCCCTTGAAGGCATCGAGCGCGCCGGCCTGTGAGACCTGGTCGAAGAACTGCGCGATGCCGTCCTTCAAGTTCGAGATCATGCCGGCAGCGGTCTCGGTTTGGTTCGCCATCGAGCCGGCGAACTCGGTCTCGCCAAGGCCCTTCAAATAGGCGCTGATCTCGTCAGAGCTTTTGCCGACCGTGGTGGTCAGGCCCTTGAACGTGAAGGCGACCTTGTCTCCTTGGGTCGACGCCTTGATCCCGAATTCTTTGAGCCGCTCGAACTCGCCGGTACTGGCGTCGGCGACAGCCTCGACGAACTCGATGATCGGCTTGCCCTGCGCCGCGGCGATGTTACCGAACGCGGTGAGCGATTCGGTCGACGCATCCAGGCCGATGTTTTTGAGCCGGATATAGGCGGTGGTGACCTCCTCAAGCTCGAATGGTGTGGTCTTGGCGAACTGCTGGATCAGACCGAACGCCGCGCTCGCACCCTCGGCCGAGCCCTCGACGGTCTTGAGTCGCGACCGGAGCGACTCGAAGTTGACTCCGGTCGAGAGCACGGCGGTGCCCAGGGCCGCGACCCCGATCGCACCAATGGAGGCGACGCGACCAACCGTTGCCGCGATCCCGCCGATGTCGCTCGCGGTGCTGCGCAGGATCTCTCGGCGACGATCCCGAGTCGATGCCTCATCGTTCAGATCGTCGAGCCGACGACGCTTGCGGTCCAGGAACAGCCGCGCGTCATCGTCGATCATCTTGTGATGCGACCGCTGACGATCCGAGGCGACCTGTTCGGAGTGCTTCCGGTTGTCCTCCGTTGCCCGCTCTCGGCTGACCCGTAGCTTGTCGAGCGCTCGCCCTTCCGAGGCCGCGATCCTCTGCGACGCTTTCTCCTCTGCCGCCGCCGCTCGCTCGGATGCTCGGATGCGTGCGGCGATCTGCTTGTCCGACGCTGCGATAATCCGCTCGGACGCGCGCTCGTGGGCGGCGGCCTGCTTCGCGGCGAGAGAGTCCTCCTTGTCGGCGGCCTTCTCAGCGCTCGAGACCGCTTTCAAGAAGTCGGTCTCAGCCCGAACCGCAGCCTTCGCCCGGGTCGCCGCGGCTTTCTCGGCTGCCTTCGCAGCGCGCTCGGTCTCCTTGGCGAGCTGCCGTTCGGCGACCGCAGCCTTGGCCGCCGTGCGCTCTGACTCACCGAGTGAGCGGTCGAGATCGTCGGTTGCTCCGGCCGCTCGCTTCGATGTCCTGCTGAGCTTCTCCGCGTCGGCGTCGGCCTCCTTGAAGCCCTCGCCGTTGTACTTGGTGACGATGGAGATGATGAAGCGGCGCAGTTCCATGGCTCGTCTCCATCACTTCTTCGCCGTCGACGTTGCATCCATCGCCCGGCGCTCGACCTCGGCAGCGTGAGCCGCGATATCGACCTGGTCCATGAGCGCGACCGGGGTCCAGTCGGTGAGCACTTCATGGCTGCTGGCGACGTAGCCCATCTTGGCGAGGTTGGCCGCCCACTGCACCGCGGTCGCTACCCCGGGAACCGGCACGCCGTAGTCTTTGGACTTGGGGCTGCGCAGCGAGTACGGCTTGCGGATCCACAGCGGTTGGAAGGTCTGCTCGATCTGAAACGCCAAGACCTGCCAGCGGCCGAACGGGCCAAGCCCTGCCTGCGCCCACGTCGTCCAATCCTCGACCAGCACGTCGTCGACCTTGAGCCGGTCAAACACCATGCGCTCGAACACCTGCGCAAGCCAACGGCCTTCCAGGTTCGCACTCACGGCGCAGGCGGTCAGCATTTCGACCGTGCGGCGGACACCATCGGCTGCGATGTCGAGCCCTTGCTCGCGGTCGCGAACGGCGTCACCGATCGTGCCCGTGAACCCGTGGTCGGCCAGCACACCGCTCCACAGCGAGCCGACGACGTTGCCTCGGGCAGCGAGCAGCATGACGAGCGGCTCACCGAACCGATCGATCAACTCGGGCTCGAGTTCAAACGCGGTGATCGGGTCGAGAACCTGTAGCCGGCAGCGTCGGCCGGTCACAGTGAGACGGCCCCACGGCTGCCGGTAGTAGGTCACCCGGATGCAGCCTCGCTTGGGGGCACGGCAGTCGGGGGATCGACAGGCTTGGAGGTCGCGGCGACTGGGCGCGCGAAGCTGATCTCGTCGGCGTAGTTGAACCGCAACGACTCCGCGAGCAGGCGCCACTTGGTGGCCGGCGACGAGCCCACGAGCACCGCGCCGAGCACCTTGTAGTCGGTGATCCTGATCTCGCCCCTACCGGTCTGGACCAGGGTCTTGTTGAACACGGCCAACTGCATGAGGCGATGCAGGTCCTTGGGCTCGAGCCGGGCGAGCAGGACCGGGAACGCCTCGCCGAGAAGGCTGCCGGCCACGTCGGGGAGAACCTCGAGCAGCCGAGCCCACGCCCTGGCGATGCGACCGTCGGACGTGTCGAGGTCCCCGAGGTTGGCCAGGTCGAAGTCAGCCCCGGAGCCCGTGGTCTCGGCCAGGAACAGCGCGACCTCTTTGGCGAGCGCGTCGACGACGATGCCGACGCCTACGGCTGCCGCGGGACCGAGCACCCGAAGCAAGATGCACTCGATCTCGAACTGCTCTTCGGGACCCGTACGCGTGATGATCCACGTACGGTCGTCGAAGCTGAGCGTCTTCTTGGGGTCGATGCGATCCATGGATTACCTCGATCACGGCATCAACGAGATGATCTCTTCTTGGGTCAACTGCGGCGGGTTCACCCACTTGCCGACCTGAGCGATCTGGAACACCCCGATCAGCGGCCAACTGACGACCTCGACGGTATCGGCGTTGAAGTTTCGCGTCGGCTGGGCCTCGATCGAGACCGAGCCGGAGACGAACTTCGTGGTCTCGTAGGTCAGCGAGACCCCGAGGATCTTTCCGAACTGCCGGATCGCCTTGACCGCCGCGAAGATGAACGAGTCGTCCTCGCTCATCGGCATGACGTTGACCGTGAACCGATAGGCGTTGGACCCGTTGATGATGTGCGCCGCCGTATTGTGAAGGCCGCCAATGAGCGCCGACTCTGGAGACATCTTCTCCAGGATGGCGATCGTCCCGACATCGGGCAGCGCCGTGATGCGCTTGCCGCTGATGTTCAGGAACAGATTCGATTGTTGGATGATGACGGTCTCGTTGGACATGGCTCAGACCTCTCAGACGAGCGCGAACTCGGCTTCCACTCGCAGCGCCGCGAGCTTCGGGGTGATGGTGGCGGAGGCGAGGATGCGCCCGGTCGTCTTGAAGTCGCCGATCGAAAGTTCGGACGGCGGAAGCGTGGACAGATCGAGCGGCTCGTAGGTCACGGTGAAGTCGTCGCGGATGACACCAGCGGTGACCAGCGGGATCATGTCCTGGCTGATCTTGTCGCAGACGCTCTGCAGCCCGGCCTTGTCGAGATTGACGCCAGCGTTCGACTGCAAGATCAAGTCGACGGTCTGGCGGATCGTGTACCACCACCAATCCTCGGCGTGGACTTGGTAAATGAAATTGCCGCTGGAGACGTAGCCGCCGAGCGTGCGCAGGTCATCGGCCGGGCTGTAGAACCGCTCGGTGTATGACGTGAAGCGCTGGCGCATCGTCTGCGTCTGGCTGAGCGACCGAGCAGCGGTGATCGTCGTTTCGTCGCTGCCCTCCGTGACCAGGAAGTGCCAGGTCCGCGAGCCCGGGAACGCCCCGCCGACACGGCCAACCCACGCGGCCGCCATGTAGTCGGTCGCCGTCGGGTGGCTCAGCAGGGCGGCACGCTTGTACTCGCCGTTGAACCAGTCCACCGCGATGTTGGTGGTGTCGCTGCCGTCGTAGACCCCGACGGTCGCGGTCTCGCCGATCATGACGTTGCGGCGGTTCACGACGTCGGCTCCCGCCCATCGGCGGCCTTCGTCGAGTTCGACGTCGAGCGCACCTGGCATGAGAACGCCCCAGAAATTCGAGAGCGGGTAGGCGGCGTCGAGATCCTCGAACGCCCCGACGTTGGCCACCGTCTCCGTCACGGTCGGAGCCGTACCGCCTGGTGCTGCCGACGTCGGCGTGAAGCCAACCCCTGGCACGTCGGCCGTGAGACTCAGCGTGTCGGTGTCTACGGAAGCAGCGGTGATCAGCGCGCCGTAGATGCCACCGTTGAAGGCGGCGACCAACCCGTCCTTGATCTGCGTCGTGGTCGAGCCGCTTGCGGCGAACGTCGCGGCGAGCGTCCCGTTGATGCTGACGGTGTGGTTGCCGTCGGTCGTGGAGATGATGTCCACGGTCCAGACGTTGGCGACCGGGTTCTCGCGCTTGATCAGGACGATCCGAGAAACGGCGGTGGCGGTCGGCTCCTGGCTGAATAGTTGGACCGCAGCGTTGAAGGCCGCGTCACCGGTGTCCCAGCCATCCTCCTCCATGAGCGCGGTCGACGAGTAGTCCGTCGTCTTCGCGGTGATGCCGGCAGGAACGGCGGGTGCCACAATCGCGAAGATCCGTGGGGTGTCCGGCGGTTCGGGTGGAACCTGATTGAGCTGCGAATTGATTGCGATCCAGTCGATTGCGGGCATGTCGGTCTCCTACTAGGCGACGTTGAGGGCGTGCCCGATCCGGCGGGCGGCGGGGACTTGGTATGCAGCGGTGGCGTAGCCCAAGAGCGCGAAGTCGAGGGTGCCTTGCGTCTCGCTGCGATCGGCGAGTGTGGTGTTCTGAGCGAGAAGAATTCCGGCCAGGTTCCAACCGGCGGCCTGCAGCTTCGGCTTGAGCACGCGGTGCATGGCTTTGCGGGCGCGGGTCATGAGGTCGAACCCGGTGGCGAAACCTCGGACCTCGACGCCTCGGAAGGTCACTCGGCAGACCATGCGCGACCACTCGACCTCGAGTTCGGGGAAGCGCTCGACCAGCGGCGTGATCTCGACGAGATCGGCGTCGCTCGGAGCGAGAGCGAACAGGGGTTCGTCGGTCGAGCCGGTGACGATGATGCTGGTCGGATCATCGCCATCGATCGCGGCTGTGATCCCAGCGGGCAACCCGGCGTCGATGATGGCGAACAGGGCAGCCGCGCTGATGTCGGGTGTCTCCTGTGGGTCCAGGCCCTGGTCGGGCGAGTCGTACGAGAACGTGAGCGGGGAATCGAAGTCGAACCCGACGTACAAGAGCACGGCGAAGGTCCCGGGCCCGTCCACGAGGATCGTGATCTGCTGCTTCACGATCGATGGGATCGTGCGGACCTCTGGCTGACTCAGCGGCACGAGCGAGGTTGCGACCTGGATCAGCGCGGCCGGGAGCGCCACGTCGGGGGCTCCGTCGTCGCGCTTCTCGGGGAAGCACACGCGCTCACCGGGGATGCCGGTAGCCGCAACGACCCAGTCATGGATCGCGTTCTCGACCAGCTCGATGGCGATCGGGGCAGTCGCGGTCATGCCGGCCCCCGTTCCGCCGCGCTGTAGAAGCGGTAGCGTGAATCAGCCACGAGCCCGGCATCGTCCCAAATCTCTTCGCCGGTGATCTCGTAGAGCCGGCCCTGCCATTCGACCTGATCCCCCGGAGGACCGTCGGTGTTCTGCGTCGGCGCGATCTGGAGTCCGGTCCAGTTGAGCGCAATCTGGTCGATGTCGTCTTCCACGTAGGCTGCGGAGAGGAACGTCTTGGATGCCCAGATCTGCGTGCCGCCCGTGGTCGAATCGCCGGGAAGTTGGCGGTTCAATTGGGTGCTCGTCGGCTGGACGTACAGCTTCACGAGCGCAACGACGTCATCGGCAGGCGTGAGGCGACCATCGGCCCCACGCGTGCCTGCTACTCGACGACGCACGCGCGTCAGCCGAGAGCCTTTTTTGACGGCGTTCTCGATCCCACCCACGGCTCAGCCTGCTTTCTTGACGTCCTTGATCCGCGGGACCTTGGCGATCTTGCGGCTCAGCGCCTCGACCAGTTCCGGGTTGCGACGGTTCTTCGGGCCTGCGATGACCGGCTTCTTGTGCTCGATCTCCATCAACTGCTCGAGTGCGGCACGTCCAGAAGTCCGAGAGATCAGCGCGGTGAATTCGTCCGGGGTGAGCCCGGCGAGGTTGACCTCGACCACCTGCTTGGCCTCGATCAGCTTGGCGATCTCTTTGTGAGCCGAAGCCGCGGACCACGTCTTGGCGTCCACGAGATTCAGACCAGGCGTGAACATGCCGATGCTGCCATCGGGAAGGCCGAACGCGACCGGGCTGGGCTCGGCGTAGCGAGTCGGCGCGGGCGGACGCTTCGGTGCGTTCTTCGGTCGCACAGCGGCCGGGAGTTTCACGAGTTCTGGCTTGTAGTCCACGGCGACCAGCCCGGGGCTTGTCGGTTGTGGTGCACTCGGCACGGGGCCAGACGCACTGCGGCCGCGGGGGCTTGGCTTCTCGGTCTTGTCTTCTTCGCTCATACGTCGTCTCCGTCTGTTCCGATCTCGAAATCGATGGCCTTGAGCATGTCGCCGCTGTCGACCAGCTTTTGATCGTGGCCCTTGCGATCGATGGTGCTCTGCGCGAGCGGGTCTCCGCCCACCTGTCGGGTCTCAATCACCGCCTTGGCCGACTTTTTCATGAGCCGGCCGAGCATGGTGAGAGCCTGGATGGGGGTGGCAACGCAGTCAGCGACCGCACCGACATCGTCCTTGGCCTCCTCACCGAGTAGCGGTGCACTCTGGTCGGCCGCGATCGAGAGCCAGGGACGTGGCTTGACGTACGGCTCCCCGTTGTCTCGCTGGGCCTTGGAGCCTAGTTCGTTGATCGCACCCTTGAATGCTTGCTCAGGCTCGAGCAAGCCGGCCGACACGCGCATGCGATCCAGCCCAGCGAGGTTTCGCTGAGTCTTCCGCCAACCGAGGTCGACGTCTTGGATCTTGATCGTGGTGCCCATCGGTCAGCCGTAGAGAATGGTTCTAGGAGTCATGAGTTTGTCGCTCGCGTGGACCCGATCGAACGGGGGAGAGTTCTGCGACGGGCTTGGCACTTCTCGAACTTGGCCAGCTCGAACGCGAAGAGAGTCCCGAAGGGCGAGCCAGCGAACAGGCCCGACGCCGAGGTCGCGGTCCCGTAGGTCACCGACACGCGCCCGACCGTCTCGCTCTCGACGGTCGAACCTGACTCAGCACCGGCACCCGGGGTCACCGTGAGTAGGTGCTGAGCCAGCAAAGTGATCATGTTGCAGGGGTCGACCCCGCAACCGATGTAGGCGAGTTCCTTGGTGGCCTGTCCGGCTGCGGGCCCGAGCACAATCAAGACCGCCTGTGCGATGAACAGCTCCGCCAGATCGGCGTCGACGTCAGCGAACAGGGGGCCAAGACTGTCCTGGGTGATCGTGCAGGTCATGAAGGAATCCGCCTCGAGATCAGCCCATCGCCAACGACGGCTGCGGTGCGTTGGTATCCTTGACCAAGGGCACCGCGCGCTGGAACGCGATCGTCTTGAGCTTGACCGGCCGCGCCTTCGCCTGCCGGTCGGCAACCGCGTCGAGGATCTCGGGGCGGCCATCGCCGTGCCGCTCCTGATCCGCGATCCACTGCAGGCCGGTTGGGTCGATCGACCGAGCGATCAGATCGAGTACGGCGCCGCTGTCATCGGGCAGAGCCGTCAACTCGCGGATCTGCTTGGCCTTGACCAACTCCATCACCTGGGGATGACCTGGCTCGCCGGCCGCCGACTTGGCGGTCCTCGTGTAGAAGCGCCAGAGGTCGGCTGAGATGACGTTGACCCCGGGTTGCAGTTGCAGATCCGCCTGCCCGTTCTCCGGCCAGAAAGCCATCAACGGGGAGAGCCGGTGTGCAACTGCTCGGTCGTTCCGAACAGCGCCCTTGTCTACGGTGCCTCGGCCCACCATGCCGCGGTAGTCGAGGATGACGTGGGTCTTCTTGGGCGGCTTGGCGGCCGCCTCGTTGGGAACGGTAGTGGTTTCGCTGGACATTGGGGTCTCGCTCTCGGGGTTCACGTCGTCTGCTTTGCGTCGGGCCATGACGATCACGCGGTGAAGTCGGCGTACAGGACTTGCTCGGGCAGCTTGGCGATGACGCCACCGTGGCGCCGGAGCAGCACGTACGTCTGGTTGAGGTAGTCCTCGAAGGGTCCGAAGACCATGGACTCCATGTGCTCCACGTACAGGTTCTTGCGATCGTCGGTGTAGACGATCCAGCGCGTGGCGGTGCCGGCTTGGTTGCCGAGCATGAGGTTGTCGGAGAACATCGCCGCGGCGATCCACGGGTACTGCTCGACCGCGCGCTTCCACACGGAGTCGCCTTCGCCGTTGGCACCGAAGTAGGTGTTCTGCATCGCCAGCCGGTCGGCGTGCGGAATCACCGAGTGGGTCGGACGTCGGCCCTGGTTGCCCAACATGTAGCGGGCTTCGATGGCCGCGAGACGCTGCATCATCTGCACCGCGGTCGGGACCATCGACGAGAACTGCTGACCGACCAGGAGCACCATGGCGCCGCTGATCGTGGCGAAGCCTTCGATGTTCTTGTCGGTCGAGCCCCACCAAGAGACGCGCTCGCGGAAGTCGTCGGCAGCCTCGACCGCCGCGTACTGTCGCTCGCCCTGGAGATCATCGCCGACGATCGCTGCTTCCCAGTCGTCGGGGAGACCCCAGGTGTACTTGCTGGCGTAGTAGGCCGCGCCGCGGATCTCCTTCTCGTCGGAGTAGTCCGAGTTCGGGACCTCGCGCAGCGCGTTGGGGTCGGCCCAAACGGCCTGCCCGGTGTGCTCGCGGATCTTGAACGAGTTCGTCCGGTAGCCGGGCTTGAGCACGTTGCGGGACTGCAACGCCATGACCCGACCAGGACCCGGAACGAACAGCGTCGGCGCTTGCGGGCGCGTGATGTTCTCGCCGGGGCCACCGACCAACTCGAGCGAACTCGAGGTGAAGTCGGTCACGCCGTCGAACCGAGGATCGATCAACGGCGCAATGTGGCGCTTGATGATCGCCTTGGCCGCGTCCTGGACCTTCTCCAGCGGGGCGTCCGGCCATTTGCGTCGGAGTGCGGGGACGATCCGCTTCAAGGCCGCATCGCTGCTGTGCCCGATCTCGAGCCCGAAGCCCGAGTTTGAGAACCCTTGGAACTTGCCCGCCGAGTCGAGTCGGACGTCGTCGAACATGGAATCGTCGAAGACGACCGCACGTCCGCCTGCCGCATCGAGCCGAGTGATGAATGGTAGATTGGCGCTCATGAGGTGCTCCTGTGGGATCAGACGTTGGGCGTGACCGGGACCGCGATACGAGCGCGACCGATGTGGGTGGAGGGGGCGATGAACATTTCACCGCGGGTGGTTCGGGTGTGGGTGCTGACCTCGGGGTTCGTCTCGACGAACGCGATGGTGCCGGGGCCCAGGTTGGTCACGGTCACGGCGCGGCCATCGGCGGGGCCGGTGAGCGTGATGGTCGAGGTGCCACCACCAGCAACGAGCCCCGTGAGCGTGGGCTTGAGTGCGAGGGCAGCTTTCAGGCCCGTGACGATCAGCGTGGCGGTCGTGCCGGCGCCGCTGGTGAAGCCAACGTGCTCGGTGACGGTGACCCCCAGGTTGTTCACGACCGAGACCTGGAAGGCGTAGTCGGTTGCGTCGACCGCCGTTGGCGTTCCCGTCCACAGGTTCGCCGTGGCACCGACGGCGGCACCAGCCGCATCCGTCACCATGCCGGCGAGGTAATCGCCCGCGTCGGTGTGTCGGACGTAGACGGCCTCGGGCCCGTTGCTCAGCGTGATCGCCTTCTCGCCGTAGGCCGAGATGTGCCCGTACTTGGCGTAGGGGATGTTCTGGCCGGACTTGTACTCGCGGTAGGCGAAGCCGGGCTCGACGGGCTGCGTGTCGGAGCCCCGGAAGATCGGACCGCGGAAGGTCGCGGCCGACATCGAAGACGTGATCTTGGTGAAGTAGGGGCGGCCCTCCTTGTCGTAGCCGGCGGTCCCCTTGCTCGTGTCGATCCCGTAGAAGAGACCAACCTTGATCGTGTCGGTGACCGGCGACGCGATGGAGGTCGCCGTGTAGCCATCGCCACCGACGGTGCTGGTGATCACGGCCGAGAACGTCGCGCCTGGGACCCGAGCGGTGAGCCGCAACTTGGCCGCGCTCGCGCCGACCGAGGCGACCACGTAGGAGGCGATGTTGCCACCCGTGTAGGCCCCCGCGATGGTCGTGATCGCAGCGTTGATCGCCTCGATCAATCCGAGCACGGTGTCCGCGGCGGTGTCCGCCGTCGCTACGAACGAGGTGCTCGCGGGCGCCATCGCATGCGCCGCGGCCGAGGTCCCCGATTGAGTCGTCAGCATCGTGACCGTGACGGTCCACGTTGCCGAAGACGCGAAGGTCCCCGTCAGTTCGTAGTCGGTGACCTGAACGACCTGTGGGTAGTGGGCAGTCCCGACATCGTTGATCGAGGTGTCGAAGAAACACCCCGGCTCGATGATGGTCTCATCCGGGTTGGTGACGCCGTCCGTCTTGAGGAACGGGATGTCGAGATTGTTGGTGAACGGGAACAGGGGTGGAAGTGACATGGATCAGGCCGCTCCGTGGGGCTGGGTTGGGGGCGCGCCGACGGGCAACGCCGTGTACTGGTTGCGAACTTGCTGGGCCTTGGCCAGCGGGTCGTCGTCCTGCCGGGTGGCATCGGTCACGGCATTCGCGGCGCGCAGGCGCTCGACGGATGCAAGGGCTTCGGTGCCCTTGTGGTCACGCCGGTCGAGCATCTCGCGTGCATCGGCCAGTCGCTCTCGCACGGCGTAGGAACGGGCCTCGGGGGTCGGAGCCGCATCGATCCGCTTGATGATCGCCTCGGCCTTGTCGCCGTAGGCTTCTCGGATCGCCGCCATCTCCCAATCCACGATCGAGAGCGGGAGAGGTTCGCCGGAGGCTGCATCCTTGCGGGGCTCGGGCGTGTACTCGTTGCCTCGGCAGCGAGCCACGAGAGCCATCGACTCGGCGATGTGGAGAGCTTGGGCGTTGACCATCCCGAGCGCGTCGGCATGCGAGACCATCTTGGACATCGCGTCGGAGCGCTCGGTCAGCGTGGTCTTGGCGGCGGCCAATGCCTGCTCGGTCTTGGCGAGGTCGTGCTCGGCCTTATCGGCGCGCTTGCCTGCGCGGTCGGTCCGACCCTCGAGCATGGCTACGTACTCGGCGACGGCGAGCGGGACCTGGTACTCGGCCTCGCCGACCACCAACGTGGCGAGGTCGCCAGCAACAACGGGGACCTGGACCTCCTCGTTCGCAGCGACAACGGCTGGTGCGCCTGCATCCGTCGTCGGCATTGCCGGAGGCACAGGGGGAGCAGCCGCGGCCGGAGCCTTGGGCGCGTCGGGGAACGCCATGCCGAGCGCGTTGATCTGGTCGGGCGTGAGATCCTCCTCCGACTCCATGAACTTCGCCATGTCTTCGGGCTTGATGCCGATCGCGGTGGCGATGACGTCTTCGGTCAGGCCGAGCGCCATCGCGGCGGGGATGAGTTTCTTCTTGAGCATGACGACAGAGTCCTGTTGTTGGGTGGGAGGGGCAGGCCGCTTGGCGCTGGCAGAGTCGAACCGGGTCCAAGAAGGAGGGTCGAAGAACACCGGTTGCACTGGCGGTCTCGCCGAGAGCGCGAGAGCAATGAGTTCGTCGGCGCTGTGCACCCGGATGCCGGCCGCGTCGGCGCGACCGGTCAGCACCTTGGCCGTGATGGCTGCGCCGTGCGGTTCGCTGGCGAGGCTGTTCCAGGTGATGTTGTCGATCCATTGATCGAAGGGCCGACCGTAGTCGTCGGTGCCTGGTCCGCGATGGACGCGGCAGCCGTAGGCGACGGAGACCTCGGGCGCCATCGGCTTCTGACCGTTGACCCCTTCGATCGCGTAACGCAGGGCGGCGTCCCATGCCTTGGCCCACCCGAAGGTGTGAAGTCCATCGTGGTACTCGTCGACCGTGAGCACGACCCCGCGCGCAGCTCCGAGAACCGTCGACGGGGTGAGCAGGTCGGAACTGTGCCGCAGTTCCCACGGCGAGCCGATGCCCGAGTCCATGGAGGCCCGGTCGAACACGGACTTGCGCGGCCGGAACTCGCGAATGCCGTTGTAGACCTGGATGTTGTCGGCACGCGAGTACAGCACCGGGTAGGTGACCCAGCCGTAGGGATGGATGATCGGCGTGCAGTCGGCCGCCATCTCGACGCGGTCGGCTCGGACGATGTCGAAGCTGTTGGTGCGGCTCTCGACGTGGATGGCCGGCGCGTTGCCGGTGGCCAGGATCCCCGCGAGAGCACCAGCCATCCCGAGCGCCGAAGCACCGGCAGCGGTTCCGCCGAACTTGATCGCAGCACCGGGGCGCACGTCGATGGTGATGGCGCCCGCTGCATCCATGGAGATGCGGGTCTCAGCGCCGGGCTTGCCGATCAGCACGCTGCCGTCAGCGCCCACACCGAACAACGCCTGCTGCCCTGGCGCGGCATCCTTCGCTGCCTTGGCAGCTTCGATCTGGCGGAGTCGCTCTCGAGCCTCGGCCTCGGTGTCGTAGGGGCCGAGTTCTTTGTACCCGTCCGCTGAGAGCACGACCCACTTGCCGTTCCGTTCCTCGATCCGGTCGTAGTGCTCAGCACCGTCGAAGACGTACCGCTCGCCTGCGCGCCAGATCTCGATGGAATCGACCGGCCAGGATCCAGTCGGGACGGTGCCGGTCCAGTCGGTTCCGGGCTCGATGTAGCCGAGGGTGGCGTGGGGCTTCCATGACTCGCCGAGTCGAGAGACGTCGAGGCCAGCGGAGGCGAGCGCTTGGGCGAGCGCGCCTTGGGCAGCCACGCAGACGGGGGCAACGTCGACAGCGCAGTGAGCCACGCGCATGTCGTTGTCGAAGTAGGAGAGCGGTCCGAGGTTGACCTGCGAGCCCAGCATGGTCGGTGCCACAGCCCGGACGGCCTCCATGGCTGCGGCCAGTTGTTCCTCGCTGGTGTGCTTGACGTAGACGCAGGTGACGTGGGGAGCACCGACCTCGGCGTCCTCGGGGAATTGCGCAGCGATGGCGGCTGGGATCGGCAGAACGACGCAGAGCGAGTCGGCCGCGAAGTCTTGGCGTGCCATCGGCAGCACTTCGACCCGCATGACATCGACGGGGCCGAATACTACGACCTCGCGCTCGGTGGCGATCGCATTGCGCAGCGGCTCGTTCCAGATCGGGTGGACCTGGTCAGCGATGGCCGAGATCTTGGCGATGGCGTCAGCATCGAGCAGGAGCGCGTCCGGGGACACGCTGCCGTGCATGATTGCACCGACCTTGGCGTTGTTGATGTCGCCGGTCGGGATGTAGTCCCCGCTCGAGAACTTGGTCGCCTGCTCGAGCGACGTGGTCCAGGACTTGTCGCGAGTCGCGTCTGACTCGCCAACGAGCTTCCCGGCGATGCTCGGCGAGATGTTCGACAGGCCGCGGTAGATGCGGTCGGTCTCGGGCGCGCGCAGGTATGGGTACTTATCGCGCAGCCCGAGCAGCACTTGGATGCGCGGCTGCGAGAGCTTTTGCCCGTGCGAGTAGTGCTCGACCAGCCACCCGTGGATCGTCGCTTCATCTGGCTCGCCGTCCTGCCGAGCGTTGAAGTCGTCGAGCAGCCCCTTGGCTGCCTTGGTCGCTCGCTCGCGAACATCGGCCGGCACGTCGAGCGGGGTGCCCTGACCAAGCCGGCTCAGCGCTGCACGCAGGGCAGCCGCGTTGATGACCATCTCGCCGTCGACGATGTCGCCAACCGGCATGTGGAGATCGCCCTTGAGCTTGGTCGACGGGTCCGCGATCAGGTAGGCGGCGGAGACCTTGTCGAAGTCGAGTTCGCCTGCAGCGTTGGATGCCCACGCGAACAGGCGCTTTTCGGCCGCGCCGCTGTCCCAAGGCTGGTCGATGATCTGGGCCTTGGTGTTGAGCGTGATGCGGAAGTCAGCCACGGCGGACCTCCGTCGCGGTGTTGCACTTCGGGCATGCGTCGGCAGGGAAGTCGGGGTGCAGTTCGCAGCGGAGTGCGGGCGCAACAACACCGACGCGACCGCCACTATCTCGGCGCGTCTGCCATTCGCCTGCGTTTTGCTGGGGACCCGAATCGACCACTTAGGCAGGCAGCCTAGGGGCTACATTTACAGGACGGCAAACATGGCCCGTTGCGCGCCGCGGTACGGCCGAGATAGAATCCGCGAGTGACGGCCGGGACTCGACGGATGCTCGCAAACATCGTGGCCGACGATGACCTGCGAGGCAGTTCGAGCGGACGCCCGATTCTCTACGGTTTCGGATACCGGTATCTGCTCCGAATTGGTCGGGTTGCCGGGCGGAAGACGTTGAGGCGGACCATCCTCCGCGGAGTGCCACTTCACGACCCGATCATCGCGATCGCATGGGGGCTGGCCCGTCGAGGCAAGCGGGATCTCGCTGCTGCTGTGCTTCGGGAATTCGGCTACTCGAGCGAGTACCGGGTCTGCCGTCGGTCGATCTTCCAGGTCGCAATCGCTCGGGCGAAGCCGGTCACGCCCTGACCGGCGGGGCGGCCTACCTGGTCATGGGTTCCGGCTCCGGGTGTGTTCGAGCGCAAACGCCTGGATGTTGGCCACGATGCGCTGGCGAAAGTCGCCGTCGCGCTCGTCTGGGTTTCGCGTCAGCCCGCGAACCTGCCCGATGCCGTCGAGCGCCTGGCCCGTGGCGCGAGGCACCACGATCACCTGGGTTCGACGTGTTCGGAATAGCCGAGCCTCGGCATGCTCGATCTCGCCGCGACGCCAGCGTGGAAGTTGCAGCCATTCGCGCCTCTCGTGCTCGCGATGAGGCCGTGCCGAGATGCGCTCATCCAGGCTCGGGCGGTCGGCCGCTGGCATCGTGACCAGGAACTCGGGTCCGCAGTACAGGCTATCGGCGTACTCGCGGTGCTTGCCTCGGTCGACCACCCGGGTCGCAGGGCCTCCGAAGCGGGCATGCTCGCCGGGGATTGGGATCGTGTCGACCAGGTCGGAGAGATCCCGATCTTCGTCGTACAGCCTCCGGGTCCACTCGCTGCGGCTGCGATCGTCTCGGGCACTCGGCGTTCGTTGCGAGTCGGCCACAACAACCGCCACGGCCGTCGACCATGTGATCTTCGGCAGCACTCCGGTGAGATTGTGCCCCGTACCTCGGCACGTCGGGCACCGACCGCGGATCGATTCACCCACGGCAGCCTCGCGCGGCTGGCCGTCCTCACCGATGATCGTCAGCCCAGGAACCGCAACCACCGAGATGCGGGTGTGCGGTGTGATCGCCAGGCCCGGTCCCGTCTCGCCGATCCCATCGCATCCGAGGCAGTCGCTGGGCTGGCCCTCGAGCGCCTCGAGCAGCAGTCGGCCGAGATGGGCGATGGCCTTGCCATTGGCGACGCCGGGCGGGATGCCGTGCTTGCGGGTGAATCCGCGACCCTTGCAGGCGGTGCAACGCCGACTCCAGACCTCGGTCGGCTCCTCACCATCATCCGTCGGAAAAGTGCCGCCGGTTTGCTCCCAGCCTTCGAGGGCGAACGTAGCGTGGGCAATGGCACGAGTGACCCCGTGCTGCTTCTCTTCGTACCCATTCCCCTTGCACTCCTTGCATCGCTCCCACCCGTACTCGCTAGCGAGCGGACCTGGCCAACCACCTGCCTGTGGGAAGCGAAGGGGATGCGGAGTCTCGAACGCGGCCCCGTCTTCGATGTACGACTGCGCCGCATCGAGGCATCCGCTCCGAGTCAGGTGCACCGTCGTGGCGACCACGGATCCGTACGTCGCGCCGATCTTCCACTTGGTCTGCCATCGCCTGCCAGCATCTCCGATCGTGACGTGCTCGAGCGTGATCGTAGCGCATGCCTCCGCGATCAGCCGAGCGACCTGCATCCGGTTGCGGCGCAGCCTCATGGTCTTGGATTGCTTCGCCTGTCCCACTACAACCAGCACTCCACGATCACGGGATCGTCAGTGGTGGAACGCGAAACACAGATGTGGCCGCTCGGGACTGCCAGTCGGGCCGCCTGGAGATCATCGACCACGGCGAGCGGTACTTGGTCGGGCTTCTCGCCAACCCAGCGCCTCACCACGAACTTGTCGGGGTAGTCCTTGGGGTTGTCGTAGATCGCGTAGAATTCACCAACCGTCACCGTCATGGGCTTGTGCTCTCCTCGGCCTTGGCCGGCGTAATCATGTCGAGCGTCGGGCTGACCTCGTGGAAGCCGTGGAACGAGACGATGTCGAGCACCACGTACTCGGACGACCGCTCGCCCAAGCGGTTCCACGTCGCACACCGCTCATCCCATTCGAGATCGCTGATCTGGTCGGGTTTGTCCGTATTGTTCCAATAGCCGTACTCCTCGAGCCCGGTGTACTCACGGAGGAAGTCGAGCACGCCGCCCATGAGGCTGGCGCCGTCGCAGTAGGGGATCAGGTAGTACCGGCCACCGAGTTCGCGGATGGCGACCGAGACGCCGAGGTTCCACTTGCTGCGCTGGAAACTGCTCAACTGCGCGCCGTACTTCTGCGTGACCCAGGGGTCGACATCGAGCACGTCCAGCGGGCGAGCATCGTAGCCATCGCCGTGGAGGTCAGCGAGGATCTGCGCGTTGACGACCGACACCCGCGAGACCGGCTTGACCCCGATGCGCTTCTCAGCGGACCGCATGTACATGCTCACCGATACGACCCGATCGCTCGTGTCCTTGGTCTCCTCACGCCAGACCTCGAAGTCAGCATTTGCTCGCATGAACCATGTGGACAGCGCCTCTGCTCGCCCTTCGATGATGTCGCGGTAGACCTCGGCTAGCCGAGCACGAGCAGCGGTTTGGCCCTCGCGCTTGATCGTGAACAGGATCGGCCAGAGCGGGAAGCCCTCGCGGACGCGGTACGCCTCGTAGATTTTGGTGCTCATCGTGTCTTTCGTTTCTTGCGAACGCTGCCGTAGGTCATGCGGAACCCATCGTCGGTCAGGTTGAAGGCCCGCGGATTTCCGGGCTCGACCACGGCCAACCCCATGCCGACCAGTTCGGTCCACTCGGTGAAGTCGTCCGAGTCCGTCTCTGCGCAGTAGTAGTTGCGGTGGCCTCGGAGCATGCCGCCGGTGGCGTAGCGCATCATGTCGAGATGTCGTTGCGTGACCTTCGGCGTGTACCGGATCGGATCAGGTGGGGCGTGGTTGGTCACGATGCATCCGACCGCTCAGGAAGTTGGCGGATTCCTGGCGGCCACATGAGCATCCAGGTCACGAATGCGGCGTCGGATCTCGTCGCGCCCATCGTATGCGTGGACCGTCTCCCGCCCATTGGCGATGGACCACGAGATGTTGTCAGTGGCTTGCTGCTCGAGCGCGACAAGCCGCTCGCGCTCGCGGATCTCGACCGGTACAACCACCGCCAGCCGAGTTGCTCGGCGCTCGGCGATCCTCCGCGCACGCTGCCGAGCCCGACGCCACCGGCGAAGGTCTGGGTCGACGAGCAGCCAGACGAGTAGGCCCGCGGCGAGGATGACCAACTGCTCGAGCATCAATACGGCTCCCACCAGAGATGGCCCCACAGCCACGCGATGTCACTGCTGACGTGCACGGGCTCTCGCTGGAGTAGCTGGTACGGCGTCATGCTCGTGCTCGTCGGCTCGCGTGCGCGATGATCCCATCGTAGGTCTCGCGCATCTCGTCTTCGGTGTAGTTGCGAGAGTCCCACTCGTTGGTGCCACCCTCGCGGGCGTACCTCTCGTGTGAAGCCCGGAACATGTCGCGCCACTTCTCGAACCCGAGCCCGCGCAATTCCTTCACACAGTCTGGTCCGTCGTCGATCTCGCGCAGGTACCTGGCGATGGCCTCGTGAACGGTCAGCCTGCTCATGGTTCGATCTCCCGTGCTCGGCAGCCATGCCACTTCCCACCCGGCTGCTCCAAGAACAGGCTCTCGCCCGACTTGGCTGCGACGGTCCACTCCTCGCCCTTGCATCGCACGACCTCACCGACCTCATAGGTCCGAGCAGCGCGGTTGTCGATCCACTGCTGGACCTTCCGGGCTTGCGGTGGGATCCGCCAGAGGCACAGCATCCAGCCGAGTGCGTAGTCGGTAACCTTCGCCGCGGTGGTGAGCACACGCCTGCCGATCATGACCCGACCTCCATTGCCGCCATGGCCTCGAGCACGTCGAGTTCGCTGGGTGCGTAGCCTCGGACATGTGCGACGCGGATCATAGCGATGATCACCCGCATCATTCCGCGGCCGTTGTCGTCTTGGGCGTCTTGCTCGGCCCACTCCGGGGTCTCGGTCTCGTGGCTGGGGACCCCGCCGACGGACCTTGCCCACGCTTGCACGTGCGCCCACGTCACGCCGGCCTGGCTTACGTCTGCAGGTTCGACCTTGACGCGACGACGGTGCCACTCGCGATCGGCGAGCAGGGCTGCGATGGCGTCAGCGGCAAGGCTTCCCCACGGTGGAGGCAGGTCGCCGCGCACGTAGATGCGCAATTGATCCACGTCGTGAAGCGTCATCTTCTCGGGCTCGATCATGGCTGGATCTCCGCTCCGGCCATGGCATCGAGTACGTCGAGCGGCGGCTGGCCTTCCACCTTGGCGACTGCATTCACGAGCGTGGCCATGATGCCGGCGAAGTCAGGCGCATCGGTGAGCTGCGGGATCCGAACATCTCGGCCGCGCTTCTCCAAGAGCACCATGGTGGTCAGGTCACCGCGACGGGCTTCGATTCGGTTTCCCCAACCAATTTCAAGTAGGTGCGCTTCGACGCGGTGAGGGTCCAGCCATGCGGCATCGTCTGGCTCCACCTTGACACGAGCGCGGAGCCGCGTGATCAAGGCCGCCTGAGCGTCGACGAGCGAGAGCAGTTCGCGGGTCTCGACGTCAGCGAAACATCCTGGAACGGCTATCTCGCACAACCGTCGGATGACATCGAGCCGCTCGGCGTTCGGGACGGGCAGCGGAACCTTGGGCTTGCGCGTCATGGATACGCCGCCTGGTCGATCTCGACGTGGCCAAGGTAGCGCGCCTGGTACTCCTGGCTGACCATGAGCGTATCCGGCCTTCCGGTCCAAGTAGCGACGACCTTGGGGTAGATGCCCTGCTCTCCGATCGGGTGCGTCACGAGCAACACAGCGCCAGCGAACTCGATGAGATCACCACGGGTCAGCCACGATGCGGCGCGTGCGTGACTGGTTTCGATCTTCGCGGTTGGCATTGGTTCGGCCATGTTGGGCCAACCGCTTCGAGCGCGGCTTATTCCTGGCCGCTCAGTCGAAGCGCTTCCCGATCTTCATGCCGGTTCGCGTGCGGTCGATCGACGTCACAGCCGCAGCCAACGCGCGGACATCGGACCGACGCTTCACCCGGCCGCCGCGGGGCTGATGGTGCGTGACGATTGCTGCTTCGATGACCTCATCGTCCGAGCAGCCGAGGCCGCGCATCTTGGCGATGACCTCCCCGAACGTGTCCGCCTCGAGCGAGTCGTCGCCAACGAGGATCTGAAATCGCGGCTCGGGTCCAAGGCTGCGGTAGGGATCAGTCTGCGCCTTGCGGATCCGCGCTCGGGCTCGCCTGCGAGACCACGCCAGCCACAGCCGTTGACGCAGCACTTGGATCGCCAGCCATGCCGCGCCGAACAACTCGGCCAGATCAGCGCCATCGCTTGTGCACCGGCACCGGCCGGTCGGCTCACCCGTCTTCCACCCCTGGCCGCAGCCCTCGCAGCGGACGCTCATTTCGGTGGCAGCCCCTGCGCCGCACGCTTCGCGGGGTTCGGCGAGACCGGGCTGATGGTCCCGTTGCGCAGTCCGGCGCCGAGCGCATCGATCACCACGGACAGGCAGAAACTACCGTCGATACGGAAGGCGCGTTCGTCCGCACCCCACGTTCGGTCCGAGTCGCCGCTCGCCGTGGTCCAGTCTGCGAAGGTGTAGGGCCCCGCGCCGAGATGCGCTTTCATCCCGATCACGAGGAACGTCACCACCTGGTTCCCACATACAAATACCGCATGCTGGGAGAAGCCTTGCGCATCCTCTTTGCGGGCCGTCTCGACCCTGGCGAGCGTCCAACTTGGCGTGGTCATGCGGTCACGACCGGCCAGGCCAGCCGCTCATTCCCGGAACCGAGGCCGACCCAGGCCACCGCTCTCGAGCACCACGTGGGAGTGCGGACGGCCATGCTCGTGGGCGATGACGTTGGGCGGTAGCACGAACGGGATCGGCCCAGCGAGTTCGATGGTGAACGAGTACGTCTTCCCGTAGTGCACGTCGGGCTTGGGCGACGAGCCGAGCCAGGGGCTCGAGGTCACGGGAGCGCCGTCGATGAAGATCTCCACGCGTGCCGGGTCGACGGCGATCACCTGGGTCCCCATGGCTACGGCGTCAGCTTCGTCAGGTCGCGAGCCCGAGACTTGGTCAGCGACGCGATGACCGGCGTCACACCTATGTTGAGCGCGGCGGCCATCTGCTCCGGGGTCTTGGCCTCGCGGATCAACGGGATACACCGGGCGAGGGTCAGGCACAGGATGATCCCCTCGGGGGTGCCGAGCGCCAGTTTGGACGTGGCCTTCGTTTTCATCTCAGGGTCCAACGTGATCGTGGTCTCGATCATGTTGGAGATGAACGAGGCGAGCGCGACCTCCTCTGGTTCGCACTCGACCCCGCGTTTGCGCAACTCCTCGGCCATGCGCTCGGCGACATCGAGCATGTCGCCCGTGATCTCGAACGGGGGCACGCGGGACTCGGCCCAGTGCTTGGCCTCTGCTTCCATCGCCGCGAGCAGGTCCCATTGCGTGACGACCTCCTGGTAGGTGGGTTCGCCTTCACCCTCGCAGCCGAGGTATCCGCGAGCCCACGCGAGGCGGCGGTCCTTTTCGATGTCCATGGTCATGTCGGAGACCATGCTATTCGACCGGCGTGAGCTTGTCGCGGCCGATGAACTGCGAGCGTTTCCCGTCGATGCCGATGTAGTCACCTTGCAGCTTTCCACCGCCGCCGATCCGCGTTGAACCGAGGGGAACCAGGACGATCTCGCCGAGCAAGTGTTCGTACACGAGATCGTAGCGACACTCGAATTCGTAGTGGCCGAAGTGACCCTCGTGCATCGACATCTGCAGACGCGGCACGGGCAGGCCGTGTGGGTCCACGTCCAGGCTCGTGTGCCCGGTCCAATGCCTGGCGTTTTCGAGTTCGTCGATCCGGTCGCGCGCCTCCGCCAGCCGTTCCTCGGCTTCTCCGAGCTGGTCGTTCAGACGCTCGTATAGCTTGACCCGATCCCCGCCAGCCCGATCGAATTGAATGCCGATCTGGGCCAGTACACAGATATCGTCGTCGTCCACACCCAGGCTGGTGAAAATGGTGGCGTCGGCGGTCAGGGCCCGCATGATGGCGTCGAGGCGCTCGGTGTCCATGTGTCGGCCAACCGCGAAGCTACTTGCCAGATTCCCTCGCCAGGCTATCCCAGTAGTCGACTTGGCCGTCAACGATGGCCGGCTCGCACCTTGCCCACTCCCCTGGTCGCGGAGGTCGTGGCCCGCCCGGGAGCGCGGTGCGAGCCAGGTTGCTGAGGTCGGTGAAGTCGATCCCGCCACGGCGCAGACGCAGCGCGGGATACGGGTGAGCGTCCATGCAGGTTTGTTCAGAAACACTCATGATCGTCCACCCCTCTTCGGCTGTGCGCGGTTCTGGTCACGGAGCGCCAGCATGCCGAGCAGCACCCACGTCGCCGCGCCGATCCCCTCGAGCAGCGAGTATGTGTAGCCGTCTTGCACGAGCGGTCCAAAGAGGTAGCCGAGCCCCATCTGGTGCCCGAGGATCGTGATCCACGGGACGCCGCGAAAGCCCTTGGATCGGGGTTCGGTCATCGGTGCCGTCCTCCGCCCATGCCGAGAGCGAGCGGCAGCAAGTAGAGCAGAGGGCTCATCCGAAGCTTGGTTCGCCGTGGCCGCCGAGCGCGAACCGGTGCCGGTGTCTGCCGCACGTCGGCGAGGATCTTCCGCTCGAGCGCGACGATCTCGATGCACTGCGGGCAGCACCACGACGGCGCCACGCCACGCTTGACCGAGCGCGTCTTCCACCCGGCGACGACGGCAGCGGGACCGCGCCGGGGTCCGACGCGCCCACACGTGCACACGGCCGATCGGTTCGACTGTCCCATTACCGCCCGGCACCCGCAGCCATGGGCACCATGCGAGGCTCGGGCTTGACGCTCGCGGGCCGCGGCTTGCCGGCCTGCGCGATCCAGTAGGACCTCGGCGCGGGCGAAAGCGCGCTCGCGAGCAGGCGGTGGACGAAGACTTCGTTGGTGAGGGTGATCGGTTGGAGTGCCATGTCGCGCCCTACCCAAGAGCCCCGCGGGTTCTTCCCGGTCATTCGCCCAACATGGCGACCCAGGTGTTCCCGTCGACCACACCGGTCTCGGGCAGCGCCATCTCGCGCTGGAACGCCTTCACCGCGTCGAGCGTCTTGGGGCCCGGGAGCCCATCCGGGAAGCCTTCGTCGTCCACGAGCCCATCGGGACCGAAGCCCCAGGCGAGCAGCAAACCTTGGATCTCTTTGAGATGCTGGTCGACGGTGCCCTTGGTCAAGGTCGCGACCGACACGACGTGGAAGATCCCGCCGGTCCGTCGGGGCACGGGCGGCAGGACCGGGTGAGACGTGGCCAGGCAGGCGAGGAACTCGATCACGTCATCATCCTCCATGACCGAATTGATGGTCCAGTAGCAGACGCGCTTGATGCCGGCTGCGACCACGTCATCGATGCATGGCTGCATCGTGGAGACCGCGTCGTCGGCCTGCTTGTACCCGGCCAAGCCCATGATCCACCCCTCGACCGGCTCGCCGTACCGTTCCCGCCATTCACCGAGGCTGTAGGTGACGACCTTGTCGGGGCTCGACTGGCTCTCCTCGGTTGCGTAGGACTGGGGCGACCAGACGACGCAGACCTTGGCGAGTTCGACCAGCTCGGTGAGCGCGGCCCCGATGCCCGACAGCCCCAGCCGCGGGAACACGCGCTCGGCCTTCGCTGCCGCCGCCGCGTAATCGAAGCACCCGGTGGCGTCGCACCACGGCCCCTCGGCGTCCCACATGAGCAGGGTGGCGCCCGTGCTGGCGATCAAGCCGGGCAGCACGGCGAGGGCCCCGTCCATGAACAAGTCGTGGGGCATGATCCACGACGTCAGGTGGACCTCGATACCGGCGTCGCGGCACGCCTTGGCCATCGCGTTGATCTTGTCAACCGGAAACGTCGAAAACGCCGTAGGCCCACGAGCTTTCAAGAAGTCGTTGAGCATCAAGTTGGCCACCTTTACCTTGGCGGCCTGCAGATTTCGGATCGTCTCCGCTGGGTCAGAGAAGCAGGATGATGGTAGCCAGGCGTGTACTCGCACGCGCGGAAGGTATCACCGCTCACTCGCCGTGCGGAGGTCTATCTCGCAGGGCCTCGCACCGATCGCCGTCACCGAGCCTCGCGTGGACGAACCTGAACCCCGTCCACGCGAGAGGCTGACCGCATCGTGGGCATGTACGCATCAATCTGCCGTCTTCGGATCCGCTGGTCACCGCGCTACCACGGTTCCTCATGGGGCTTGCGCATGATCTTGTGCATGACCGAGCCTCCGACCACGGCGGCCTCGAAATCGCTGACGCCGTGATCGCACCAACTGCACTTTGCCCTGTTCATGGCTGGTCCTCTCCATCGTCCGCTGGCGACGCGAGCCCACACCCGAGCGCGAGCACGCGGACACACGCACGCTGCTTGGCTACCTTCGCCGAAGAGGCGACGACCCATTTGGTGGCGAACGTCTCCCCGTTGGCTCGGACCGCGGCCTTGACCGCATGGACCAGCGCATGCTCGGGCCCGCGGCGGTCGGTCTCGTAGTCGATGCCGCTCCATCCCGCCATCTGCCGACAGAGCATCGCCACCGACACAGCCAGGTGCGGGTTCTCGGCAAGGTAGCTGACGACGGCCTGGCGAAGTCCGGCCCAGGCCGCGACCTCGGGCGTTTGCATCGGCTCGATCAAGACCGTGAACAGGTCGAGGATCGGCGCGGAGCCGGTCCCCATGCGGCGCTTGAACTCGCGGGCGAACGCGTCGTTGTAGGAGCCAGACCGCGCGAGCACCTTGGCCACGCGCTCGAACGCCTTCACCGGCAGCGCTGCATAGTCCTCCGTCCGAATGTTCTCCTCCGCGCGCGCCGTCGCCTGCGTTCGGCCGACATGACTGGCGCGCTCTCGAAGGGCCTCCGTCCGCGCGTTGATGTGGTCGCAGATCCGCGCGATATCCTCGTGGCTGTAGGGGAGCGCATCGCCTCGGATCCACGCGGTCAACTGCCGCTGGGTCACGAGGTCCGCGAGGCGTCGGATCGGTGACGTGCAATGTAGGTACCCCGGCAGGTTCAGGCCGAAGTGTCCACGCAGCCGCGACCCGTACTCGGCGCGGTTCATGGACATGTGGGCGTGCAGCCGTAGCAATTCCACGCCCGCGAGCGGCGTGGCGAGAGCAGCGTTGATCTGGCTCATGAGATCGGCGCGGTCGGGCGCGTGGATCTTGGCCGTGTGGTTGCGCCACGGCACCGGGATCTCGTGCTCGGCGCACAGCCTGGCGACCTCGGCGTTGGCCAGGATCATCATCTCCTGCACGATGATGTGGCCGATCGTCTCGCGGGTGTCTTTGAGGCGATGCAGCGCGCCGTCCTCGGTCGTGACCCAGCCAGTGTTCAAGTCGTAGAACACGAGCGCTCCCCGAGCCCGCCGCTTGTCCATGAGCGCGGAGGCCAAGACGGACATCGTCTCCATCGGCTGGTGAAACTCATGCGCCATGTCGGCGAGCACGGCGGGGATCTCCGTGTAGGCGAAGCGCTTGCGGCTGGTGAACACCACGCGCTTGACCTCGGGCAACGCCAGCGGCTCGAGCCCATGATCGAGCAGCATGACGATCCGCATGCCCTGCCGGCGCTCGCCCTCGAGCAGCGACGCCTTGGCCTCGACCTCCCGGCTGAGCATGGGATGGGTCATGCCATTGGGGAGGTAGCGCGTCTCGACTCGCTCGACCGCGGCGTCGTCCATGCGTGTGCCGATGCCGACGCGGTACGCGACGTCGGCGATCGTGACCGTGATCTTCCAGCGTCCGTCCGCGTGCTCGGCCCACACAGCGTCGTCGAGATCCTGCGAATGGCTTGCGTCGATCGTAACGCCTTTGTCCGTCTTCGTCATGGCTGGTCCTCTTTGATCCTCGGGGAAGGTCATCGCGCACGGGCTCGAGCACGCGGGGCACATGTCTCCATCGACCTCGCTCTTGATCACGTGCCGAGAGACGTGGCCTTGCGTGCACCGAACCGTGAACTGGTCGTACCAACGGTCGGGCATCCCCATGAACATGCGGCCCCCTGCCTCGCGCTCGCGAGCGGCAGCGGCATCCCGGCGAGCCACGAGGGCGGCGATCTCCGCGTCGATCGATGAAGCCGCCGGAGGCTCGAACGCCTTGGGGTCGATCGGATCGAAGGTGATCACAGGGTCAACTCCATGTGCTCGACTGCGCGCTTGGTGATCTGGACGCCGAGCTGCCCGTCGATGTCGACCCACTCGAGCCAGTTGCTGCGGATCGTCTCGAGCAGCCGACTGCCCCGGGAGGTCTCCTTGAACACGACCATGCGGGTGCTGTGCGGCGCGCTCGCGGAGACGTCGTCGAGGTTCCACCCGTCCATGACGATCTCGCCAGTACGGACAGGACGCCAGGTCTCGCCGCATGCCTTGGCCACGGCGAGTAGGACCATCTCGGTGTCGCGGTGGCCGGTGAGGCTGTGGGCTCCCGAGCGGATGAGCCGGGCTGGGGTGATGGTGCAGGTGTTCGTATCCATGGGGTTTAGTTGTTGCTCGCTCATGGTCACCCAAACAGCCAATCCGAGATCACGGCGGTCGCTACGAGAGCGAAGATGAGCGTCCCGAACGGACCCCAACCCCACACGCCAGCGCCGAGCACCCCGAAGGTCATGAACGTGACGAGACGGAGACCGCTGCGAGCGGGGCTGGACCTCTTGGCGACGGCCGTGGTCGCGGTGGCACGCATTTCGGTACGCTGCCCGTTGGAGACCGAGACGACCTCGGCCTCGATCGTGCCCGGCGGTTCGGGCTCGCGGGTGTTGGTCGGCACGTACGGCGAGCGCGGATCTGGTCGGAACACTGGGACCTGCGTGATCGTGTAGCCATCGTTCGGAGCGCGACCGCGCTGCAGGCGTTCTTTGAGTTCGGTCAGATCCGGGGGCGCGGGCCGACGCGGATCTCGTGGGGTTCGTGGCGGACGGTCAGACCTGGCCATGCTCGCCTCCGGTCTCGGGCTGGGGCCGCGTGTGGATGACGACCGGGGTCTCGTGGAACAGGTCCATCGTGTGCCGGCCGTAGGATTTGGGCGCGAAGATACTCGCTTGCACCAATCCGACCTTGCCCTTGGCTGTGTCGTAGACCCTGACCTCATCGATGATCCAGATGGGCACCGGTGGCTGGCGGACGGAGCCGAGGCTTGATGCTGTCCCCTCGCCGGATGCACCCTTCACGAGCACGTCGCCAGGTCGAAGCTCATCGGCACGAACGACCACGATGTCCGGCTTGGGCGGCGGCCTCTCGGGCTCGGGGTCCAGCCGCTTCGGGCTCGTCTCGTACCAGATCAGGAACGGAGCGAGGAAGGCCATCGCCAGCGCGATGAACGGGCTGACCAACGCGAGCCCCAGCCGCGCGATCGTCCGCCCAACCGGGCTTTCGATCTGCTGGATCCGTTCGATGGTGATGGGACGTCGCTTGCTCATGCCGGCCTCGACCGCGCTCGCGCCCCGCTCATTCCCGCCGCGCCCTTGCGGGAATGCCAGCGATGCTGGATGGTTGAACCTTCGCACCGCAGCCGGCGGCATGCTGCTCAGGGAGAGCCTGAGAGGACTTCTCGGTTGGTTCATCTGGTTCATGAAACACCGTCGGCTGCGGTAGCCTTGCGTGCTCAGCTTTCAGAGCAGACGCCAATGCGGTAGGCTATCCCGCGTGCGCGACGCTCGGCAGGATGGACTCGTCAATGCGGTCACCGGTCTCGGGGACGACGAGATCGACCTCCGGCTGCACACCCACCGGATCCCGTCGTATCAGCGATCGGTCTACGAGTACGAGTCGGAGTGGCGCGACAACGCCTACGCCCAACGCGAGGTCAGCCAGGTTTCTGGCGACATCTTCCGCGAGGGGCTCGACCTCATCAACGTCAAACCCGAAGCGATCGACATCGGCGCTCTCAAGAGCTGGCTCGAGGGGGACACTACTCCCAACCCCGACGGATCGATCAACCGCACGGAGGGCCTGCTCAATTACGCAGAAAAGCTCATCGAGCAGGGTGACAAGGTCGGCGGGGCTGCCCTCTACGTGATCGTCGACGACGGCTTGGATCCCGTCCACCCGCTCGACTGGCGCCGGATCCAGCGGGTCGTCGCCTGGGTCGTCCTCGATCGGTCCGAGATCGTGCCCTACATCTCCGAGGGCATGGGCATGGAGCCCGAGTATTGGATGCTTTCCGACGTGCTCTCGACCGCGAAGGTCCAGGGCGGCAAACGGCAAGCGCTGCGGCCCGGTCAGGTCATCCATCACACCCGGCTTTGGCGACACAAGGGGATCCCGCTGAGCGCCCGCGAGGAACGACTCCGGCAGTTCTGGGGCGGGTCCGTGCTCGAGGTCAACTGGGATGCCCGCCGCGCGATCGAGGAGGGGACCACCTACGCGAACACCTACCTCCATCGCGCCAGCATGATCCACGTGTCGCTCGCCGAACTGAACGAGATCTACGGGGCCAAGGATCCAGAGACTGGACAGGAGATCGGGACCGAAGTCATCGACCGGCGCATGCGGCAGTTCCGGCGCATTGCCTCGACCTTGGACATCATGCTGACCGATGGCGGCCGGCAGGGGTCGAAGTCGTCTGACGGGCTCACGGAAATCCAAGGCCGCAACCCGGACAAGGTCGAGAGCGTCGTCGAACGCACCGGTGATCTGATCCCGATCGTCGAGTTGAACCGGACCCAATGGCAGAGCGGCTGGGGGGCCCCGCGCGAGATCGCATTCGGCGAGCAAACGAGCGCCCTGCGTGGTGGCGACAGCAAAGGGGCTTGGCAGTCCTGGCAAGGTACGATCGATCTCAAGCGCAAGAAGAAGCGCGTCATCGGCTTGGTCAACTGGATGCTGACGATCACGTTCGCCTCCCGCGAGGGCCCGACGCACGGCTTGATTCCCACGCAATGGGAGCAGCAATGGCGCCCGCTTCATGTCCCGTCGGCGATGGAGAAGGCCACGATCGACAAGGCCCGTGCCGACGCCGACAACGCCAGGATCGGGACGCAGGTGGTCACGGCCGAAGAGGTCCGGCAGCAGCGGATCGTCAACGGCGACGTCGAAGGTCAGCTCACCGTCACCGAAGTGCCGAACTCCGAGAAGGTCACGATCGTCCCGCCAGCTCATGTCGGTATCGCCAAGGCGATGCTCGACGGTGCGATGGCCGTTGCGACTGGCCAGATCACCAAGGAGTTCTACGCCCGGTACCTGCTGGCGATCGACGGCGCGCGGTTCACCGAAGAGGAGGCCAATCGCATCGCCGATCAGGCGGCGGCTGGGATCGTTCCGGGAGCGGCGGCGGCCGAGGTCACCACCGACTCGGCGTCTCCCGTTACCGCGGCCACCGTCATGGCTTCGGGGGGCCAGGTTGCGCAGGGCAAGATGGCCCCGGAGTTCTTCGAAGAGGCGCTGCAGACCCTCGACCCCGAGCAGTTCGATCCCGAGACGGCAGCTCGGCTGCGCGCGGCAGCGGAAGGGAACGATCCTGACGCGCCCGCGCTCCCGCCCGACGCCCCGCTGGTCGCCCCAGTTGGAGCAGCCACGGCAGTCGCACCAGCCCTGCCGACGACCGACGCCGCGACGCCCGAGGGTCAGCCATCGCCCGCCCCAGCCGCGCCCATCGAGCCCAAGGCCAACCCCTTCGCCGTACTCGCCGAGATCCCCGACGATCTCATGACACCCGAGCAGATCGTGGCGGAGATCAAGCTACGCACGCCGCTCCCGATCACCACTCGCCACGTCCATGCGATCGCCAAGAAGCACGCGGTCAGGCGCGGGAAGATCAGCGGGGTCACGGGGTACTCGGCCGGCGACGTCGCCACCGCGCTCGCTCGCGACAACGGGCTACTCCCGCCGGCTGCCGAAGTCGACGAACCCGTGGTCGATGAGTCGCTGGTCGATGGTGGCGAGCCAGAGCCCCTGGTCGAGTAGGGGAATCCGCCCGCGCATCGGACGGTCACCGCCGCGTGCGTCAGATGAAGGCCCACCGGTGCTCCGAGTGCAACGCCGTCTCCTACACGGGGCGCCCCGGCCTGTACCCGGATCAGTGCATTCCCCACAAGGAGACCTGCTCGGTCTATCCGAGCGCCGGCCAGCGCCAAGTTCTGGCCGAGGCCGACCGGCAGCGACGGGTCGATTTGGCGCGCACGACCACCGCTCGCCTGATCGAGCGTGGGTTCCTCTCGGCCGAGGTCCAGTTCGACGCGGTGAAGCTGAGCGCCAGCGATGCCGCGCGGCTGCTCGTCGACATCGGCGGCTGACCTACCTCGCGCCCTGCCGGATGCCCAAGCGCCGGCCAAGCTGCTGGCCCACATGTCGAGCGTGCTGGCGCCGTCGTGGGTCCCGGGCTCGCTCGGCTTCGGCCATGGCTTCGAGAGCCTCGCCAACGATCTCGGCCGTTGGGCGGTGGCCGATCTCGAACGTGACGGGTTCGGCCCCGCCAAACGCGACGGTGTAGGTTCCGGCGGTTGCAGCACTGGCCACGACGGTCGTCACGGGACCGCGCGGCTCGTTGAACATGCGCTCGAGTTCGTCGCGTATCTGCGTGGTCGTCCGGCCCTCGCCGGCCTCGGGGACCGAGTACTCGTGCTCGCGCCCGTTGATCGAGATCGTGTAGATGCCGGGCTCGAGGTAGGCCGCCTTCGCTCGAGCAGCCTCCAACCAGTGCAAGAGCAAGACGACCTCGCCGGTGCCGTCTTGGATCTCATCGTCCTCGGACCAGCGGATGCCCCACGCGAGCGCGAGCCCGGCCGGGCAGCCGCTCGCGAGCCGACGATCAGCCTCGACCTGCAGGTTGGCCATCGCGGCGCCGAAGTCGACGGCCGTCAGGAACGCTTGCGCGAGCGTCACGTGCTCGCGGCCGGTGCCGTCACACGCCTGGCATGGCCGCGATGCTCGGACCACGACGTGTGCTTGCCGTCGTGGTTGGCGCGTGCGTGGGCGCTTCTCCAGTACGGTGGTCCACCCGCGGCGCCCGTAGGACTGAACGCTCCCACGCGCACGGATCAAGCAGCCCTGGCCCTCCCATTCATCCTGCGCCCACTCGATCGCTACCAGCTTCCTGGAGCCGCTCCGAGCGAGGCAAGCCGGGCACGGTCCGACGTCGAGCGTCCCGACGTCGAGTTCGACGAGCAGCGCCCACGCGAGCGCGATCGGTGGCGGCATCGTCCACGTGGCTGGCCCTGCTCCGAGCAGCATGACGCGGATCCCCTCGCGCACCGAGAAGACCTGCCAGCGGCTCTTGGTCTCCCTCACGTCGAGCGCGAGCCAGCACCCGCGACCACGAGCCCATCGCTCGAGCACGTCCTGCTGCGCCTCGTGTGTGGCGATCGTCACTCGGTCTGCTCCTGCGCCGCTTTGGCTGCTCGCAGCAGCGCAATCACGGCCACCTTTCGCCATTCCGTGATCGGTGGAAGCCCTGCGATCTCGAGGCGTGGCGTCGCCAGCCAACACGCGAGACCGTCACCGAGCGGATCGCCGAGCCAGAGCCGTGCGTCTGCGAAGACGGAGAGCGCTTCCCTGGCCACGCTCATGTTCTGCCAGGTCTCCAGCACGAGCCGCGCGACCTCGCTGGTGATCCCGCCCTCGCCGTCGCACTGCGGACACGGCCTCCTTCGCTTCGCAGGATCGTCAGGGTCTCGCTCCCACCCGAGCCCCGCTGCCTCGCCGAGCAGCGGCACGTCGGCCGGCATTCGCTTCCACTTCGAGCCCGCGCATGTGCGGCACCCCATGGTGACCTTCGCGTTCGTCTCCAGCGCCCAGGCCCACAGGAGCAGAACGTCAGCGTCGCCGCATGGCCAGCACTTGCCGAGCCCGAAGATGATCAGGGGTGGCGGGGCTGAGCTTGGTCCTGGATCTTGGACGTGCCAGCCTCGTGGGCGCGAGCGTTCATGGGCTCCGACGGCGAAGCGACGGCCTGACGTTGCTGCCCACGAGACCACCGCAAGGGCGGCCATCTCGTCGTCGGGCTCGCGCTCGCCAGCGCCCAGGCTCTCGATCAGCTCGTCGATGGTGAGGCTAGTCATCGGTGCCCGGGTAGAGCGGCTCGCCGCGCGCTCGTGCCGAAGCCTGTCGGGCCGCGAGCTGATCGCCCTGGTAGCCGGCGCCGCTGTAGGGGCTCAGGCCGGCTCGGTCTTGCGGCGTCTGGTCCTTCGTGCGCTCGCCTTTCGGCAGACCCGCGGCCGACTTTCGAAGTTTGGCCTTGCCCGATGGACGCACGCGGACCTGCTTGCGCTTGTTCTCCCTGTCCACCCAGTGGCTCCCCTCGACCACGTACGCGCGGCCGTCGACGTCGAGCCAGTCGCCGTCCTTGGTCTTGCGTGGCGCCCACACGATCCCTCCACGCTTCTCGAACACGAGCCGATCGGTCAGCGCTTCCAAGGCAGCCGCGGCCGCTGGGGCTTCGAGCCCTTCGCCCATGAGCCAATCCACGATGTAGATTCCGAGCGGGTCGCCATTGAACTGGAGAGCATCCGCGCGAACGAGCAAGGAGGCGCGCTCGCGGCTGTAGTCACGCGAGTAGTCGCCGGCTCGGAGCATGGCGAGGTTGATGTCGATGACCTCGCGCCCGGATGCGACCTGTGAGATCTGCGGCGTGTCCCGGGTGTAGCAGGCCGCGCAGCCACCGAGCAGCACGCGGACGTTGCTGCGGTTCGCCCACACGTCGACGTAGCGTAGGTTGCGTTGTCGAGCACGAGCGATGAACACGGGATCGATGAACGTGCCTTCGTCGAGAGCATGCGTCGAGCCATTGCAGAACGTGCACTTGCCGACATCGATCATCCCGAGCTGCGCGCCATTGACCAGCGCCCACAGGACCCGAGCGTGTGGATCCGGCTCTCGCCAGATCGCGGTCCCCTCGGAGGAGACGAACTCAGCGGGTGAAGGCGTTGCGCAAGGCGAGTTCGGTGGCGTCGTGGCCAGGCAGGTTGGAGCGCCATCCGATCCTCCTTGCGGCGGTGCGCGATCACTTCGTCCATAACCTCGCCAAGAACCCGCGCACCCTCGGCGATGAAGGCCGCGTCGAACGATGCCGGGAGCATGGCTGCGAGCCTCTCGTCGAGCAGCCGGCGGACCTCGTCGGCGTCTGCCTCGGTGGCGGCGAGACCCTCGGCCGAGAACCGCTTCTCGAGCGGCGACATGAAGGGGTCCGGCAGCACCGCCCAAGCCACGAACAGCCCACCGGTGGTCAGGATCTCGAGCAAGCAGCCTCGCGCCTCCGGGCTGTCGACCCCGTGTGCACGCTCGGCAACCCGCCACCGTCGCTCCATCCCGACGCGAGCGCCGTGCCGGGCGAGCCACGTCAGGATGCGGGCACGTAGTTCGTCGGCGCTGGCCGCCATCAATCCCACCGATCCAGGTTGTAGGCCGCGACCATCCCCGTGGTCGTGGTCACGCGAAAGGACGCGGCCGACCAGGACGATGCGCTACCAGAGAGGCTCAGCCCGCACGCGGTGGACTCGCTCTTGCCGGTGATCTCCGACCGCTGCATGTACTCCTCCAACGTGCTGCGGATCGAGTGGTACTCCGAGCGCAGGATCTCGACAAAGAAACCGCCGCCCGCGAGGTGGCCGACGTCGCGAGCCCCGTCGAGGATGGCGATCACGCCGTTGCCGTCCTGGGTCCGACTGTTCCCGTACCACTGAGCAGGCTGCAGCGTGAACGCATTGACCTTCACCCAGCCGGGCTTGAGGTTCCACTTCGCCGGCATCGAGCCGTCCCTGTAGACGTACGCCGACGCCGGGTTGCGCTTGTCCTCGCGGTCCCACTGGATGATCGGTGGGGCCTCTGGATTGGTCGCCGTCACGATCGCGCAGTAGCTGTTGGCCATCGTGGTGACCTGGTACTCGACGTGCGCAGCTTCGGGCAGCACGGTGGCCGCGAACTTCGTCCACGTCATCCTGACGGCGGGCAGCGTCATGGCTCGGGCGACCCGGCCTTCGTGCTGCTGAGCCGCTTCGAGCAGATGCCCGAACACCGGCGCGTGCGGGTTCGGCTTGGGCTCTCGCGTCGGTGGAAGCTGCGGGCGCCACAGCGCGTCGACCTCCTCGAGTTTGGCGAAGCGGCGCTCGAGCGAGCCGGCCGTGCGCAGAACCTCGATGATCTTCTCGGCCTGCTTGATGTTGCCGACGCTCGGCGGTGCTTGGGGGCGCAGATACAGCGACGGATCCATCTTCGCGTCGAACCGCTTCTTGATCGCGTCGAAGCCCAGGCCGGTCTCGATGTCTTCGAGCAGCGTCCCGATCATGCCCGAGCGCACGTGGCAGAACCCAGCCGGTGCATCAGCGACGGCGAGCCAGGTCACGGTGTTGGACGCGGGAGTGACCCACTGCGGTTTGCCAACCTCAACCCGTTCGGTAGCCCGCGCCTCGTACAGATCGAGCAGCCACTTGGCCACGCCGACGCACTTCTCCGCGCGGTAGAGCCGGCCCGATGCGAGCAGTTCGTTCGCCGTGCGGACGGTCGAGAGCGAGAAGTCTCCGAACGATCGACTGAGCATCTCGTAGTCCTTGCGCTTTTCGGCCATGACCTGGTCGGCGTTCTTGGTCTCCGAGCGGTTGGCGTGCCTCGACGCTGCCTGCACGGAGAAGTGCGACCAGTTGCCCGTGACCGCGGTGCCGAGGTTCAACTGCTTGGTCAGGAACACGCCGGTGATCTTGGAGCGTGCAACCGCGCGGGTGAGCTGCGCGAAGGCTTCTCCGAGGCCATCGACGTAGAGGCCAGGCACCGACCACAGCGCGGAGCGAACCCGTCCGTCCACGATCACGGCGAGCCCGCCGAAACGCTCGACGAATTGCTGGCAGGCGCGGCATTTGTAGTGCTGGCGCCGGTCGGGCTCGAGGCTCGCGAGGAACAGGTTCCACAGGCTTGGGCCGGACGCGTCCGTGGTGAACAGCGGCACGTCCTGGGTGAGCACGGCGAAGTGCTCTTGCACCCGAACGAGCGCGTGGTCGTAGTCTTGAAGGTGGTCGCCAGGAGCGGTTGGAGTGACAGGTTGGCCAGATAGATGGGTCATCGTTCGTTCTCTCGATTGGTTTGATTCTCGGGCTTGGGCACGACGCCGGACCGTGCGTCACGAAGGCGCTGCGCCATCTCGTGCCGGCCCTCGACAACGAGGCCACCGAACAGTCCAGCTCGAACGACCTTCGCCGCGTCTCGCTGCTCATACTCGGGGCCCGAGTACGGGCGTGGCTCGATCATGCTCGGCAGCACCGCGAGCACGACGCGCTCCCACAGGCGAAGATCGTCGAGGTCCGTCAGCAGGTCGCGCGTGCTCGGCTCGTGAGCGCTGCGATCCTGGACCTTGGCGGCCACGCTGGCAGCGACGCTCGGGTCCAGGCCGTAGATGAACTCGCACCACGTCGCGTACGTGAAGCGCGTTTCGTCCTTGCTATAGAGCGAATGCCACACATTCCACGCGGGCTTGTTGTAGCCCGGTTGCTCCTTGGCGCGGTCCCACGCTGACAGGAATGTGAGCAGCTCGGGATCTGCTTTGGCGGTCATAACCACCCCTGCTTGGTTGCGCACCAGTACGCGACCACCAAGGCGGCGCAGACGAACGCAAACCGAGCGACGGCGCTGGGGAAAGGCTGCGAGAGCCGTACCGTTCGACCGGCGAACAGCTCCGGCTTGCCGAAGATGCGAAAGTTCCACGCCTGCCACAGCGCGAGGCAGATGACGAAGAACGAGGCGAGAGCGATCCATGGGTGGGTCATTAGGTTTGGTCCTTTCGTGGCCAGGTGTTCATCGATCCGGCCAGTAGGCTGCCGGGCTCTCGTGGTCGGGGCGGTTCGCGGCAAGCCACGCCTTGCACTCGGCGACCGCTTGATCTTTCAGCTCGTCGTGGCGGTCCCACCATGCACGATGGGCCTTCGTCTGCTCGGGATCCGAAGGCCGCTCGCTCGGGATGGGCAGGTCGACACGGTGCTCGGCCGTGAACAGGACCGCGTCGAGCATCCGGGCTTGGATGGCCGCCACCGCGTCCTTGCACTGGTCCTCCTTCCACTGACCGCGGGCTCGGCCTTGGGCTTCGAGCGCCTCGTTCAAGTCATCTTCGAGCCGTACCGCCCGCACCCGATCGACCACGCAAAAGCGCACGACCGTGTTGCGCTCGTACACGTCGCGAGAGTCGATGCTGTACTCCTCGATCCGATACCGGCGCACCGCGTTGTATAAGATGGCGTCCCGATCCCAAAAGCCGGACTTGTAGAAGAACGACCCGCGCCGGTTCCCCAAGGCGTCGAGGATGTTGCTGTGCATGCCGTGGCTCGTGCGCTGTTTGGTCCAGCCGGCCGGCATCGTCACGGGGCAGAACAGCTTGTCGTCGGCGAACTGCTCGCCGAACACGAAGCCCAGCGCCTCGTAGTCCGCTCGGACCTTGGAGTCACGCGGGTACGGCAGCGTCTCGCTCGCGACGGCTTCGCTCTGGCCTTGGGCGATCTGGACGTCGAAGGCGTCGGGGCCGATGGCCATCGCCATCATGGTGAAGGTCCCGATCGCGCCCGGGGTTTGAGTGTTGGTTGGTCGACTGGTCTCGGTCATGCCGGTCCCAACAGCCGAGCCGTCGTCGCATTCCCCGAAGCGCTTGAACGCGCGGTGCTCGAGCGCGCAGGCGAGGCATTGCCCAACGTGAGCGGCGATCGGCGATGTGAGCGGGCGCCCGAGCAGCCGGCTGGCCTCGCCACCCAGCGCAGGATCCGTGCACCCGATCGGTGCGTCGGCGGAGCCCACGGTCATGGCGTCTCGACCTCCCGGAACAACTCGCTCCGAGGCACACCGAGCGCTTTCGCCATGGCGTCGAGCCGCTCGGGCTTCGGCCACCTTGGGTGTTCGCCGAGGTACTCGAACCGCAGCTTGGTCGCCGCCTTGTAGGACGCCCCGCCCAAGCCGATCGCCTTGGCGAAGGCGGCCTCGGTCATCTCGCTTTTGGCGAGCAGCCGGCGGACGTTGTAGGAGAGCAGGCCCGCGGCGGAGAGCGTCGCGGTCATGGCTCACCCGCCTTCGCCCGCAGTTCGGCGAGGTCCTGTTCTGCCTGCTCGAGCCGGAGTTTGAGCATGTGGTCGGCCGAAGCCTGCGCCAGTTTGGCGATGTCGGTCGCGAGCACGCGGCCAGACGGGCCGTTGTACCTGCCGTGCTGGTCGATCCACGCGACCTCGTAGCCGCTGCGATCGGTGTCCACCCACAGGCAAGGCCGGCCGTCATCGTCCACATGCCAGGTGCACGAGAACATGCTGCCCTCGAGCGGGTACTTGGCGTTCAGTTCGGCGACGGTCATCGTGCTGCCTCGATTCCAGCCAACAGCATGCTGAGTGCGCGCTCCGGGCCTGGCCCCTCGCCCGCCGCCGCGAACCTGTCTGCGGCTTCGCGGGCCGACTCGTCGGGCAACATCTTCAACTCGAGCAAGGTCTCGCCGCTGCTCGCCAGCACCAGCCACCCTGCCCCGTCGGCATCCAGGTCGTTGATGAGGCCGCCCATCCGGCGCTTGGGGTTCGGCTCCCGACGCAGACGCACGTCCACCATCGCAGCCTTGGCCTTCACCAACTCGTCGCGCTTGCGGGATCGCTCGTATACGGCGTCGGTCACTGCCCGGGGAACCAGAGCGGTGGCGGAGCCATTGCACGCCAGACCGCAACTGTCGGCACAGATGTCGAACGCGTCGGCGGCTGCGTCGAACGTCACCTCCACGCCGCGCATCACGGCGGTGTCGGGGCTGTTCGGATCCCAGGTCCAAGGCTCGGGGAGTTCGGCGCTCATGACCGCATCTCCGCTACGTACTGGCGGAGGATCTCAGCGGCGCGCTCGGGCCCTGGCGTGTCTTCGGCTGCATCGAAGCGTGCCTCGGCCACGGCCGCCGACTCGCCGGGCAGCATCTCCAGTTCGAGCACGTACTTGCCATCGGCCGCGATCACCAGCCAGTCGGTCGAGTTGATCTCGTTGATCGAACCGAGCGCCGCAGCCTCGTGGCTGTACTCGCTACGTGCGTGGGTGCGTGGCAGCTTTTGGATCCCATACAGGGTCTCGAACGCGTACTTGCCCTCGTACCGAAGTTCGACCCCGGTGATCCGCTCGCCGACGGTGCCGAAGTGACGCGACGCATCGCGACGTGCTTGCTGCGCGGCCTCGCGGTCGGCGACGATCTTCTCGGCCAGTTCGTTGTCGGTCAGAGATCCGTGCCCGAGCAGGAAGTTGGCGGCACGCTCGCCGTCCTCCCGTTCCTCGCGGGTGCGTCGCTCGGCGGCCATCCGCTCGCGGCGCTCGCCATCGCGCAGGTTCGCGATGCGCTCGCGCTTGCCGTCGCGCACGGCCTGACCCTCGCCGGCTTTCTCGGCGCAGTCGCAGCCGACCTTGAACTTTCGGTCGTCTGCCGTGGCGAAGGTGAACACGTTCCAGATCGCCTGACCGCACAGGTCACATGAGCCCCCGCACATGTTGGTCGTGTACGGGAGGCCAGCAGCCGAAGCCGCGGCGTTCGTGGCTTGGCGATCCTCGGTGGTCTCGAGCCCGACGAACCGATAGGGGCCCGCGCCGAAGATGGCGAAGGGATGTTCGGGGAGTTTGGCGGCGGCGCTCATGGTCAGATGACCTCCGCTGCCATGACGGCGAAAGTTGTCCCGCGGTGGCCGCTCATCTGGATGAAGAAGCCGACCCCCGTGTTGATGTTGCGCATGATCGTACGGTTCGCCTTGCGCTTGCCGACGAGGTCGGCGCCCATCTCGCTCATCTTGGTGATCTCGCCTTCCCACGCGTGCTCGTTCGAGCCGGTGGAGCGCAGGGTCAGCCTGACGCGGGTGCCCACGGGCATGGCGAACAGTTGCGCGGCGGCGGCTTGGGCGATCTCGGTGGCGTCGATCATCATTGCCCGGCTATTATGTACCGCCGCGCAGGATATACAATAGTCCGACGCTGATTTATTTGCGCGCGAATACGCCCGGCTGGCGCGTCACTTCCGCAGCTCTCGCCCGAGCACGACCTGCTTGTCGGCCACGTCGTCCATGAGCCCGAGCCCGCGTAGCTTGGTCATGGCGTTCCTGAACGTGCCCGAAGTCGCACTCAGGCCGGCGCGGAATGCTGCCGTCTCCCGGGTGACCGGTTCGCTCGTGGCAGCCAGGACCTCGAACAGCCGGCGGTGCGCGCCTCCGAGCTTGCCTGCCCAGAACTCGAGCAGTTTCGCGCCGGTGGGCAGGGGCGTGAAGGTGCCCGCGTACTTGCGCTTGGCCTCCGCGCTGGCCTCGAGCATGCCGGTCGAGACGTCCACGAGCAGGGGCGGTGTGGCACCACGCAGCGTGGTCATCGCATTGCGGAAGGTGCCCGACTTTGGGGAGAGGCCGGCGAGCAGAGCGGCTCGGGTCCTGGTGACGGGCTTGCCGACTTGGAGCAGTACGGTCAGCACACGGCTTGGAGCGCCGCCAAGATCGCCGGGCGTGGTCTTGACCGGCTTCTCGTCGGGCGCGGCGTTGCGTGCCCGCGACGCGCCGACGCTCACCTGCACGATCGGAGTCACCGTCGGCGGAGGCGCGATGATGCGTGGCCTCGTCGTGGCCTCGGCCATCCAGTCCGGGATCCAAGGATCCGCGATCGCTGGGCTCACATGGCGAGGCTCCGCTGGGGTGACGGCCACGGCCTGACCACCGTTGGCTCGAGTCCAGCCCTGCGCACGCTGCAGTCCGTCGACTGCCTTGGAGATGGCCTCGCTCAGCCGGGCGTTCTCCCCTCGGACCGCAAGCAGTTCGGCCTCGAGTTCGGCGACGCGCTCTTGGGCTGCGGTGTCGACCACGATGCGCACCGCTGCTGCTTCCGACTCTGGCTCTGGCACGCCGAGGTCGCCGAGCTGCGCGACAAGTTCGGCCACTCGCTTGTTCGACGCTGGGACCTGCACGAGATGCCGCGCTCCCGGTCGCACGTGCTGCGTGAGCGTCGTGTGGTTCGTCCTGAACCTGGCCACGCCATCGAAATTGAAGGCCGAGCCGCTCGCCATGAACTCGCCGGGCAGCAGCCCTTGGAGCGTCGACCACTTGCTCTTGCCCTCGAACCCGAGGATCGCCGACGCGCGGGTGAGGTCGAGGTCCTGCGCGAACCTGCCGACCATGAGGTTGTTGGCCTCGGCGGCGGCGTCCTTCGCCAGCTTGGAGAACCGCTGGGTCGCGAGGATGCCTCCGAACCCGCGCTTGCGCCCCGAGTCCATGAGGTCGATGACGGCCTGCCTGCTCTCCGCCTTGCCCGACTCTGGCGCGAACCGGTGGGCTTCGTCGATCACGATCAGCCGAGGTCGCCACAGAGCACGCGGTGCGGCGAGCAGCCCTTCGATGAACAGCCGCAAGTAGAGCCGCTTGGCGTCCAGGGTGAGGTCGCTCAGATCCAAGATGGCCGAGCAGTTGAGTTCGAGCAGGCGCAGGGCGAGCCGCATGGCCGTGCTCGGGTCCGCGACGATGTCACCCTCGCGCTTGCCTCCGACGAGCACCGCGTTGACGTGCGTGCGCAGGCTGGCGTACTCGCCCTCGGGGTCGACGATGGCGACGGGGATCCGGTTGGCCAGGCCCTCGATCAGCAGGCGCAACGCTTGGCTCTTGCCGCCGCCCGAGTTCGCGCACAGCAGCAAGCGGGAGACGGTCAGCTCCAAGGGGTCGACGGTGACGATCGTCTCGGCGCCGGGCGGGGTCAGGACGATGGGCTCGCGGGTGATCATGTTGTGGGATCCTTCACAGGCCCAAGCTTCTTGGATGCCACGCACTGGGAGCAGATCGGTTCATACGACTGGCCTTCATCGATCGCAGCGGCGCCGGCTGGGATGTCGCCGATCCTCACCACCTGCTCGCGTTCGATCCAGCGCGAGCTCACATCTGGCGTCTCGCGCAGACGATAGAGTCCGGGAAGATCATCATCGAACTCGCCGAGCCCGACTGCCAGCCACGCCGTGCCCTCGTTGACCGACCACCGTTTGACCACGATGACCCCGGGTACGAACACCATAGCAAGCGCGACCGGCTCTCCAAGGCGCGACGTCCTCGAGCGCACGAGTGCTCCACTGGGGACTTGCATGGCCTCGTCCTCGTGACTCGCGGTGATGCGATGCCAGGCATGCAGCCCTTTGGGGTTCTCGATCCTCATGACGCCACCTGCCCAGACAGCCACTTGCGGACATGCGCGAGAGCAGCGGTCCGGGCTTCATCCTCGGTGTCCATGGGGCCCTTGTCCAAGCTGTTGTACTCGCAGCCGTAGAAGTACCAGCCGGCCATGCTGGGCACCGTCGTCTGGCTGTAGCGGACACTGGCGAGAACCTTGCCGCCTTTGACCAGGTCGGCTCCGCGAGCTCGCGGTTCCCGAAGGCTGGTCTCGGTCGACACGCGCCACCGGAGCGGGGACTTGCGGCCGTCGACCTTGACCGCGGCCAGCGCGAGCTCGACGTGCGTGAGAGCAACAAACCCTGCGCCCTCGATGTAGACCCCGGCCGTGTGGCCTCCGAGGATGCAGGCTTGGGTCGATGTCACGCCCGTCCTGCCCTCGCCGTCGCGGGTGCCCGTCCAATAGCGGACCGCGGTCTCGGCCGGATGCTGCCATGCGTCGACCTGCTGTTGGAGTTGCTTCGGGGTGGGCGGCTTGCGGGTGGCCATGCGAGCCCGTACCGCGACCGAGCGTGCCGTCTTCCCGCTGGCCACGCGAAGTTTGCCGGGGTATCGTTACACTGATAACGAAACCCATAACGAAACGTACATGCCACGCCACTCCATATTGGACAGCCGTACAAAGCGTAATCGTGTAATCCGCGCCGTCGCCGATGGGATGACTTTGAAGGCGGCAGCGGAAGAAGTTGGGATGACGACCATGTCGCTCAGTCGGTATTGCCGCGCGCATCCCGAGTTCGCAGAGTCGCTGGCTCGAACCCGGGCGGCTGCGGCTGCCGGCCACAATGCCCCCGAACTCGAGCCGCCCGAGCCCATTGTCGACGAGCCCGATCCCACGCGCGACGCCAAACTGGTCGCCGAGGTTCTCGGGGTTCCGGCGGAGATCGCCATGGACGTCGACCGGCTGGTGCAGTCCGAGACCGAACTGGCGGTGGGCGAGGCTGTCCCTCGACTCACCCTGCGCTCGTACACGGACCTGTGTTGGAAGCGAGCGAGCGACGGGAAGCGGAAGGACGCGTCGGCTTGGGCGAGGCTCCTGGCGCCTGTCATGTTCGGGCCGGTGCTCGATGCCCAAGGCCGGCGAGCCGCAGCGCTTGGCGTGCTCGAGTCTGCGTCCACGGCTGGCGAGCCCAGCGACACCGACGAAGACGAGAAGCCCTCGCGCGCTGGAATGACCGTGCTCGAAGTCCCAAGGAACGCAGCTCGGCCGCACCTGCATCGCGACCGGGAGATCCTGGACGCCGAGGTCGTAGACTGAGCCGGCTGGAATCGGGCCCGCGGCACGGCGGTCTTGGTCAGCATGAGCAGCGTCGACGCCATCTTGTTCTACGGCTACCTGTGGTCTGACGAGGAGGATGACGGCGAGATCGCCTGTGCGATCCATTCTGAGACCGACCCGAGCAAATGCTCCTCCAACGATTGGGACTCCGTCGTTTACGCGAGGCGCGGCCATCTGAACCCATGGTCCAACTTCACCGAGGATGAGCGGCTCCCCTACGCCGAGCGACAAGCGGCAACCGCCCGATGGGTTGAGGAGAACCGCGAGGCCATCGACCGATTGCACAAGGAGCAGGCCGAGATCCGCGCGGAGTTCGGCGTCTCGCTCTCCTCTCACGGCCATTACGACTGCTCGGTCCCTCATCTCCTGGTCGTCGGCACCAAGCAGACCGTCAGCTTCACCGAAGGGCTCGCGCTTGCGCCGAGCATGCTTGCCGTCGACCCCGACTGGCGCGACCGGCTCGACAAATGGCTGGCCGAGTTCGGCATCGCGGCGCCCCAGCCCGAGCCGAAATGGTGGATGGTCGCGCACTACGGCTAGAAGGCCGAGTGGCCACCAGTTCGCCTGGCGTGAAGCGACGCTGGTTGCCCATCGGCGTCTTCCCGAGCCGACCCCATTCGGCCAGTTCCGCCCACAGCCGTGCGAAGCGTGGATCCGTCAGCGCCGCGAACCCGTCGTCATGCAGATGCAGTGTGGCAAAGCTCAGCCGATCGTGTCCCCAATCGAACGAGAACTCGTACTTGCAGGAGCCGTCGCTATGGGACAGGCCAACGGTGATGGATGCGCTCTCGTCGACGAGCCTCGCCGCTTCCCAATGCCAGGCTTCATGGTTGACGTGATACCCGGCGATGATGTCCTCGGTCATGTCCCGTCAACCTCGGGTCCCGCGTCCGATTCCCTGGACCTCGTACCTGCCTCGGAGCATCATGGCCCGACCCAATCCAGCCCGTACGTTATGGCGCGCTCGAGGTCTTTCCCCGTGAACATGGCGGCGATGGCATCCGCGTCTTCTTTGACCAAGCACATGGCCTTGGGCAACCGACCTGGTGAAAGGCGAACCGCCCACTCGGACCCGCTCGCCAATGCTCGCCACGGCCGAGGTCGTAGCCGCGCGGCTACGTCGTGGCCAAGTTGTGTCAGCCCGAATGGACCACTCGTGGTCGGAGCCCACAGGCCGAATCGGACGGCCGTGTCGTAGGCCAAGCACTGCTCCTTGCTCGTCAGATCGATCGGCGTACTGCAGTCAGCCGCACAACGAAGGAGGAACGCTCGCAGGTTCCAGTTCTCCGCCGAATCATCAGCGCGGATTCGGGCGACGATGAGCCCCGCGTCACTGGGCGCCGCGCCTCGTTCTCGTGGTGGCGCCTCCGGCTCACCGCGGCGGGCTTCCGCGTAATCGCGCTGCAGCTTCTCTGCTGCGTCGGTCCACGGCTCGAGCATGAGTTCGGCTGCGTCGATCAAGCACCGGTGCAGTTCGGCGCCGACGCGCTCGCCATCGACGGCCCACACGATGATCGAGTTCGCGTCGTGGCCATCCAGCGGGATGCTCGTCTCCGATGCCTCGACCCACACGCGGCTGGTGAGTTGGCCGGGAGCCGGCTTGAAGTACCGGACCACCAATGTGATCGTGGCGATCTCGTCTTCGGCTGCTGCGACCAACAGGCCGCGCTCGGGTGGGTCCTGCTCAGGCATGACCGCGCTCGACCGAGTAGGTGTAGCTGGCAAGGTTGCCGCGCGAGAGCGGGCAGTTCTGGTCGTGCGTCTCGCCATCGTCTTCGTCGCACTCACACACGAGCCGGCCGTTGGCGTCCATCGTGACGACGGGGCATTCGGCCGTGCACATGAGCGCCGCCTCGACGACATGCTGGCGGGTCGACGCGATCGCCTGCATGTCTCCGTTGGTCGCAACCCAGCGCCCGACGAACGGGACATCGACGAGCCAGCCGGGCAACGCTTCGAGCGCGAACGCACCCAGGGGCGTTCCATCACCGTGCTCACCGACATCGCTACCGAGCCGGTCCATCGGTCCAACCTCGTGGTCGCGAGCATCCATCCGTTCGCGCAAGGTCGAGACCTCGCCTGCGAGTGCGTCGAACTCGGCGCGCGAGGGAGGGCCGTTCTTCCCGGTCAGCTCGTCAACGTGGTCGAGCAAGGCAGCGATCTGATCAACGGGCAGCGAGACCGTGGTCCTGCCCTTGGCTACAGCCTTGGCGAGCGGTCGACGGATCAGGCGGACCACCATTCCAAGGAGCGTGTCTTCGGCGCTCATGCTTGCTTGACCTGCGCGGAGGTCCGTCTATTTCCTAGTCGCTGCTACAGCTTGACGATCCTCCGCACGATGAGTCGCTGCTACTGCACCTCGAGTCGCTGTGGCTGTGGCCATGATCGTGCGAGTGGTGCGAGTAGTCGGGGCCGCAATCCGATGGAGCCTCGTGGTGATGGTGATGGACCGAATTGTCCGGCCAATAGTAGACCTCCGCGATCGGGCTGCTCCGATGAGACGTCGAGCGTGACGCCGCCGACCGAGTCGGTGCTACGGGCCGCGACGGGCGAGACGGCGACGTTGGGCCATAGGCCGGCGGAGTCGCGCTGTAGGTCTGGCGATCGGCGCTGCGGTGCGCAGGCTCATAGGTCGGGGTGCTGGTTTCGGTCTCGCGCGGCCGCATCCACCAGATCAGGACGGCGACCGCGAGAACGATGATGGTGACGACGATGACGGTGTCCATGTCCGGGCCCGACAGCGCGTGCGTGGCGACTATTCCCGGGTGCCATCGGGACGCCGCAAGCTATCGCAGTCGAGCCGCCGCCACAGCACGCCGACCCTCGCCGCCCACACCGAGTCGGGCTTGAAGCTGGACCACTTCGCCTGCGGGTAGTCGCACTCGAAGGCGCGCGCTGGTTCCTCGTTGGAGACGAAGTGCACGAGGTACTCGGCCGACTGCGGGCCCTGGCGCTCGCAGCCGAGATGTGTGCGCCGACACGACTCGAACTTTGGCGTCGGCCACGACGGCGGCGGGGCGAGTTGAGATCCGCTCGCCGTCGCGTATCGCACGTGCTCCCAGCGATCGACGGTGTAGGAGCACTTGTTCTCGTACACCGGAACATCGCGGTACTTGGTCTCGCAGACGCGGCGGGGCGGGCACCGGACGGAGCCGGACCCGTTGCCATTGTCGACCGTGCTGCACGACCCTGGCTCCGAGCGGCAAGTCTGACCATCGGGCACGTGGTTGACGTGGTGCAGTTCAGGGTGCCGGCTCACGCTATACGCGTCGCTCGGCATCGACGTGCACCAGTCGCTGTCGTGCACGGCGTCAAAGCGCTCGATCGAGATCTTCCGCTCCCACGTGTGGCCTTGCACTTCAATGCTGATGTCCTTCTTCCAGAACACGACCAGGCACAGCAGCATGGTGACCACGATGCCGGCCGCGACGGCGAGCCACTGGTGAGGGGAGAGGCTCGAGCCCGCGCCGATGCCATAGCTACGAAGGTCTGGCGTGTCGAAGTCGTCGATGGGCACGGCCACGGGTGCCGGACGCGTTTCGATCCCCGCGCGGTCAGCTTGGTACCGCTCGGCGCGTTGCTGCTCGCGAGCGCGCTGAGCTTCCGGTTGGTGATGCGCGACTCGGGCAGCCCTCACCGCCGCTGCCCAGGCTTCGGCATCGCGCCGTGCATCGGCCACGGTCTCGCCTGCATGCTCTCCGATCGGCCGGCGCAGCGGGACTTGGGGCGAGCCGCTGAGCGGCGCACCGCAGCCGCAGCAATGCTGGTGCGAGGGGTCATTCAAGACCGAGCAGTGCAAGCAACTGACTTGCCGGCCGCTGCTCGGAGGCGTCACGGCTTGCCGTTGCGACGCCGAAGGGAAGTACCGCAGCCCAGCATCCTGTGGGTGGCCGCAGCCAGGGCAGCACTTGTGCGTGACCCCAAGGTTGGCGACGCGGTCGCAAGCCGGGCAGTCCCAGAACATCTCGAATGTGCTTTTGACGTATGCGTTCGCGGCCATCCGGTGGGTCAACCGGCCTCGCCCTGTGACATTCCCGCCGAATGCAATGGGCATGGCTTGCCTACCAACTGCTCGAACTCGCACCCGCGGCAGTCACCCTCGACCGGCGTGGTCCACGAATACCCATCGGCCGCGTCTGTGATCACGGTCTCGTCGGTCTTGCACGAGCACTCGACGCGGTGCGCTGGGTCGACCGGTCGCCAGTAGTGACGAGCGACACCGGGATGATGGTTGTCCTGCTCCGCGCCGACCATGCCGAAGGCTCGGAGAGCGCGCCGGAGTTGCTTCGGCTTCGCCCGCTTGCCGCCTGCTCCGATCGATATGTGCCATTGCGGACCTGCCCCGTTGCCGTCAGGGTACTCGGCGTTGGCGAGCGCGGACAGCACGACGATCGAACCGAGTCGCCAGGCGCTCGAGGTCATCGACGGGCGTCCACCTGGCCAGTCGATCTCTTCCCATTCGAGCGGGTCCGGTCGCAGTTCTCGCATGGTCTGGAGACCAGGGAGCAAGCGCCGGGATTCCGGGCTACGGGACCGGCGCAGCGTTCAGGTCGGCAACGCAAGCAGCGAGCCGATCGATGGCGGCCTGGATCGTCGCGGGCGATCCAGCCCAGTCAGCGGGGGTTCCCGGCGTGAACGCGGCGTCGACCTTGAGCGCTGCGATGGCCGCCGCGAAGGCGGTCGTGGCGATCTGAGTCGTGTTGGTCCCAGGCACCGCGGTCGGAGCTGCGGGGACACCCGTGAAGGTCGGCGACGCGATGTTGGCTTTGAGCGCTGCGATAGCAGCAGCAAACGCCGTGGTCGCAATCTGCGTGGAGTTCGTGCCGGGCGCAGCAGTCGGGGCAGTTGGTGTTCCCGTGAGCGCAGGCGAGAGCAGCGGCGCTTTCAGGGCGAGGTTCGTGACGACGGTGTTGAACGAGTCTTTGACGGTCGGGCCACCGGCTGTGCTGGTGTCCGTGATATCGAAGCTGTCTGCCGTCGAAGCAGAACTCTGGCCGGAGAGATGGCTCATGGTGACGCTCCTGACGGGAGGGTTGAACAGCCCGCGGTCGGGATAACCCACAGCCACGGAGCCGAGCCGACCGCGAAAGCTGGCACCGCGATCACGAAGACATCTCCCGGGGATACATCGGTCTCGGTGACCTCGTGCCCGATGATGGCGCCAGATGTGGCGACGAGCGGACGAACGAGCGTCTTCCGACCGGGCGTCCGCGAAAGCTTGACCAGGCAGGTCGAGATGCTGGTCGTGGTGTCGGGCACCTGCTCAGCGGTCTCGCCTTTGCCGTTCATCCCAACGACGGTCCAACGAACCACGGAGGCGGTGGCGATCAGCCGGACCACGTCCGCGTCTGGCACGGTGAGCGTCGCGTCGTCGGCCCACGAATCACCGCCGAAGCTGGACGTGTCCAACTTGCGGATCATTTGGGTGTCGATGTCGAGAGGCACGCCGGCAGAGGCTATCACACCTAGCCGGCTGGATGGCAAGGGCCACGCTGAGACCTACGCAGGACCACGCGCTGCCCGAGCCTTGCGGGTCACCGGTGCCGACACGAGCAGCCGAGCCACGCCGTCCTGGTCGTGCAGCGACGGGCCGGTGCATGCGTCCCAATGGCCGGGCAGTTCGAGTTCGTAGATGCCCCACGTCCGGGTGTCATAGCCGGCCAGGCGCAAGGTCACCGCGCTCGCGGGAGGATCATCCACGAAGGCCGCGGCATCCTCGAGCGTGCGAAACACGTAGCCGCCGTTGTAGGTGCTGCCGTCGGGGTCGGGACAGCGCCCGAGTTTGTGCATGCGCCGGCCCTCAAGCGCGACCTCGGTGAGCGCCTGATCGTAGCTGGCCTCTTTGCCGACGGTGAAGGCGAGCCGGTCGATGGTCATGTGCCTCTCAGAACGGGATATCGTCATCATCCGGCCCCGTTGGCGAGTAGTCGCCGGGGTCGAACTGCCGCTCGGGTCCGCGGTCGGACGCACCATCACTGCCGCGTTGCTGCTCACCCTGGCGACCGCCGCCGAGGAACGTGACCACGTCGGCCTTGACCTCGGTCGAGTACTTCTTGACGCCGTCCTTGTCGTCGTAGCTGCGCGTCTGCAGTCGACCCTCGACGTAGACCTGGCGGCCCTTGACGAGATGCCGGTTGCACAGTTCGGCGAGTTCAGCGAACACCGAGACCTTGTGCCACTCCGTCTCCTCGACCATCTCGTTGCTCTGCTTGTTCCTCCACTTGCGGGTTGTGGCGACCGACAGATTGCAGACGGCTGTGCCGCCTTGGGTGTAGCGCATCTCGGGATCTCGCCCGAGGTTTCCAATCAACATGACTTTGTTTAGGGACATTTTTCTCCGGTTCAATTCGCAGGTTCTGGGTTCGGGTTGCCCGAGCGGGCGAGTAGTTCGAGCCAGGTTCCGGGCCCGTGGGACTCGGTCAACTCGGCAGCCCATCGCATGTTTCGGGCGTAGCGGGCGGACTGCTCACTGCTGCCTCGACCTCGGCGGGCTTCAAGCTCCCACCATCGGGCACGGCGGCGGTAGTCATCGCGGGTTCGAGGCGTCGCCAGCATCGGACCGATCCGGCGCTGAGCTTCGGTGATCTGCTCGTCTGTCATCGCAGCAACTGCTCCAATCGGTTCATGAACTGGGCACTGATCGTCGGGTCTGTGGCTGGCCCATGCGCAGCGAGGATGACGTACTGCTCCGCGACCTCGCGAACCACCGCTTGCCAGTCCTCCCCCTCGCGTGGGTGAAACAAATGCAGCGTGCCGGCGATCTCGATCCTGGCCTCGATCGCTGCGCTGACCTGCTCGGGCGGAAGGCCGATCGGGTTCGGCAGCACGCGGTCCTGCGCGCCGGGCTGGTAGAGCAGGGCCTCTTGGTGAAGCGAAACATGGTCCGCCCACTCGACGGCTGGATGTTCGTTCACGAAGGCGACGATGGCCGGTGCGTTCTCGGTCCCGACGAGATGCTCGGCGATCGCCACGAGGATCCCGGCCTCGAGCGCCGACCGATCCGGCGTCTTGATCGGACCGAGGTCGTCGCCGACGTAGCCCTCGGGGCTGTCATGGATCAATCCCGCAAGGGTGAGCCCGATGATCGTGAGGGCATGTTCGATCTTGATGAGGTCGCGTGCTCGCAGCCACCAATACACGAGCCGACCGACACGCATCGAATGCGACGCGCCCGACTGCGGGTGAGGACACTCGGAGGGGTCGAGCAACTGCCCATTGAATCGGGTCACCCCACGGCGAAGGCCGCGAGCGACGTCCGGTAGATGGACAGCATTCGCCTTGGGATTGACCGGATCGAAGCACCGGCCGGAGCCTGTTGAGATGGACGTCGGAGTCGGAAGGAGCACGACTCTGAAACAACGCCGCGACCAGCGGCATTCCAGCACTACGCCGCCATCGCGAGCGAGTCGAGTTGCGCGGTCAGTTCTTCGAGCACCATGTCGTGGTCCTTGGAATCGGTGACGTCGAGCAGGACAGCAAGGCGAATGACCTCGGCCTGAGCGGGCCGGCGTCCGCGGGTCGTCATGCGCTCGCCGGCAGGCGAGGCACCTTCGCTGAGCAGTTCGATCTCGGCCGCGTGAGCGTGGAGGATCTTGTGCAAGAGCTTCCGGCCCCGATAGATCCTGCTCATGATCGTGCCGATCGGGCAGTCCATGATCTCGGCGATCTCTTTGAGCGAGAGCCCGTCGAGATCGACGTAGGCAACCGCGTCGCGGTAGTTGGCCGGCAACAGGGCGAGCGCGTTGCGGATCATCTGCTGCGTCATCGCGGCGCACACAGCCTCCTCGGGTCCAGGCGGTTGGCTGGTCGAGTTCGCCACCGCAACCGACGAACCGAGCGAGCGCATCTGCGAGCTGACCGAATCATGGAACTCGCGCTGCCGACCTCGACGGTGGTAGCCGTTGATGAAGGTGTTGCGCAGGATCGTGAACATCCACGCTTTGATGTTGCTGCCTTCGTCGAACGTGTCCCAGAATCGGAAGGCACGGACGAACGAGTCCTGCACGAGATCCTCGGCTTCGGCTGGGTCGCGAGTCAGGCGCATCGCGGCACCGTACAGACTGTCGCCGAGCGGGAGCGCCAGCGCTTCGAACCGACGACGATCGGCGGCGGACATGACTCGACAACGAGAATGGTCTTGGGCTTCGGTGGCGGACATGTGTGAAGCGTATCCCAGATCCAGCCCGAGTATTCCCAAACTGATCACGAAACTTGATCGGGCCGTGTGCGACAACCGTCAGTCCGTTTGGTCAGGGTCGACCCATCGGGCGATTCCGCGCGTACCTCGAGCGCCTCGATCACGCGCCCTGCTCGGCTTCCGTGAAGTGGCGCGCGATGACTTGGCCACGCGCCGCATCCTGTGGCTCCCACCTTTTGCAGACGTCGCACGTGAAGCCGCACGAGTCCCGGCGCCACGAGCACTTGGATCGGCGAGGAGCCCTTCGAGTTGCAACTGGCTGTCGGCCAGATCGCAGAGCGCCCGGATGCGCTCGGGCCCAAGGGCGAACAGCCGCTTGAACGCATCGAACTCTTCGGGGGTGGGGTTCCAGTCCAGGACTGTCCGAACCATGGCGATCTTCGAGTCGGGTACGACGATCGATTCGGTGTCGTCGGGGTTGATGACGCGCAGCATGATCGCCTAGACCGCCGCCCCGCGCTCGGCATTTCAGCCGGCCCGTTTGCTCGCCCTGGCCGCCCGGCGGGCACGCTTGCGCTCGGCGTCCTTGGCCCGGCAGCCGGCGCACATGGCCCCACCGTCGGCCGGTTGCTTGCACCGCACGCACAGGCCCGATGCTCGGGTCGCCTCGTATTTCGACCGCTGCTCGGCAAGGTGCTCGGTGCACAGGGTCTTGCCGGGCTCGGCTGGCTCCGAGCACCAGAGGCAAACCTCGTTCGCTCGAGCGGACGCTTGGCGCTCGCGCAGGGCTTCGGCGTTGCCGGCTCGCCCGAACGTCCGCTTCGCAGGTTTTTTCTTTGACCCGGCCATTACTCCGCGGCCTTGTCGATCTGAACCGTTCCCTCGATCTTTAGCCACCGGGAAGCCCGAGCGTCATCAATCCATGTTTGGCTCGCTGGGTTGCTCATGGCTGTGAGGTAAAACCGCTTGCCGAACTTCCGCTTGGGCGTTCGATATAAGCCCGTCTCACGAAGTATCGGGGCTCGCCCCTCGCCGGGCCCATGATCGCTGGACCGAACTGCGATGAGTTGGCCGTTCATGACCGTGCCTCGGAGCGCATCGCCCGGAAGCGCTCGCACATGGTCCGACCGTGCTCGACATCGACCGCAGCTCCGACGTAGAGCCCACGGCGATCGTCCTCGGTGTCGAGGTAGTAGCGCGCCGACGGAACATCGAGGCGGATGGCGACCTCGAGATCCCACACCGGCAGCGGCTTGGGATCCGGCTTGCTGCTGGACCCGCGGAAGGTGACAGCCTCGGACTCCGAGCCGTCATCGTGAAGCACGGTCCAGTGCCGGACACCCTCGGCGGCGTCATGGTGGATGAAGTACCCGATCGGGTTGGATGAAGTCGTCATGGATGCTCTGTCGCGTAAGGTGGCGGATCGATCCCCGGAATTCGACGGCGCGGGTTTGAGCCGCGCCGTCCAGGTCGACTCAGCGCGGCGTGCCCCAGTCCGTGCGCATGACGAACTTGACGGTGCGCGAGCGCTCGCCGGTCGGGTCGACGTAGCTGCAGCCGTGCTCGCCAAAGAGCTTGCCGCCAGTCATGTGGATCGTGCCGGTCTTGTCGAACACGCGCTCGGACACCCGTGACGTCTCGGCAACCGACTCGCCCCAGCCGAGCATCAGCCAGCCCACCGAGTCACGGTCCGCCACGACGCCGGCAAGTTCGGCGACGGTCTCGCGGACGTTGCGGGTTTCCCATCCGCCGATCGCGTTGGCGAGCAGGAAGTGCGGACGGTCGAGGTCGTGCGCGAGCAGCAGTTCTCCGGTCTCCATGGAGTAGAAGTCGACGTAGTTGCGGCGGGTGGAAGAGGTCTCGGCTGTCTCGGTCGCGGCTGCTTGCATGTTTTCAATGTAGCCGCACGCCGCACGCAGATCAATAGGCTGGCGAAAGAATTCGGAGATCGTCAGCCGGGGGCGTGGTGCCGGCGTAGCTTCTCGGCCGCGCGCTCGAAAGCGCCCCGCTCGGAGCCCCAGAGCATCGGCCACCCGATCGACTTGGCCGCAGGGCAGAATGTGGCGACGCATGCGAACAGAGCCTCGCCATCGGTCACCCCGCCCGAGGGCCGGTTCTCGAACCACTCGACTGCCTTGGCCAAGGTCTCGGGCGAGCCATCCCACACGCGGCTGCGCTCGAGATCGGCGAAGGCGTTGGCCGTTCGGATCTCGCGGTCGCTGCGGAGATCCTTCGTGGGGCGAGGCAGGATCGCGGACTCCTCGGCGAGCTGCGCGAAAGCTCGAAGTTCGGCCGCGCTGTAGTCGTGCTCGCCTGTGGGCGTGACCGTGCCGCTCTCGACCCACGCCACGTGGCCACTCACGTGCATCCACAGGCAAGGTGCTCGGCTGCCGTCGGTGGTCTCCGGCGTCCACCCGAGGCCGGCGAGAACGGCCCGTGGACTGGCGGCGCTCATGAGCACACCAGGCAGGTAGCGATGGTGCGGACCATGTCGAGGTCACCGCGCTCGGCGGCCAGGGCGAGGAGGTCACCGACGTGTCGACGGTGCTCGCGGTTCTCGAGGTCGCAATCCTCCGTGAAGCGCTCGAGGTACTCGGGCAGCGCGTCCAGGGCACGGACGGCAGCGAGGTCGAGCATCCCCGTGGGCGGGCTCGCGGCGTTGCTCAGGGCAGCGGCGCCATCCCAACCGGCTTGCCACTCGCGGATGATGTCGACGGCCTTGTATCGGCACGAGTGCCGCGGCTCGTTGTCGGCGAAGGCGGTCGCGCCTTGCCTTCGATACTTGCTGACTTCGGTCATGGCGTGGCCAACCGCGTGCGCGCATCGGCGATTCCGGCGTCTTTGATCCCGAGGACGTTTCGGGCACAGTCGCACCCGAACCAGAACCCGTGCTCTATGCCTGCATTGTTGGCGATCAAGATCGGCACGAACCTCCCCGATGGGATGCGCTTGCCGCATGCTTCGCAGTCACGGTCCGAGAACCGACTCGAACCGAACACCGTGCCCGGCGGCCACTTCACGAAATAGACCTTGACCATCTTGGGGGCACCATCGGACTGGAACAGGAGCGCGAAACTCGTGTCGCGATCCTGTTCCCATCGCCAGCCGATCGGGGCCATCCGACGTGTGGCCAGGTTGAGATCGAGCCCGATGGCGAGCAGCGTCTCGGTGACCTTGGGGCTCACACCGATCTCCGTGTAGACAGGCAGCGGACGGCTGGCGTCCAGGTCGGTGTAAATATCGCGTAGGGCGACCATGAGCCGCAGCCACGCGCGGGTCACATCGACAGCGATCCTCGGTGCGATGGCTCGCAGGTCGTCATCCGTCGCTACGTCCAACTCATCGGCGCGCAGGTGCTTACCGTATTGGACCGCGAAGTAGACCCGATATAGCGCTTGGCTACGCATGTCGTTATGCGCCAGGCCAGGACTTTTCAGGTGTTTGCTGGCGATACCTTTGTTGATGCCCTTGTCCGCGCGCTGCCGGGCTCGGCCCACCCAGGTGCCTTGCGTGATGCTCTCGCGGATAACCGCGATGCTCTCGAGGAACGCGGCCAAGCGCGCGCCACCGAAGAACCCGGCGATGATGGCGACGTCTCCATCATCGGGGCCAGGCACCGCGACGACGTCAAAGGCCGCGCGGTGCAGCGCCATTCCGCGCTCGAGCGCCGTCGGTTTCGTGTCTTGCATGGCGGGGCCAACCGAAGCCGCGGCGGTTCATTCCCGCCGCGGCTCGTCTTCTCACCCTGGGATCGCCCCCTGGCTGGGCTCGATCATCCAGGTCATGTTCGAGCTGGATCCGCTCGGGCGGTTGGTCGAGATGTCGACCTCGGGGATCGCCAGCCGGACCCGCTGCATCGCACCATCGCGGGATGAGATCTTGATCTGGTCCTCCGTGGCCGGCGCGCCGTGGAACACCTGCAGGTCGAACGCATCGAACCTGCCACCGGCGATCCCGTGCTGCGCGATCGCACCTTTCAACGCGGAGATCAGTTGGTCGATGGAGTGCTGGTTGGTCATGGGTCGCTCCTCGCGTGCGGGATGAATCGCTCCGACCACTGCATTATATACCCCGCGCGGCGGTATACAATAGACCGACGAAGATAATTCGACCGCTCGATATCGCTCGAGGTTGGCCTCGGATCCACCCCGCCCCGCGGGGGCGTGAGCGAGCGAAGCGAACGAACGGCGCCGCGGGGATCGCAAGTGGCCGGAGGCCCGGAGTGAGCAGAGCGAACGGAGGGTCTCCGGCCACTTGGGGTTGGGGCCGCGGTCCTGAAACGAGCGCAGCGAGTGCAAGGGCTGCGAGCGCGGGGCCGTGTGGCGATGGCGAGCGCAGCGAGGCAAGCCGCGCGGCCGGCTGGGTTTGCGCAGCTCGGCGAGAGCGAGCGGGACCCCGGCGAACCGGGGCCCCGCTCCGAGGCTCACGCGATGGCGAGCCGGTCCGCGTCGGGATGCTCGGCGATCGCGGTCATGTTGATGTCGCTGAACTCGCCGAAGACTTCGGCGACGGTGAACGACCGCTGTGCCATGACCATGGCGACGTCGAGGCCCCGCTTGATCGCGGTGGCACCCGCTCCGAATGCGCCCGCGTTGGCGCGGCTACCCGCATCGCGACCGGCGTGATGCGTGTGGTACTCGGTCAGGGCATTCCATAGGCCCCAGTACGTACCCTTGGCACCCGGCAGATCCTGGCCGGTCCCGGTCTCAAACAGGCGTTCGATCTCGGGCAAGCGCCGACCGTTGCGGACCGCGTCGTCGGTTTGCTTATAGACCCCGCCGAGGAATTCGACGATCCGATCCTGGCCGCCGAGTACCTCGCGTGAGGCCAGGTAGCGGTATGCCTCGCCAGCGGCGGTAAGGCGAGCATCGATCTGCTCGATCTTGCCGGCGACATCTTCGAGCCGCTGCGCAGCCTTGCCGCGATGCAGGATCTTGAAAATGCCGTCCGGCGTGTTGGTGCGCTTGCCGGTGCTCGGGTCGATCCCGATCGCAGCGGACAAGGTGTTATGGCAGACCACTCGGATCGGCGTGATGCCTGCTCGGATCGCTAGGGATCCATCGTGTGCGTGCGCGAGCAGTACGTATTTGTCCACCGTGTCTTCGCCCTGGATCACGATGGGATCGCCCTTGATCTTGGCGAGAACCCACACGCGTTTTCCGTCCATGAGAACGCCGGCCGTCTCCAGTTCGACGAGCCCGCTCGCGAGCCACGGCTCGAACCAGCCGAACGCGTCGGCATTCTGCAGGGGCTCGAAGTCGGGCCCGACGCTGGCGATCACGCGCTTGGACTCGACGCCGTTCGCGTCCGTGTCGATGCGAATGATCGACTGGCTCGGAGTCGAAACGAGCCCGCCGTCGATCGTGGTCAGGTTCGGCGAGGTCTCAACTCGCCAGTCCAGGCCCGCGGCGATCATCGCCTCCGCGATCGTGGGTGGGTGGTCCAGTTTGACGCCGAGGCCATGCCAGGGAGTCGCGCCTACAAACATCATCGAAGTAACGTGGTGTGTCATCGGAGTATCAGCCTTTCGTGCGGTTGCCCGCGTATCGGAATCGTTGGAGTTCGGGAGAGAATCGCGGGGGCCGGGCAGATTCACCAGCCCCCGCGTCGTGGGTCAGCCTGCGCGGAACCCTTCCATGATGATGACCGGGCCGGAGATCCAGCCGTCCGGCCAGTTGATCCGGCGGGTCGCGTGCATGTTCGGGAGCAGGCGCGCGGTCGTGTGCATGGCGTATGCCTCTTCGCCATCCATGAAGGCATCGACGGGCTTGATCGTCCCGCCGAGGCGTGCCTGCAGTTCGGGCAGGGTCGGGCGGTTGGTGGGATCTCGCAGTTCGACAACCTCGAATCCACCGGGCTGGATCGTGGTCAGCTTGGCCGTGGCCGTCGCGGGGGAGTCGACCGTGATGGTCAAGGCCGCGGCCGTGTGGGTGTAGGTTTGGACCACGCGCGCGTCAGGCGAACGCGTGGTGGATGGGGGTTGTTGGCCGTTTTCAGTGGCGGACATGTTTTCAATGTAGCCGATTCTGGCCGCGCTGTGAACAGTCAGGCGCAGGTTTTCGACCACTGTATCCGGTTCGGATCACCGGTCGATTTATTTTCGCCTGGCTATTGTGTACCGCCGCGCGGGGTATATAATGCAGGGGTCGGAGCGAATCACCCATGACCACCGCCAAGCCCACCGTCATCATCATCCCCGTCCCCGCGCGCGCTGACTCGCCGGTCTACCTCCCGAGCGACGAGAGCCAAGCGGCGACCCGCCGCGAGATGGGGCGCATGGGCCTCGGCAAGCTGCTGACCTCGCAGCCGAAGCTCACCGCCGCGCAAAAGCGCGACGCCGAGGCGAAAGCCAACGCGGCGAAGTGGGGGATGGCCAAGTAGGCTGCGCCGGTTCGGGGCGAGGGTCCGAAGCAAGCGAAGCGAGCGCAGGGCCCTCGACTGGTACGGCGCAGCCTACTTGATCCCAACCACGGAGATCCCGATCATGACCACTTCAATCGACTGGAACGCCCGCGCCCGCGCGCAGTATCTCGACCCCGCCGCCGCCGTCGCCCGCGTCATGCGGGAGCCCACCGAGCGCGAGCAGCTCAGCCGCGCGAGGTACATGCTCGCGTTCACCCGCAACCCACAGTACCGGTTCGACCTGCTCGCCAGCGACATCCCGGCCGAGGTCGTGTCCGCGCTCGAGGCCATCGTGGCCAACCTTGCTCCCACCACCGACGGGGCCGTGCTCGCGCTCGCGGAACGGTCTACACGCTCGACCAACTGGTCGACTCGCGGCAGTCGATTGAGTCGGACCTGCTCGCGTACATGCGCGGCGAGGGCCCACCGCCGACCCGCGAGAACGATGCAAAGGGGATCGACGGGGTGACCCTGCTCGATCGCCTGACTACGGAGATCATCCGACGCAAGGCGTTGCCGAGCGCTGGACCGACGGCCGTGCACTACGAGGTCATGCCCGACGGCTCCGACCCGATTCGATTCTCCAACACCGTGCTGTGCTTTTGAAGCCATGGCCACCAAACGCAAGACGATCGCCACCGCTTGCTCGGAGCCACCGACCCTGCTCGCGCTGGCGTGCCGACACGGCCTCCCGCCTGGTACCTGGGATGCGAGCGGGCAACTGGCGCTGCTCCTGCTCCGAGCCACGGCCATCAACTACAAGACCGCGTGGTACCACTGGAATGCGATCGAGGATGAGGCCGAGCGTCGATACGAGGCAGCCCACCCGCGGGCCGAGCCTCCGCCGGAGTTGGAGCCCGAGCCTGGCGAGGCTGTCCGGCTCGAAGTCTTGGTGCTCGAGCCGCCACCGGCTCCTCACCCGCCGGCCTACATGGAATTCTGATCATGGACCACGACGAGCGAGAGGCTGCAGCGGTCGCGTTCGGTCGAGCGCTGCGCGAGGAATCGGCCACCGAGCCCGAGCGCATCGCCTCGAACGCCAGGGCCTACCGACAGCATATGCTCAAGGCTCGCGGGCAAACGCCAAACAGGCCACAACGTCGGCGAGGGACCAGGCGTCAGCGAGCACGTCGCGAACTTCGGCGCACCTGCCTACAGCGCCAGGGCTACAAGTGCCACTACTGCCAGATCCCGATCTCGGACATGGACGGCACCGCCACCCTCGATCACGTCATGCCCGTGTCCAAGGGCGGCGCGGTGTTCGACCTCGACAACTGCGTCGCTGCGTGTGGACCGTGCAACACCGCCAAGGCTGACGCATTGCCATCTGAAATAAACCTGCGCGCTCGACTGATCTCAGGCCACTTGCCCGAGCATCCAGTCAGCGAACTCGGTCACGAGCCCGAGCGTCTCGCCCGGAGTGACGACTCGTGACGCACCGGGAGCATCGCTTGGATGCGCGACCAGCCGGCCCTCGCGGGCTCGCAGTTCGGTGATGCGATCGGTCAGCGGAACCGGAGGCGTCAGCAAGAGCTTCTGCTCGCGCTGAGCCTCGGCCACCTTGGCCTGAGCAAAGCACTCCTCGGCCGGCAGCCCTTGCGCCTGCAGCCGAGCGAACTCGATCTGGCCGAACTCCGACGCCTTCGCCTTCATCGCCTCCCGCCACCCGGCGAGGTCATCTTCGACCACGGAAAGCTCGGCAGCGATCACATCGTCGGCCCACGCGACGAAGCACAAGTATCGCTGGCGGGCGCGGCCATCTGGATCGGGAGGAGCGTTGACGTAGACCCACATATCGCCGTCCGCACCCTCGCTCAACTTCACGCTGTGCACGTGTGCCGGCCGATCCGAATCGAGTGCCACGAGTGGGGCGATCTTCTCCGCGACGTTCATCCTCGCCACTATAACCTACCTCGCCTCTGCCTGCAGACGGGCCCGGATGACGGCGAGCACGACCGCGGGATCCGATGTCTCCGATGGCCAGCGGTCGCCGAAGTCTGCTTTGGCATCTGCGTCGAATGGCTCGAGTCGAAGCCCTCGGACCCGGCCTCGCGCAAGCCGATCGAAGTTCATCTCCTTCTCCTCGGACCTCTCGCCACACTTGCCGCTCGAGATCAGCCTGTATGCCGAGCGCAGATCATCCGCGTTGCATCGCTGCAGCCCATCGCGGATCGACCAGATCGCTGTCACGGTCGCGACCGTCAGATCGCACAGCGACCATGGCGGTGCGTCCGTCGACCAGTGGTGCATGTAGAGGCCGGTGTTCATGGCGTACGCACCACGCCCGATCCCCCACGCGCTCAGAGTCCCGACGACCTTGCCGTCCTTGTCGTAGACGGAGACCCTCGCCTCGCGCCATCGCTCGGTCGACATCATCCGCCCGCGCCTGGCCGAACTGCGGTTTGCTTCGAGATCCGGGTTCCGAATGTGGACGGACTCCTCGTTGCCGCTGGCCTCGAAGATCGACTTGCGGAACAAGAACTCGGCTGCCAGCCGGTCGCCGCCCATCTCGTCGACGATGATCCCGATCTCCCAACGGACCTGCTCCTGGTGAGCGTCTCGCTCGGCCCTGTTGCGCAGCCATGACGGCAAGCG